AGTAGCTGAACCAGTAACTGTTAATACAGTTGAAACACCTGAAATCTAACAAGATTTCAAAGAAGAACTTAGCTTTATAAGTTGAGTTCTTTTTTTTCGTGTTTAATGATACAATTTTAGGTTTATTTTAAAAAGACATTAGGAGGGAAATAAAATGATTAAAGCAATTAGTAATGTTGGCAATCTTACAAATTTAAATCATTCTAGAAATGAAAAGGTTCTTGTATTAGGAGTTAAATATGAAGGTTCTATTATGCCTATAGAACAGTTCTATGCACATATAAATGCAGCTATTTATTACCATAGAGAGAAAAACTCTTTTGTAGAATATGATATTATAACACTGGATAATAAGCAAATATTAAAACTTGAGGATATAGAACATATTATAGAAAATAGTACTAATAACTATCCTACTGTAAGAGTAGTGACATTCTCACCAGAAGTTTATAGAGCTTTTATAAAAGGTCAAGATTTGCTTAAAAGTAAGTTTAAAGATAAAATAATACTTGAATATGTAGGAAATTCTATTGTATCTATGGAAGAGCTTGATATTCCATCTCGTGTATTTTTTGTTTTTTCTTGTGATAAACCTACTATTAATGAAGGAAGAAAGAGCTTTGCAAAAGAAACATATAATGTATATAGATGTCAAGGATATTCTACTGATAAAATAAAATCACTTCCATTTAAAAATGATTACGAAAGAAGTATGTTACTTGAAGATAAAGAGTTTATTGAATGGTATAATAACACACCTTTAGACCCAATAGAATTTATGGGTATAATGAGTAAATATCTACAACCACAAAAATATAGAAAGGAGGAAGAAGATAGATTATGATATGGCAAAAAGTAACAACTGACTCAACTAAGAAATACTACTTTACTATTCAGAATATTTCTGTAGTACCAAACTCTTATGTATATATAAAGATAAAAGATACAGATAGTACACCTACTGATGATAATGGAGCAATTAAACTTACTTCAAAGAATATGTTTTCGTCTGTATTACCTGCAAATTCTTACATGTATCTTGCAACTTCAGATGGTGGAGTTATAGGTTCTGTAGTAAATGAAGTAATTCCTACTATGAATTACGATATAGAAACAGTTCACCATGATATAACACTTACGTCTGGACTTAAAGATATAGATGTACCAAAAGGAGGACTTCTAGTTCTTCAAAATAAAACAGATGAAACTATCTATTTTACAGTAGGAAAGAAAGAAGGTAAAGGAGAACTAGAAAAGCATCAAATGTTTGCAATAGCATTTGCAAAAGATACTAAAGTTCAAGTAACAGGAAATCCTACAGCTAAGTTTACTTATATTATTACTAATAGTATTAATATGACGGGACTTGATAAAACTATAACTGATAAACTTGATTATATCTTATCTAATCTTAATATATTTACAGATAAATATATTACAAAAGAAGCACTAGAACAAGTAGCTAATATGATAGGAAGAGGAGAATGTAGTAATAATCTTAATTTTAATATAGGAAACTCTACTGAAATTGAACCTAATGAATATATTTCTATAAATGTAAAAGGAAATCCTCAAAAGACTAATTTCCAAGATGCAATTATAGAAGCTATAGGAGAGCTTACATTCTATGAAGTAGGTCAAACACAAGAACTTCTTAAAACTTCATTTAGTTTAGCTATAGATAGTAATAATACTACTGATAAAATAAATGACATTTTCTTAGGTAATGAAGATGCTTATGGAATTATAGATAATGTAAAATTATTTATGGCAAAGAATAAAGAAAGTTTTGTAATTAAGTTTAAACTTAATAAAGCTTATAAAGTATCTGGTTCTTATAAAGTAAGAGTAGCTGGTTATAGATATGAAGTTAAGACTAAAACTACTTCTTTTGATAATATTAATTCTGATATTAATGATTATAGAATTAAATCAGATAAAATAGAATATATGTCAAAAGAAACTCTAGCTGAAATACATAATAAGATAGTAGAAGATTTAAAAAATGCAAAAGAAAAAGTAATAGAAGACTTTATATATAACTCAGCTTCTTCTACAGATAGAAAATTAGTATTTAATAAAATGATAGCTGGAGTATCCAAACATGCTTTATCTGTTGATTTTGACGAAACTACTGGTATTCTAACTACTGAGATTAGTAAAACTACATTAGGAAGTGATTTAAGTCCTACAGTTATATCTAGAATAACTGGAAGAGGATTTAAAAGAGGACATACTTTCTCTATTCCTTTATTCTTTTTCTCTGATGAAGAAGCAAGTTTAACTAAAACTGTAGCTGGAGATATTATTACATTTAAAATTAAACTACATGCATTTAAATCAGTTAATAAAGAATATTACTACTATAAAGAATACTTTAAAAATCTTCATAAAAGACTTGAAGAACATAAAGATGAAGATAATATAGTAGAAAATAGTAAACTTATAATAAACTATTTAGATTAATGAATATTCCCGATATGAGATTTATTTCTTGTATCGGGTCTTTATTTATTTTATTCCCAAAATTTGACAAATTCTTATGTTTATTTATTATATTAATAAGGAGGAATAATAATGTTTGATAATACAAAAGATTTACTTTTTCCAATAGATACATCTACTTATCAAGCTGGTATAGAAGCAAGGTCTATACTTAAAGATAGTAATCTTCGTATGCTTGGTAAAACTCAGGTATTCGTTGGAGCTAAGTCATCAACTGAAGTATCACTTGTGTTCTCAATGTGTAATACACTACAAGAGTCACTTGAACTTTACCATGATATAAGACTTAGAAAATCTCCTCTTCTAATTGCAAAATTAAGAAGATTTTATATTCCAAGAAGAGTAACACTTCCTTTAGGAATTAAAACTGTAAGACTTGATAATGCAATTAACATAAGAGAAGCTATTAAAAACAGACAGAGATACTCACTTCAAAGTGTAATATCTACAGAAAGCTTAATACAAGCAGACTCAGTGTTTTATGACTTATCTACTATTACTAGAGTTATAAAAGCTAATACTATTGATAAGAGAATGAAACTTATGGCTAAGGTAAGACATACTATACTTGAACTTTATAAGCAAAGAATAGAGTCATTTATGCCAGACGAAGAAGGCAAAGGTGGTTATAAGTTTAGAATACTATATTTTAGAGGTCCTTTCCTAACAGATACAGGAATTAGAACCTCTATTATACTTACTCAGCTTATGCGTAATTTTTCTCCGCTTCTTCTTTTCCTTGAATGGATGGCAACTGATATGCTTGGATTTAAAGCTTGGATGAAGAAATTTGGAGTTGTACTTCTTTTTGATAATGCAAAAGGAAAGTCTATGTCTTTAGTATTTAATGATACTTTCTTAAAGTCTAAAAACTTTAATCTTAGATATATACTTGCAAGACTTCATGTTATGGATGGTAGAGATATACAAGAAGTAGAAAACATGATGAATGAAGACTTAAATGAAGAAATTAATAATGTTTCTGATGTAGCAGATAGTGATAATATTGAAGAAAAAGAAAAAGATGATAAGAAAGCTGAAAAGACTGTAATTAAAGATATTAATAATACAGAAGAAGATATTGCCGATTTAAATGAAGAAAGTAATAATGATAAGCTAGAGCTTGAAACATTTGAAGAAGCAGAAGATGTTAAAGATGATTTGCAAGATGATAATCTTACTGAGGAAACTCTTCGTAATATAAATGAAGTAGATGAAGACTTAGAAGATGAGATAGTTGAGATAAACCAAAAACAAGAAGATAACAAAATAGTTAAAAATGATAAAAAACAAGAAGAACTCTATCAAAAGATAGTAGATGATAAACACTCTACTGAAATGGAAAAAGCTCTTGCTTTACAAGAAGTTCATAACTATTCTAATCTTAAGAAAGCAGTTGAAACACCTGAAGTTAAAACTCTTAGAAAGAAACTAGTTGCTTCTTCTAAAACACCAAAAGAAATAGCAAATGATATTAAAAAACATACTCTTGAAGTAGAAGATGATAATATAGACCCTAATTCTGATTACTCTAAGAATATGATTAATACTTATACTAAATCATATAAAAAGAATTTTAAAGAAGATGATTTCCAAAATATTATAAAGAACCCAATGAAATATACTTATCCTGCTCTTCTTACAGATGTATCTTCTAAAGATATTTCTGATAGAGAATTTATGGGAACACTTAAAACATTTAAGTATCAAACTCATAATGGACAGGAAATAGAATTTAAACTTCAAATTCCAGAAACTACTGAAGATGGAAGAATATTTATAGGTGGTTCATATAAAAGAATAACTTTCCAAAATGCAGCAAAACCAGTAATTAAATCTGGAGAGAATGTAATAGTTACTACTTCTGGTGGTAAAAAGATAATATGCTCAATACAAGGTTCATTTGCTTCTATGGAAGAAAAGTCTGTAGTAATGGCTTTAAAGAAGATATCTGATTTAACTAAAGATATAAAAGTTAAAACCACAAAAGACCTAGGAGATTTTATATATAAGAATAGAGTATCTTATTCTCTTATATATCTAAATCGTTATTTTACATCTATAAGAAATCAAAATATAGATATTGATTTCCGTGGATATAGTAAAATATCAAATGATAAAACATATATTGGACATATTGGTTCAACTCAGCTTTTCCATAATCCAGAAAAAGATACTATCTATATGGTATTTAATGGAAAGAAAAGAGAAGAAAGTTCTATGAAGTTTATACTCCAACTTCTAGAACAGTTATATCCTGATATTGCTCCTAAAGCTATATCACAAGCTAAGAATATAACTCATACAAGAATAAATGGAGCATATGCAAAGATAATGGGAAAAGAAATTCCTATAATTTTAATTCTTATGATTGCATGTCCTTTATTTAAGAAAGGTGGAGAAGAAGGACTTCTTGATATACTAAAGGAAAATCTAGGACTTGAATACAAAGTAGTTAATAAATCAACAGTTGATAAAATACCAGAAACTAACAGAGTCTATGGAGTTATAGAACTTCAAGATTATGCAATTCTTATAAAGTATAATTCTGTAACAGCTGAACTTTTACTTTCACCACTACTTGAAATGGATTTGACTTCTTATAATAAGATTGATATTAACGTAATAATGCAAGATTATATCAAAAACTCTAATACTACTTTATATATAGAAAACTTCGTAGAAGATTTCCTTGACCCAATTACTCAAAGAATATGTGCAGTTTATGGAATTCCTGATGATTTTATAGGACTTATGCTTTATGCAGTTTCTTTATTTACAGATTATAAGACTTATACATCTTCAGACATAAGAAACTATCGTGTAATTGGTCCTGATGAAGTTATTAATAGATGTATATATCAAGTTATATCAGATGCATTTGCAGCTTCTAATGCTAAAGTAAAGCGTGGTTCTAGACCAGATATAAAGATATCTCAAGATGCAGTAGTTCAAACTATTAATAAACTTACATCTAAAGTAGAAAGTAATGACTTATCTCCTATTCGTGCTATAATGCAAAGAACAGAAGTTTCTTTTAAAGGACATGGAGGTATTAATGATGAAAGGTCATATAACCAAGAAAGAAGATTATTTGCTGAACATAATGTTGGAACAGAAACTAGAAGTACAGCATACTCTGCAAATGCTGGTATAAAGAAGTTCTTACCATTTAACCCAGTAATAGCAGATGCTACAGGAAACTATAATTCTGCAACTCCTGAAGAAGCAGCTAAAGACTTTAATCCGTCTAATATGTATTCATTTGTAGAAAGTCTAGTTCCATATATAGACTCAGACCACATAAATAGAGTACTTATGGTTTCAGGTCAATTTGGTCATATACTTCCAATAGAAGGAGGAGATACATATCCTGTATCAACACATGCAGATGAGTCAGCTCTTTATATGACACCACAATTCTCATACTTTGCTAAAATGGATGGAGTTGTAAAAGAAGTAAACCAAGACTATATTATAATAGAATATAAGAATAAAGAAGTTGAAGGAGTTAAACTTGAAGATATAAATCGTAACTCAGATAAAGGATATTATCTAAAGAACGATTTTATTCTTGCAAAAGCTTTTAAAGTAGGAGAAAAAGTATCTAAGGGAGACCTTATTGCTTTTAATAAAAACTTCTACAAGAAGAAAAATAATGGTAAAGTTGCACTGACATTTGCAACACTTCAGCATATAGCTTTAATGGACCATCAACTATGTTGGGAAGACTCATGCGTCATTTATGAGAAGATGAGTAAAGCTCTTGCGACTCCACTAGCTAAGAGAGTAGCTCGGACAATCGACCTGAATAGTTCAATTACAAATCCAATAACAGATATGCAATCAGAAGTAGATGCAAGTACCGTTCTTCTTAAATATTCTCAGCTTTCAGATGATGAAACTATCAATAATATTTTTATGGGTGCTGACTCTTTAATAAACGAAGAAATGCATGCAAAATATAAAGGTAAAATAGTTGATATAAGAATATACTATAGAATGAAGAAAGATACTATAATGTCAGATAGTGTTAAAAAGTTCTTAAGAGATGTAACACAAAAGCAAAGACTTCAAAAGAATACAAGAAGTTTAGATGCTGTAACTTCTAAATTCTCTAAAGCTACATTATCAGGAGAACCTCAACTTCTAACAGCTGGAAAATTCTCTAAAATTAATGGAGATATAGTAGAAGATGGTAAAATGCTTGTTGAATACTTTATTGAAGTTAAAGATAGAGCTGGTTCTGCAGATAAGATAGTTGTAGATAGAAGTCTTAAAGCAGAAATATCATCAGTTTTTCCAGATGAAATGCGTCCAATAGGAGTTCTTTCTGGAAGAAGACCAAGTATGATATTCTCTAACTACTCAGAGCTAAATCGTATGACATCTGGTCTTAATAAACATGCTATGCTTCTTGCTTGTCTTGCAGATATAGCAATAAGAGCAAGAATTATGCTTAATAAGAAACCAGAACCTGATACACTTCTTGATTATAAATCTAATATGGATATGGTTGAGGGAAAAATAGGATATAAATAAAAGGAGGAATAAAATGAAAGAGTTTGATTTTGAAATGCTACAAGATGAAGCTTGTGATAAAGCGATATCTTATGTACTTTCGTCTGGTTTTGAGAGTGTTACAGCTGTTGATTTAATGTATGGAAATGAGTCAGCTTATATTGATGATAGTTTTATAGCTAAGGTAAAAAGAGGTATTAGAAATATTACTACTTTTAGATTAGCTACTAAGGTTAAAAACTTAGCTAAAGATGTAGATAATCTTTCTAAAGAAAAAGTATCTCAAGGACCTACAGCTGATATAAGTATTAATTATGAAATGTTTCAAAACTTTATAAAGTTTTTAAAGAATAGGTCGTCTAATGTAAATAAAGCTATACCTATGTTAGCAGAACTTGGTAATATGATAAAAGAACTTGAAGATAATAAAGAATTAAAAAACAAAATAAAACAAATGGACATAAATAATAATAGTACAAAAGCTGCCATAATAGCACCTATAGGAATATTTTTTAATAGTTATAATACATTAGATGCAGTAAAGGATTTACCAAGTAGTAGACTTGAAGGTGGATTTATACATGGACTTAATTTAGCTGCTGTTGTAAGTGGAGTTCTAACTATTCTATGTTTTAGTGGAATATTCATTCACTCTATATATAAAAACTATAAGAGTAAAAACCTTAACACAAGTGATAAGGACTCTTTAATTCTTAAAGAGTTACAAAGTAAAATTGAACCTATTTTAAATCAGGCAAACAAAATAGTTAGAACTATAGTTGGTGTATCTGCAAATTCTGATGATATTGCTAGTCAAATAAAAAGTATTGCTGATAGAGAAAGACTTGACATAATATTCAATGCATCTTTATTGAAGCATACACAACAAGTTTCTTATGAAGAGAAAGTTAAAATAGTTGACGAACTTAAGTCTGTTGGTTCTAGTAATATTATAAATGCTTTCAATACAAATTACTTAAAGAAAACTTTAACGACTTATAACAAGATATCTGCAAAACTTAAATCTGTAGGATTTTTAACTTCTGAAAGTGAGATAATTCTAAATAATAGTAATATTATACTAGGGTACTTATTAAACTCAACTGAAATAGCTATGCTTACATTGCAAGGAGTATTAGAAGATGCTAAGAAATATTAAGGAGGTATTATATGTTTAAATATAACTATGATGGAATTCCTAGTATTTCTAAAAAGTCTGAAGTTGAAACATCTGCAATAAATCAAATATCTGCTGCTGAGTCTTTGATAGACGCTAATGCTTATTCTATGGAAGTTATAGATACTAAAGCAATTCTATCAGCTACTCTTACAGACATAGACATAATGATAAAAGGAGTAGAAGCAACTGAAGATAAAGGTCCATGGTATAAAAGACTATGGGAAGCTATTAAAACTGCATTTAAAACTCTTTGGGGTTATATATCTTCATTCTGGAAATGGATTTGGGGTAAATTTAAAGCTGGAAAAGATAAAGTAAAGAATGCTATAATATCTTTTTGTGTAAAAAGAGTATGGCTTATGAAAGCTTTAAAATGGCTTAAAGATAAATTTCCGGGAAAGAAAGCTAAAGAGACTACTGAAGATGAAGCAGATAAAGCAATAGATGCAACAGAAGCTGAAATACAGGAAGAACTTAAGAAAGCCAGAATGAATGAATTTTCTGGCTTTGAAAGTATAATAGGAACAGAAGGAATATGGGACTCTATAACTGGGTTCTTTGCTTCTATAAAGAAATGGATTAAAGATAAAATAATGTGGTTTGTAAGAAATTGCCTAGTTTCTGAAGAAATGCAAGAAATGATGGAAAAAGGTGTTAAGAGAACTACAGAAGAAAGTAAAAATACAGTGACTACTATTTGCTATATAAATAAAGAGAAACTACCAATATTTAAAGATAGATTAAGTGAGCTTAAAGATTGGTTGGTTAATATATCTTCTAATAGTGAAAAAGTTGGAGTTAAATATATGAATTTACTTGGTTCTATGACTGCAATTTATATTCTATTCTTAAGAGGAGATACATTAGGTAAAGTAGCAACTAAAGAAAGCTTTACTAGTGAAGAAGTACATAAGTTTTTAAATCTATGTCAAACAGCACTAGAAGAAGAACTTGAAGGAAATACAAACATTGCTAAATCTGCAATAGATAATCCAAATGTATTTACATTAGAAGCTTACTTTAAGGAATTTAAATTTGATGATTTATTTCCTACATTAGAAGCTGTATCTGAAATATCTGAAGTTATTTCTAATAACACAAAGAATTCTGATATAATGAAAGAAATAAACTCATATACAGAAGATAATATAGAAGCTAAACTTGCAAGTTTCTGTGAAGATATAGAACTAGCAGCAAGACTTGGTTTACTTAGTGGTGTTATGAATTTAAATAATACTGCATCTAAAAGACTTGCAAAAATAGTTACTGAAATTACAAATAAGATGAATAACATAGTAAGTAACTCAGCAAGTGAATAATATTTTACCCAAACTAGACTTAGTTCTGGTTTGGGTATTACTATTTTTATTACCGCTATCTTACCTCTAATAGAAAAACAAAATTCTAAGTTTAACATGAGAAATAAAAAGGAGGTTTAATATAAATACTATGGAAAATAATAAAGAAATAGATATGAAAAAAGAGAATGAACTGATAAAAAATACCATTGATAGTACTATAAGTGCTGTAGAGAAAAACCTATCAAATGTTCAAGCTCTTATAAATGCAAGAACTGAACATACTGTAAAACTTCCAGCAACAGTTCTTAATAATCTTGACCCAGAAGAACTTAATATATCTGCAAGAAATATAAGTCTTGATAATGGTAATCTATTTACATTTACAAATCTTAAAGCAGATGGATTATCAGGTGACCCACTTCAAAATGCACTAGGTAGTGATATTACTAATGCTGCTGTAACGTTAAATGCTTTTATGCCAAATGGAAACCATGCATTTATTCGTATGGTAGACCAAAATATGTATCTTGGTGAAAACTTTCCTGCATTAGAAGAAAGTCTTCAATTATTTATTGATAGTTGTGTAAATGGTTCTTATACAGGAGACCCTTTAAAGTCTACTAAAACACCATTTAAATTCTATGATAAATCAGGAGCTGAAATAAAAGATGAAGCTGAGATTGCAAGATATACTGAGCTTTTAATACCTACAAGAAGTACATCTGTTTATGCAGAGTCTTTCTTTGATATAGAAATAAACGTTCGTAAAAAAGAAAGAAAAGATGGAATGTGCCTTGTTAGATATATAGAATTCAAAAAAGTATTGAAAGAACTTTATATAAAGTATTTACTTAAGAAAACTAAAGTAAAAGATATGATTAAAAAAGAGAAAGTAGTTAAAGTTGCAAAAGTTCCAGAAATAGCACCTCTTCCTGCAAAAGGAAGCAAGAAAGTTGCACTTGAAAGTATTAATAAAAATCATTATTATACTCTTGATGAACTTCGTAAGTTTGGTTTCTCTGATATGCAAATAAATGGATTTGAGTCTGATTATAGAGAAACTGATACTATTAAAGAAATATCTAAAAAGAATGCTGCTTTTACAAAAGAAATACTTATGTATGCAGATGAAAGTTTTGAAGAATTTGCAGAAAGATATAATTCTGGATTTACAGAACCACTTCATGATATAGAAGCTGCTGTTAGAAGAGGAATGAATAAAAAATCTATTTATCCTAAAGTATTATCTGTAGATGCTGGAAGATATTCTGATGATGTAAATTCTGCTATGATATCTGAAATGCAAAAAGTTGCAAGAAATATAGATAGAATTAGCTCTTTTGGAACAGAAAGTGCAGATAGTTCTTTTAAAGGACTTGAGAGTTTACTTGCAAAAGATGATATACTTGAAAATATTACTCTAGAAGATATTTATAATACATCATTTCCTGATAACTTTGATATAAATAGAGAAACTTATGGATTTGAAAGTGATGGAACTGAACCTTATATAGAGCCATATTTTGTAAACCCAGTACATAAGTTATTCTATAATACTTCTAGATATATAGATATAGATTTTACTCAGTATGGAGCAGAAGATGCAACATTTCCTAATGCAGAGCTTAATATGTATGAAAGTACATATTTACTTAATCATAGAAATGGAGCACCAACACCTCCTAAATCTCAAATAATATCAAAAGATGAAGTAAATGATAACTCTATAGCAAAGCAAAATAAAATAGAAACTCCAGATGGTGAGCAAAAACCAATTAAAATACCGCATGGAAGAATAGAAAAACTCTTTGCATCTGTAAAAGGAGGAGTTGTAGAAATACTTGACTCTCAAAGATTAGTTCCAGTTCTTCCGGGTAAAAGACTGCTTGGAGCTTTTTATATAACACATTCACATGAACTTATGAGAAACCTTATTCTTACTAGACAGTTTATGTCACAACCTGCTGCATTTATGAACCTTACTGATAGTGAATACGAATTTGCTGGTTCACAAGAAGATTTAGTTGCAAGAATGTTATTTGCAGATAAGCTTAAACCTATAATAGAAAAGAATATGAGTACAAAGTTCTTAAGAGAAAATGCAGAAGTTATGTATACTATATCAAAGATAATGGAAGACCAAGAACTTTCTAATTCTATTAACTACTCAGATATAGCAAACTATAACTTAGTAAACTTATCAAGAATAACATTTATTCCAGCAAGTGAACTACATGTTGCTAGAAATACAGATGAAGGATTTGGAGAAAGCTTTTATCAAAAAGCAAGAGTTCCAGCAAACTTTAGAATAATAGCAAATGAAGCATATCTTGCTTGGGTAGTTCATGATGGTAAACCTATAAACCTTATCCGTGTACAAGGAGGTCTTGGAGATGGAGGAGGTATTTACGGAACTAATAACGCTCTTCGTCAACTTCAAGCACATAAAATGACAAGAGGAGGACTTAGAAGAATAAATGGAAGAGGTCAAAATATATCTGCAGAAACTGTAGTGTATCAATCTCAAGGAACAGAAGATTTAATATCTTATATGCAAATCCCGGGATATGACCTTAGAATAGAAAAAGATATGATGCGTCAATGGGAAAATGAAGCAACATCAATAGTTGGATTTAACTCTGCTTTATTTACTTCTGAAGATGGAAGAATAGAACTTGCAAGAAAACTTGCAGATTTAGATGAAATCCAAACTAATAAGATACTTCATGAGCAAAGAAGACAAGCAAGACCAGCGTCTGATAGAGCAACAAGACTTCTACACTTAAGAGGTGGAGATGATGTAAAAGATGTAATAGTTGAATACATACCTCCATATTTAACTCGTGATAATAATGTTAAGCAATCTGAAGTATTAAAAGAAGTAGCTGAAACTATAGAAGCTATAAAGAATATTTATGAGGCTAAATACGAAGATAATAACGATTATCAAGAAGTAAAAGAGTATGTGATGGAAGAAGTAATAAATAGAATGAATATATCAGATGTACTTGTAACTGCAAGTGACGACATATTAAAAGAAGCAAAGAGAAAGAAAGAAGCAATAGATAGTATCAACATGAAAGAAACTAAATAAAAAAGAAATCTCCTTTATCTAGAAATAGGTAGAGGAGATGGTCTTTTATTTTTTCCGAGAAAAAAAGAATAGGTACAAGACCTACTCTTCTTCATCTGGAGCATTTTCCATGATTTCTTTAATTCCAAACCATGCTACTCCAAACATACATGCCATAAATATTACCAGACTTCCATAAGCTAATATATCTTCTTTCATTTTACTACCTCCTATTTAAATAAATAATTCCAAGCATAATCATATACTTCATTCATGAAATCAATATAACTATTAACATAATTATTAATAACATCAACTTTCTTATAAATGATAAATACTATAGCTAATCCAATAATAAATAACACATCCTTCATATTAAGTTTTAAATCTTCCTTTTTAGTTTCTTTCATCTCTTTCCTCCTTGAATAAACTTATCGAAGTTTTCTATTTCTTCTCTTTCTTTTTTAAATTTTCTCTTAAAGCTGTCTTCTAAATCTTGTGCTAAGAAATATATACAAGATACTTTATCTTCTCTTTCCATGTGTTTTATATTAGCTTCTGCTGTTTCGATAAGAAGCTTTATGTTGTCCTTATCTAAGCCTTCAATTAGTTTATTATAAACATCACATTTATCAAAGAAGAACCTATCGTAACTTTCAGCTCTGTTTCTTATTTTGTAGAATTCTTTAAAGTATACATCTTCTACCTCAGCAACTCTAGCATAAGCAGAATGTTCAAAAATTGTAATTTCTGCTTCTCTAAATTTTTCAAAAGCTTCGTTAAAGTCAATTTCTAATGTGTTCACTTTCATTTCTGTTTCATTTGTGTAAATTCCTAACATATTAATCACTCCTATTTATTTTAATTTATTTTATAATATTTGATATTACATTTTATTATATATATATGATTTTTCAACAAGACAACCTCCAAAATTGAACAAATTTCTATGTTTAATTTTATAAATTTTAATTAAAAAAGGAGGTTAAATAGAAATGCAAAATAAATATTACATACTCAAGAAAGAAGATTTAATTGCACTTCTAAAAGAAATTCAAATACCAATTCATGAGAATTTCACACCACTTGGAGATGACTCTTCTATTCTTGGTGACTTAGATAGTATAAATTATGCTATATCTAATATGTCTAATACTCTTACAAGACTTAATAAACATAAGTATTATACTAATACTACTTATAAAGCTATCTATATAAAGATACCACAAAGTCCAAAAGAGATAGATTTAAAGCTTACTTATACATTTAGAGATAGTAAAATACCTACTAAGCTAATTACGTCTGTATCTGCTTTTTACATAGCAAAACCTTTTATAGACGGTAATTCTGATACAGGTGTTCTTAATATGGGTACTACTAAAGAAGGTATATCTTATCTGTCTTCAGTTAAGTTTTCTAAGGTAAGAGATAACCTTAATAACTCTTATATAAAAGTAGAAATTGGACCTAATAAATCTACTGGTATAACATTTGCTGATATGTATGCATCTTTATTCTCTGAAAGTTATGACTATCAAATACTTGATGATACATCTATTGGAGCAGTTACTCTAACTAATGTAGTAAGTACAGACACTAATTTAGAAGCACCTACATTAAAACCTGATATAGAAGATGCTGATAAACTAGTTCGTTCAAATGATTATAAGTGGATTAAAGCTTTAACTGAGGACGAATTCCAAAAGATGAGAAGAGATGAAACATTAAAAGAAGACTATTTATACACTACTGATAAAGTAGATACTATTTAATAAGGAGGAGCTTGTATGGAACCAAGTGTTATAAATAAAAATATTCCACCAGTACAACCACCAGAAGGTTGGACACCAGAATATGCGGAGGAAAATCTAAAACTTATTAGAAACCTACAAAGTATGGGAAGACTTGTGGAAGAAAGAGATAGAATAAGAGCAGAGCAAGAAAAACTTGCACAAGCTCAAAAGAAACCAAATCTTAATCTTAAAGACAGATACATGTATGCAACTACTCAACTTGATAAGACTATAGAGGAAATAGATAAACATGGAGAAGTTAGAACTACTCTTGCAAGAAACTTTATGAATAAGTATCTTGATGCTTATACTATTATAGATAATCTATATCTTCCTGCTGAGTCTGCAAGAATTGACTATCAAATAATAGAAGACACAATAAAGAGAAATGCACTTACTGCAATTCAAACTTTTATTAATAGTCAAAGAACTCCAGACTTTTCTGGACTTTCTTATGCTACTAAAGAAACTATTCTTGACCTTAAGTATCAAATGAGTAGAATATGGAATAACTTAAATGATATAGTACATTTAACTATTTCTATAACTGCAAACTTTATGATATCTCAACTTATGTTTTATGTTGCAAAGCAAACTATATTCGTCTATATAAAAGAAAGTATACTAAGACCTCACCTACATGAGTTTATACAAACTGCAAGAGAAAACATTATGCGTGAAGATATGCTTATTGATATAGATGATAAGAAAGTTGAAATCATAAATGAAGTTCAAGAATATGTTTATGCTATGATGATATCTATGGATATAGAAAAGCAAAATCAAATGCGTAAGAAACTTTGTAGTTATCGTGATGATGATAGGTTCTTAAGAATTATGGAAGGAGAGCTTATAGATACTGATTGGCTTATTCCAGACTTTGTAAGAGACCTTATCTTATTTAAAGATAACTCTGAAGAAATAATAGCTGGAAAGAAATACCAATCTTTCTATAAAAGATATATGAGAGCACTTACTATACCTGCAAATGAAGAACTATTTAGAGAATTTATAAGTGGAGAAATGCTTGATATAGAATTTAGCAATAAACTAAAAGCTACTATTAAGAAAAGAAACCAAGAACAGCAACTTCCATCACAAGATTATATGCTTATAGATGGTATAACTATGGATGAAATGCGTCTTATAACTAAAGTAGTTCGTGGAACTATCTCTTTTGAAGAAAGAGCTTTACTTGCTGGTTCTAAGTATGCTGAAAAGATTTATGAAATAATAGATAGAAAAGGCGGACTTAGAATTAGATGGGAGATTAAAGATAATAATTTAGTTTCTTATAATGAAATTACACAAGAAAGAGCAACTTATGACTTTAAGACTTCTAAATATGAAACAGATATAGACCCATACTTAAATAAATTCCCAGACTTTATAAAGAATGCACTTTATGATAAGAATGGTCACATATCTGTAGATAATCTTCCAGATTGCTTCTTATTCCAAGGAGGATTTGTAGCAAATGATAAATCTAATCCTGCAGAAATTGCTAAGATTTATGATGTTTATGCTGGTTCTCATAAAGATAAGAAAATTGCACAAAGACAGGCATTTATAGATTACTACTTTAGAAAGTATTCTAAAACTAAACCTGAAGAATGTAAAGCATTTAAAAATGTAGTTGAAAACCATAGAGAATATGGTCTTAAACATATTCCACAAGAATATATAAATCTAGGTACTAAACCTCTTATAAGAGATAATGAACATAAACTTATGGGAGATTTATGTGAACTTGAAGGATTATATCGTGAATTATGGCAAGCTCAGGAAGATAGAATTGAAAGAATTAATAGATATAATCTTGGAGCAGAGCCAAATGTTAAGAAAAATGAAAGAAATGAAATAGTAAAAGAAGAAGTTCCTTTTATAGAAGGACTTCCTGAAGGTGTTAGACTTAAATATATGCCTAAGACTAAATGGGAAAGAGATATGCTTTTAAATGAAGAAATTGAAAGAGTTAAAAAGCTTGGAGTTCAATATAACACATATAATGGACTATCTCCTACTATGAATTTCCTTGCTGATATGGTTGACTTACCAGAAGGTTCAGAATATCAAACTAGAAATGAGATAAGGGAAAGTCAAATAGCAAGAGCTTGGGCAAAGCAAAGAGATTTAGAAGAAGCAGCTAAAAAGCAAAATCCTCTCGGAATGACAGCTAAAGAAAGGGAGGATACTTTATATTAAAAAGAGGTGATATAATTGAGAACATATGATTTAGATATACCAGCATACATAAGAGCAGGTAATCTTGGTCTTGTAGATAATATATCTAAGAAAGCAGATGGTGGTCTCTTGTCTCCTAAGATATTTGGAATTACAGAACGGGAGAAAGAGCAAAAATGTGGTTATATCAACTTAGGTACTTATGTTATGAGACCCGGAATACTTGATATGTTCCGTAGAGTTGATGCAACTATGTATAAATGCTGTACAGATTATAAGATGCAATTTATTATACATGAAGGTACTCTTATGAGACTAGATGGTAAACAGCAACCTCCTGAAGGTGCAGTTGTTGGTTCTGGTCCTAGATGGCTTTATGATAATTGGGACCTTATAGATAAAAAGAAATATCTTACTAGGACAGGAGTTTATGCCAATGTAGAACTTAAAAGAGTTATGAGTAAACTTACTCGTGACCAAATATTTGTGCATCATCAGTGGGTAGGTCCTACATTTCTAAGACAGGAAATGCAAGAAGACACACTTACTACTGACCAAATAAATGTACTTCTTGAAGATATTTTAAAGTATTCTATTATAGTAAATAACTTTAAAGAAGGAGCAATAGCACTTCAAAATAAAGTTATGGACTTATTTGACTATCTTGATGAAAGGTTTCTAGGTCCTAATGGAGCTGCAAGAAAGAAAACTATGTCAAGAACTATAGATTTCTCTTCTCGTACGGTTATGCTTACTAATATTTATAGACATGATGAGATTGGTAAATCAAAAATTAACTGTACAGCATGTGGAATGGCAGTACATTTGCTTTCTGGAATGTTTCTGGATACTACTATAAAGTTTGCAATAGACTTTATAAAACAGCTTTATGATAATGGATGTTTTGATAATGATGTTACTCCTGATATGCTTATAGTTTATGATAAAGAGTATCTTAGAGAGCAAATTAAAAAACTTGAAGACCCTCATCATAAAATAACAGCATTTCCAGCAGTTTGTGCAGATGGAACATTTAGAAATCTTACTATAGATATAGATGTATGGGATAAAAGAACCCATAGATATGTAACAGAACAGAAAGAACTATCTTGGCTTGAGTTTTTCTATATAGTTTTGGAAACTTATGCTGATATTTATAATAAGCGTTCTGTTAAAGTAACTAGATATCCTACAGATAGTACACTGTCAACTCAGTATCTAAAACCAGTTCCTCTAACACTATATCCTACATACTTAAGAAAATGTAAAGTATTTGGAGTAGAATATGAGGATTATCCTTATGTAAATGATTTTGTAAAAGAAAACTATAACCAAAGACTGTTTGAAACTGCAATAAGAATACCAGCAGGAACAGCAGTCGCATACAATGGTAAAATGGTTGCCCCTCTTCATAGTAATATGAAGTTGAAAGTGTGTTAAAAGCTGGGAAGTCCTAAAGCTTCTATGCCACATTGTGGAGCGTGAGCAGAAATAAGTTAGAAGATGATAACTAGAGTTTCAATGAAAAGGTATTTATATACCCACTCTAGGTCAATGCAATGGATAATCAGCACATAATTAAAGTATAAATAGGAGAATATAAAATATGATTGATAAAGTATTAGAAAGTTATGTAGAACCTAGATATTATTTAAACCTTTATATAATAAAAGAAGATTATGCCATTTTAAGAATGGTAAGAAGACATGATAATTTTACAGTAGATGCAATAATAGATTTAGATGATGTTGAAAGATGTAGACATTATGCTTGGTATCCTCACCATGACCCTAGAAAACCTGAGCATTTAGTTTATGTAAGATGTGGAGACAAGATTAGACTTCATAGATTTATTTCTAATTTAGAAGATAAAACTTTAATCATAGACCATATTGATAGAAATCCACTAAATAATAGAAAATCAAACCTTAAAGTATGTACAGTTAATGATAATAATAAAAACTTAAGTGTATATAGAAATAATAAAAGTGGATATAGTGGAGTACATTATTGTAATAATAAAAAGAAATATATAGCCACTAGAATGATTAATTATAAACTGGTGTCAAAATCTTTTAAAACAGCAAAAGAAGCAATAGAATACCGTAAATACTTAGAAACACTTTAATATGTTCAACGACTATCTCTGAAATGAGAGTACTGGACAAGTGTCTGGGAAAAGCACACACCCAATGAATTGGGATTGATTTAGTCTAACCTTTATAGAAATATAAAGATAAGTCGTAATAGACTTAGTATAGTATTAACGACACTATATTAATGAAAGAAATAAATGCCAGAGGACCACGATGGCGATGAGACATCCAACTCTCCGATTAACTCAAAGGAAGCAGTTGAAGAATGTCATAGAATTAATAATTCACTTTTGCAACACTTTACATATGCAGGTAAGTTTATGAACTCTGTAGGTAAAGATGCTAACCAAACACTATATTCTTTTACTAGAGAAAGAAAACCTTATGACCCACCTAAGAAATCTTTTGATAGTAAACATGAGTTTATTGATTATATTCTAAATCTAAAAGAAGGAAGAATATCAATATCAACGCTTACTGAATATACTACACCAGAAGATGTAGGTAAAAGACCAAAAGTAAGTCTTTATGATGAAGTTACATTTAAAAGACTTGGAAAGACTTATACTACTACAGTTGGAAGATTAATAGTAAATAAAGTAGTATTTGCACCTCTTTGGGATAATAAGAATTGGGATTTAGTATTAGAACCAATATCTGGTGATAGAATAAATGATGAAATCACTCATATAAAAGATATGATGATTGAAGATGAAATAACTGATATAAATGTAATAAAAATGGTAATTGACAGATATACAGAATTTGGACTTAGACTTTCTACTCTTTATAATGCAAATGTTACTAACAGTATGGTGCTATCAAATGAAGAATTTGATAATATTAAAACAGAAAAACTAAATGCAATTAAAGAGAAAGTTGAAAAAGAAAAAGATATAGAGCTTTTAAATAAAACCATTGATGGACTTGTAGATGATGCTAAGAAGATATTCAAAAATGATGAAATGATGGAAATGTTTGAGTCTAAGAACTCAGGTAAACTTGATAATCACTTTAGAAATATGAATATAGCAATGGGTGGTCTTCCTATGATAGGTGGCGGAACAGCTATTATAATGGAGTCTTTAGGAGATGGAATAAATCCAGTACACTTCCCAGCTCTTGCCAATGTTGGAATGGTTGGAGCTATATCAAGAGCAAAACAAACTGCTTTGGCTGGAACACTTCTTAAATATATATCAAATGCTATGCAAAATGTTAGAGGATATAAAGGAGACTGCGGAGCAACTGAAGGTATCATAGTTAGAAATGCAAGAGAAGTTGATATTAAATATAAATATATCATTGAAAATGGAAAGCAAGTTTATGTAACTTCTAAAAATATATCTAAATATATAGGTAAAACTGTTGAAGTAAGACATGTACTTAAATGTAAAATGAAAAATGGACACTTCTGTTCTCATTGTATAGGAGAAGAACCATTTAAACTTGCTGGAAGAGATATGATAAATGTTGGAATGTTTGTATTTGATGTATCTAGTGCTATACTTAACATGTTTATGAAGGTAACACACAATCTTGGAGCTGACATGTTTAGAATTACTAACTTAGAAGATAAGTTTGTATACCCTAAACCATCAAAAGGAACTTTATTTGAAGTAAGACATGATGAACTTGATAATGTAGAAAAAGTTTACTGTAAAAAAGATATAGTGTGGATGGTTCCAAAATCATCTCTATCACCAGAAGGTACAAATTATAAAATACTTGCACATGGTTCTATAGTTGAAAATGAAAGTGGAGAGAAATATACACTTACACTAGGTACGCAAGTAGTAACTAATCCAACTGAGCTGTTAAAACCCGGACACCCTTCTAATCCTAGTTTAACTCACTATAAATTAGTTTATAAAGAAGGAGATGCCTTTGTAGAAAACTGTTTAATACCAAGAGACGAAATGACAGTTTATAAAATGTTTAACTTATTTGTAAAAGGTGCAATTAGTAATTTAATACCAATAGAAATGCACTTAGATGTTGCACATAATGTAATATCAAATAATAAGAAGGTTAATATAAACGATATATCTCTTGGACTTATAATAGCATCTCTTGCAAGAGATGCAAGTAATACTTCTAAACCTATGCGTGAAACTGGAACTAAAGATTATGTTATGATATCTTGTGATGATTTAACTATTATGAGTGGTACTTTTAATGCATTCTTCGGAAATGATGCTAAAAGAGCACTTGTAATTGCTACAGCAAAAGACCCAGATGAGCAAGATAAAGTAATATCACCAATAGAAATAGCTTATAGAAACTAATAAGGAGGAATATCATGGCAAATATAAAAGAGATTAACATAAGACTCCAGACAGCAAAAAGACTTATGAGTAATCTTATTATAAAGCAAACTAAAAGAGCATATGATAATGAAACTAAAGAGTCAGCCTCTAATTATTATATTTACTATAATGCATATATGAAAATGGATAAAGTTTCTGATTATGAAAACTGGACTGAAGCTGAAATAAGAAGAGCATTTCCATCAATAGTAGATGAAGATGTAAAAGCTTTAATGGAACCCGGGATTATAAAGAAGCTTTATCTTGAAAATGAATTTAGTGATTTAGAAATAGAAAGACTTATGGACGCTAAAAGGGCGTCCATAATATCTTCTTATGTGGAGTTAAATGAGTACTATCGTATGCTTATAGGTCTTCCTTCTTTAGAAGATATGAAAAATAATAACTTTATTTACTATAATGGAACACCAATACATGAGCTTCCTTATACTGTAAAGTTAAGACTTAGAAGAGATGGTACTTTTGATAATCTTTTTTCTGATAATAATAAGCAATATATTAGATTTATTGGAAGAGAGATTGATTTAATAACCGCAAGAGAAGCAGAAGAATTTGAAGTTCTTTCTAACTATAAAGATAAATCAGAATATGAGATATATGCAATATGTTATAATAAAGAAAGAGAAATGTGGATGAGAAGTTTTTATAATGAATGGCTTATGTATGAAACAGATTTTTATGAAGCAGAAGATTTATTAATATTAAAACTTCATGGACTAATTGCTTATGTATTAGAAAGTAAGAAACCTTTTATACATAAATCTACATATTCTCAGCAAGAAGCAATAAATATATGGCGTTCTAATGGACTAGTTCTTCCTAAGAATATGCCAGAACTTTATAGAAATAGTTGTACTTTTGTACTTAATTATCTTCTTATGTTTAAAGGAACTAACTATGTAATGAACTATATTACAGAAAAGTTATTCTCTGGACTTAATCTTTATAAATATTTTATAAGAAAAGTTCCAAAAGAAAATCTTACTTATCCTTTAACTGGAAATGAAACTCCTGAAGAACTTTATGATGTACAGTTCATATTAAGACCATTTAGATGGCTATACCCATATCAAGAAGAAGTAAGCAATTCTACAGAAGATAAGATACTTTCTTATGATGAAGTAGTTAGAATGGACCCTAGATGGCGTGATACAGAAGAGCTTAAAAGAGCTGTATTTTCTGAAGAGTTTTCATTTGCTGAGTCAAAGTACTTATCACTTGGAAACTCAATAAATATTACTAAATTTGGTCAATGGTATGCAATACTTCATAGATGGATAATGGAAAATCGTAAGATAGCAGAAAAACAGCAAATGAGACTTAAGAGTACAAACCAAACACATAACTTTTTTGCTGTATTTATGTATTATATGAGTTTAACTACATTCCAAGCTCATAGATATCATATATTTGAAACTGATACTATACCAGATATAGATAAACTATATGGAGTACATATTCCTGATAACTTTGATGAAATAAAAATAAGATGGATATCTGAGTTTAATGCAACTGAATATAAATTTGCACTTGATAACTTTCCTAATGCTCTTAATAATAATGCTACTTTTGTAGAAATGATAGTAGCTATGGAAAAAGCAATGGGAACACATGATTTATTTGATAAGTTAAAGCTTAAAGTAAGAAATCTAAGAGAATATCTTTTTATGAATGAAATGGAAAGACTTATAAGACATGTAGAAAGAGTTCCTCAAAACTTTGGTCAAACTAAAGGTTCTGAAGTCCCTACTACATATCAAGATATACTAAAAGACATAGATAATCTTTTATATGCTGAATATGAAAGAATTAAAGCTCCTTTTGATATAGCTTCTCCTACAGATGAAGACTTAGCAAAAAGAGAAAACCTTACTATTGAAATAGATAACCTAACACAAGAACTTATAACATTCTTTAATGAGCTTCCAAGAGATACTTATCCTAACTCTATGAAAGTTCAAGATGTACTTGATACTACTCAAAGATTTATGAATGGACTTTCAAAGTATTTGCTTTATATTTTGAAAACATTTAAAGCTTATGCAGTTGACTTTATATCTGAAGGTGGAATACTTAAAATGGGACCAGACATGGAATATCAACTAAACTTTGATAATATCTGGACTCATGTAAGATATAACCTTTCTGAGAGAATGAATATTGGTTCTAATGATAGAATTACTATAAAATATAAAAAACCAGTAGCATTAACACTTCAAAGTTCTCATGATTATATAAAGCTTAATACTTTATATGGAGACGTAGAAGTATATGATGGAGAAGGAGGAAATTTATAAATGGATGATAAATTTAAAATTGATGAAAATCATAAATTTACCTATAGAATAATAGATGATAAGAAAACAGGACATGTAATAGGTCAAGTAGTATGTAAGATTAAGCAGCTTGATGGTACATTTAAAGAAGTAGTATTCCCAAATAAAGTAACAGTACAAGGACTTCAACATATAGTTACTTCTATTTATAATGGAATAACACCTAAACTAAATTCAAAAGAATTTGAAACAGAACTTTTTGCAACTGATGAAGATAATACTAAATCTAAAGTTACTGTTAAAGCAGGACCAGCAAAAATAATAGGACTTAACCTTGCTAAGAATGGAGCAAATGGAGGAGACATTATTCCATTTAAAAGACATTTAGATGGGTTTAATGCAAATCTTGATGATTTAATACCTTGGAGAACAGTACTTCTTTCTCAAAATGACTGGGTAAAGTACAAGCAAATATATCTTCATCATAGAATAGTTACTATCTCTGGTATTAAATATGTTGAATACTTTACTAAGAAAGTAGTATTTAGAGATTTCTACAAAACAGATGATGGACATGATATACCTGCAAATCATGGTCAAACTTTAAATACAGATAAAGATTGCCGTGCTTATGTAGAATGTGATATAAATGTATCGTCAGATGAACTTCAAGAACATTTTAGACTTAAACATATTGGAGGAACAGATGGAACATCATTTTCTGCATCTCTTTTAATGTTAGGATATCCAGCTGAAATAACTTTAGATGGTAATAAATATGAAACTATTACTAAAACTAAAGTATTCTCAAGATGTAATCATGTAAACTTATATCATGGCTCAGCTGGTTTAATAGATGTAAAGTATGAAGTAAACCATGTATAAGAAAAGAGGTGTTATAAATGGCACTAAATGATACTTTTAATAAGAATGGTAAAGATGCTTTTGGTATTCCAAAAGAAGAAATAAAACCATTCCAAGATGTAATAACTGGTGGACTCTTTGATATACTTCAAGGAGCAAAACCTAAAGACTATGGAACTCATAATACTTTTCGTAACTTATATAATGATACCAAAGGTCTTCGTGATGATATTTCTGGCAAAAAGTCTATAATACAAAAGACAGATGAAGCCTTACAAAGAATATCTAGGATATCTGATGGTATTCGTGCAATAGAAACTGGTTCTCTTACTGAGGAACTTAAAGATTATGGTTATGGAAAGTTTAATGATTTCTATCAAAAGATGATAACTAGATATGGAAAGAAACTTGAAAAAGTAAATAGATTTGTAAATCGTGTAGGTTCTATAGGAAACTCTATTATAAATATACTAGGACTTAAAGATAATGCAATAATCTTTAATGCAAGAAATGCATTTCCTAAAGTATTTAAAAGAATGGACTCAGAGTATGTATCACAAATTGCGGGAAAAGACTTATTTTCAACTGGTATATACTTTGGAGAATATGCAAGATTTATGATGGAAGATTTAGGTTACATCTGGGATACTACAAAAGCAATAGCTTTCTCAAGAGAATATGCTTTTGTACATAGACCATTTCTTGAGTCTGATACTACAGGAAGAATAAAATCCTATGTATTCTTTACAAGACCAAATCTTAATCTATTTGAAAGTGGAAATAACGGAGAGATATCAGCAGTATCACAACTCTCTAGATATGATACTCTTCGTCAACTTGCTTTATCTGACCCAATGCTGTATTCTGAACTATGTCGTGATGGTTGTAAAAAGACAGCTCTTTTTACATTTATAAATAACTACTGTTTAGAAGTTCCTGCTATTCGTATGAATGAGTCAGGACGTGATGGTATTAAAAACATGCATGGTGGAACTATTCCTATTCCCGGTAAACCTGAAAATGTAGGTGTTGACATATCGGTAACATTTACAGATAATGCAAGAGCAGACATAGCAAAGCTTTTCTTTATGATGCGTAAGTATAGACACTATGTAGCTGAAGAAGGATATGCTATGCGTTCTGAATATATTAAATATCAAGCAATAGATAGCTTTATGTCTATGTATATGTTTGATGTTGACTCAAATTGGGAAATAATATCAATGGGATTTGCTTGTATGTTAGACTTACAAGATACTCCTACACACTTTAACCAATTTAAACTTGAAGGATTTGAAAAACCTGAGCTTCTTGATAGTTTTACAGTCACATTTAAAGCACTTTATTATGATGCACATGCACCAGAGTATTTTGACTACTTTAACTGGCTGTCTAACTTTAATCCTGCAAATGCTGTTGACACAAGAGGTTCAGCACTTACTCTTCAAGAAATTACAAGAGATACACAAGACGGTAAACAAGGAGTTCCTTATCGTGCTTCTGTATGGACTGCTGATTGTGGATTTAAAGGTGGATATGCTTCTACACCAAATGTATACCCATCTTTTTCAAATAAACCAGTACTTGCACAAACATTTCCTAAAGTGTTTGATTATGTAAGATATCCACATAAAGGAGTTGGAGAGCTTCTTGCTAGAAACCCGGGAGTTTATGTATCTGTTAATAGTAATGACCCACATAGAAGAATATTTAAACTAGGATTTAGTTATTAAAGGAGGTATTTATGGAAAAAGGAGAAAGAGATAATAGAATACAAGCTACTTTAGAAGAAATACCTCTAAAGGCTTCTATTACAAGACAGACATCTTACTGGCAAGTAATAGGTCTTGAAGGTCAATCTAAGATAAATACAGATACATTTCATTCTTGGGATATATGTTATCTAAATGTTACAAGACATTTAATAAACTTTTTAAATCGTACATTTAGATATGATTTCAATCAAAATAACATAGAGCATGTATCTGCAGAAGCAAGTTATGATAAAAGAGATATACATAAAATAGATATACAACCTGACTTACTACCAAGAGTAGTATTCTTATATACTCATGATATAACTCAAAGTGGTATAGTTAATATTCCGTCTATGGACCAAGTAAATCTATTTAGAAAGAAACCTAGATTTACAGCACTTACAGTTCAATACAAAAATGACCCAGCAGATGGACTTATGTATAACTATATGAGAGATATTTCTTTTGCTTTAACTGCTGATTATAGATATAATAATGTACTTATTGCTATGACATGTATGGTCCCTACTCTTCCAGAAAGAATAGAACTTGCAAAGTTTTGGAATTCACATTTTCCAAATAATGTGTCTACTGACATTTATGCAAAAGCTCCTCTTGTAAAAACTCCACTTGAGATAGAACCTCCTGTATCTTATGATATAGAAGCTGTAATTCCAAGAGAAGTAGAAAATACTCTAAAGAAACTATTTGGAATAAATACAAAAGATGAAGACCAAGATAGAAGATATCCAAGACCTTCAGATAGAAAGCTTTTAGACTTACTTCAAAGATACTCAGAAACTCCAATAGATTTTAAAGTTATTGGAGGAAAAGGGGAGCTATATTTTGTATTTAAATACAAAGCTCAGATTATAATAACAGCTGAGTCAGTACAGGAAGAAACTACTCAGATAAATAATCTATCTTTTCATCAAGTTAGATTTCAATTCTTAGTATCTTATACAGAAATATCAAGATATGCAATACATGCTGAACTTACAAGAGTTAATCTTGATAATCCTAAAGCTAAAGCTGAAATAGGAAAAACTTATAAAATTGCAGATGATACTTATAAAGTTATGGCAACTTCACCTATAAGAGTTGCTCATTGGCAAGATGCAATAGAAGGAACTACTCTTTATAATAATCTTATTTATAAAGTAGATAAAGATGATTTTAAAGAAGATATAAACGGTAACAAGATTGCTATGATTAATTTCTCTAAACTTGCAATAGAACCTTATGTAGAAGGATTTATGAAAAGATGTGAAGCTAAGTTTGGTAAATCTTTTAAAAGACCAGATTTATCAAGAGCAAGAGAATACTTTAATATAGTAGCAATTAGAAAGAAAGTAAGAAAGTTTGAAGAAAGTCTTCCTGAACCATATGGTAATACAGAAGGAACTTCAATAGATTATGAAAATAGAATAATAAAAGATATTTATCTTGAAGAGAATGAAGAAATTATGATTGGGATATATCTAAATCAAAAAGAATACTCTGTTTTCTTAGAAAGAGTTGGCTTTACTACTAAACCAAATCTTGCAAGAGAAACACATAATAGTAAAATATGAAATCTAAGGGAGAATGATTTATGTGAAACTTGATAAGTCTATAATTATGAAACATAATTTATATGAAAAACATCAAAATGAATGTTTACAAATACTTAAGAAATACAAACCCAGAGCAAATGTTGCAGAATATAACTCAACTATTCATGATTATATTCTAAAAGTTGCAACAGAAGAAGATTTGAAGTTCTATAAAGATAGACCAAGAGGTAATTTAATATCTTGTAGATATGTTGCTTCTAAAATAGATAATGAAACAGAAGTTAATATGACTATACTTCAGGATTTATTTGATTTAGCAGATAACTATAGAGACATAGAGCTTCATCTTCTTAGAACAGATGATAAAAATGATACTAATTCATTTATTAAAGGGATTGAAAAGAAATTAAATAAGTTAGGAATTAAAATAAAAGTTATAGATATTAAAAGAGTAGAAGATGTTTGTGAGTATACTAAGGAATTTAAAGATGAAGTTAATCCATTTGTAGTTCTTAAACCTTTAAATAAAGAACTACTTGATAATGAAGATAAGGTTAAGGTTCTTTTAAGACATTTAGAGAACTATAAACTAAGAGATATTGACGGTTATCTTTCTAATTACTTAGATATTGGATTTAGTAACATAAGATATCAACATTCTTCTGCTACTATAGCTGCAGTTGTGGAGATATTTAATGAACTTAAATTAGAAAGTAAACCTAAGTCTTTTGATTATACTAATGTTTTAGTAATAGGTCAATCAAATCATTTAGGAAAACCACTTGCTAATCTTCTTGAAAGTCATAAGTATCCTGTATATACAGTAGATAGTAGAACTTCTAAGCACATAAAACAAGCAGTTCTTTTTTCTTCTGATGTAGTTATATCTGTAACTGGTAATAAAGAAGTATGTAGTTTATTTAATCCTAGCTTTATAAGCACAAATGAAGCACTTTCAGATAGAATAATAATTGACATTGGGATAATAAATGATAATGGTAAAATAAGAGGAGATATACCAAATGCTATTAAAGCACAATACTTCTTATCTAATACTGTACCTAATGGTATTGGTCTTATTGATACTTCTATAATAGCATTAAGAACAGTTAAATCTTATTTTACTCAATTAAGATTAAAAGGAGAGATATTAAATGACACAATTTGATAAAATTTATAATAAGCTTGTAATGGATATAATAGAAAATGGATATGATAGTAAAGATTATGGAGATGTAAGAACTAAATATGCAGACGGAACACCAGCACACTATAAATTCAAGTTTGGACTTCATTTTACTTTAAATGTAGATTGGAATAATCCTGAAACATTTCCTTTATTAACTACTAGATATACTCCAGTTAAATCTGCATTTAGAGAAATAGCTTGGATTTGGTTATTTAGAAGTAATAATGTTAAAGATTTAAGAGAAAGACTTGAATGTAAGTATTGGGATGAATGGGAAAAAGAAGATAATACTATAGGACCAGCTTATGGATATCAATTAAATAAAGAAACTTATGGTTATAAATCTCAGCTTCATTATATAGTTGAAACATTAAGAAAAGACCCTAATTCTAGAAGATGTATTACTGAAATATGGAATGTAGATGATTTACCTAAAATGCAATTAACTCCATGTGTGCATCTAACTCAATGGAGTGTTGCAGGAGATAGATTAGTACTTGAAGTAAGAGCCAGAAGCACGGACGTAGGGTTGGGGTTAGTTAGTAATGTGGTTCAGTACTGTATACTTCAAAAACTTGTAGCTGATGAACTTGGTTTAAAAGTAGGGGAATTTATATGGTCTTCTCATAATGCACATATCTATGATAGACATATAGATAGCATAATTGAGCAAGTATCAAATCTTAATGAAGTAAAACAAGATTGGAAACTTGTAATACCTGAAAACTTCCCATCTATTTTAAAAGACTGGGATATTCATAATGATAAAGATATAGAATTTATAAAAGGAGTTCATATTGAAAAGTATAAACCAAGTGATTTCCCTAAATATAACTATGAAATAGCAATTTAAAATCTTATAGAGGAGCAAATCTATGTTTACGATATCTGAAATTAGAAATCCATGCAATGAAGATTATGAACTTATTGAAGAGTTTTACAAAATGTATTCAACTCATCTTAATAATGATGATATTGAATATAGTATGAACTTATTAAAGAATATTAAAAGCAATGAAGTAATAGCTTATACAAGAAGAATATTTTATCTAAAGTTTGAAGAAAAGGTAGTAGGACTTCTTATAATATCTAAAGATTTGATAGACCCAATGATTGAATTTCTTGCAATAGATAAAGCTTATCGTGGATTTGGAGGAGCAAACGAACTTCTTCAAATCTGCTTTAAGATTTTATCTACAAATAAACCAGTAATACATATACCAATAAATAAGTATATGGACTTTAAAGAAATAATAGAAAGATATGATTGGTCATCATCTACTTTTTATATGAAAAATGACACTAGAGTTTTTATACTAAACTACTTTTAATACCCTCTAGAATGCAAAATTTTGGCCTTTCTAGCCAACTTTTAGCATTTTTCGTATAGAATAGGTTAAATGTCTAAATTGACCAAAATAAACGAAAAAGGAGAAATACTACATGATTTCTAATTTAGATAATTATAAAAATAAGATAGATACTATAATAAGAACTCTTGGGGTAGAACATATAAGGTTCTACTCTGGAGAGTCTATTTTAAACATAAGAGATACATTTGAAGAAAATGTTAATAGAATTATAGATGAAGCATTAAATGATTTAAATACTGATGAATATTATAATCTTTTTATCTATACTATTCAAAAAGGTTTAACTCTTCCTGTTCCTTATACTACTAGTAATTTAAAGCTTATGCACTACGCTGCTAATAGCATAAGAAACTTAACTTGTATTTTCTACAAGAATGCAACAGATAAAGTTCTTACATTTACTACTTCAAAGAAACAGAAAATGTTTGATGGTTTACATAGCTATATAAGACAGGCAGATGCAGAAGAAGCTATGTTTGTATATAGAAACTCTATACTAGATATAGATGATAAATCTCTTATTCTATCTGAACTTAATATGAATTCAAATGAAGAATATAAAGATTATTCTTCAGATTTTATAAGCATTAAAGCATACAGAGATAATATCTCATTTGAAGTTTTTAAAATACCAATAAAGGAGGTTTAATAAATGGCTAATACTAAAGAGAACTATGGTTCTCAGCAACTTACTGTAAGTGATAAGTATGCACTAGGAGAAGCAATTACAACTGAGCTTATAAACTCTGGTGTAGCTGTTGAGGATTTGTCTATTATGGGACCTGAGTCTAGAATGATACAAGTAATATCAAATCTATTTGACACTGTATCAGAAAAGATGGATACTATGAATAGAGAAGCATCTATAGTTGAATGTAATTTCTACTCTTCTTTATTCTCACATATGTCTCAACATGATATGGATATATCACTTGCACATCCATCTAAGATGGAAATGTTTGTAAGACTTCCTCTAAAAGAAGTATTAAGTCTTTCTGATAAGATATCAAATAATATATGGGAATTCCAATACACAAATGCTAATACAGTTACTGTAAATGCAGTTCCTTTTATTGCAGAAAATGATATCTATTATATAAGACTACATGAAATAGATAATGACTTTAAAGTTAAAGTGCATTATAATGATGCAAATGGAAATAAACACCTTATTCCTACACAAAGAGTATTCTTTGAAGGTGAATATTATATTTTATTTGCAACTAATTTCTTACAAGTTACAAAAGAAGTTAGATATATGCAAGTAGGAAATGTTGATATACAAAGATGGCTTATTGAAACAGATGCACAAATATATTCTTTTTCTTGTACTTATAAGAATACTGATGCAAGTCCTGAAATTCCTTTAACTACAAGAAATTATTATTCTCGTGGTGTAGGAAACTTTATAGAATATAGAATAGATGGAAATAAATCACTTGTATTTGAGCATAAATATGTTCCGGGTGGATTTAGACCAGAAATGAATGGGATTATAACTTGCTATTTACTTACTACTACTGGAGAGAATGTAAAGTTTAAAGGTCGTGCAGAAGCAGCAGATGTTTATCCTCCTGAACTTAATATCTATTATGAACCAGTTGGAGAATACTTTGAGTCAAAAGGTGGTAGACTTGCAAATGTAGGAAAAGAAAGTATAAGAAATCATATAATAAAGCTTAAATCAGCAAGAAGAAGAATAGATACTGAAAATGATATGAAAGCTTATCTTCTTACTTATACAGGAGCATCAGTATTTCAACCAAAGTTAGTACTTAATAATGTAAAATCAAGAATATTTAATATCTATACAGTACTCAACTTCCAAGAAGGAATATCAGCAACTAAAACTCATAAGTATACTATACCTACTAATACACTTGATATAGAAGTAGATATAGGTAAGCTTCCAAGTAAAAACATTGGAGGAAAAGATTATATGTGTTTTTCTTCTGATATAGCTCTTAAATCTACACAAGGAACAGAAGCTGATTTAACTAAGCCTTTATATGCTGGTTGGTCATCTGAACCTACAGAAGAACAAGCAAGACAGAATAATTCATCTGATTTCTTACATAGAATTCCTTTTATATTATCTTATAGTAAAAAAGAAAATGCTATAAGAACATATCTTGCTATGCAAGTAGATAAACCTTACAAGACTAGAATAATAGAAGAAAATGATAGTGATGATATTAAAACTCATATTATAAATACTACACTAAGAGTAGATGATTATGAGGAATATCTTGACCCTAATGTTGGAACTACTAAAAGAAAAGTATTTAGAATAAAAACAGAAATTCGTTCTGATAATGAAGAACTTGAACTTAAAGAAAGTGGTCCAGATAAGAATTTTGATGCTAGTCTTACTATGAAAGATAATCTAAATAATCCTTTTACTGTAAAGCTATCTAGAATGGAACCAGTAGGAGAAGACCAAAAATATACACTTTTCTTTGACTTAGAGTGTGATAAACTAATATTTGATAAGATAACAGACATTAAATATATAGACGAAAATTCCAATCAACATACAGTAACTATTCCTGTAGTTCAAGATATGGTTTTAAATCTATATAGTGTAGCAGGTTCTACAAGAGAAGTAATATCTAAATATGAAGCAAATGTATCTTTATTTGTTGATGCAACTCAAAACTTCTTAATCCAGTCAAATCCTATAGCTAAAGTAGGTTCTATAGGAAATGATATAAAGTTCCTAGCAGTTCCTTGTGTTGCACATTATTTCTATGAAATACTTGAAAATAGAATGAAGGTGCATGAGGAAATGCTAAATATAATAAACTTTATGAATGATGAGATATATTCTGATTTGGATGAGTATAGAAGTCATGGATTTACATTCAAAGATTTACAAGAAACTTCTTTTGGAATGAGTTGTAAATTTGCAAGAAGTTATGGTAAATCAAGATTTTTACAAACAGGAGCAACTTCATTTAAACCACTTATTAATTTAGAGTTAAGACCAAAGTTATATTTAAGAATTCTAGAAGATAGTTTTGATAAATCAACTATTTCTGAATATCTTAATAATGAGTTTACTAAACATGAGTTTTTAACATCTGATTTACATATGAGTACTTATATAACTGAGATGACTAATGAGTCAAATGGAGCATTTGAATTCTTACAAATGGTAAACTTCGATAGATATCTACCAGACTCTCACATGATTAAACATAATGGAAGAGATGAAAAGAATGATGATGTACCAGAAGTAATTGCTATAGCATCTAAATATGTAAGAAATCGTAAGATATGGGAATTTGATGTGACTTATGATGAAATATAAAGGAGGAATATAATGAGTGAAATTAGAACTAAGCTTATTGGAAGTAGTATACCTAATTTAAATAATGGTAAAAAGTATTTCCATTTTGCTGTACTTACAGGAGCAAATGTCAATGGAGACCTAGTTGAGTATTTAACTAGAAAACTTCCTAAGTTCTTTAAAAGTTTTGAATATTATGGAGCTAATGTTGAAATTGATGGTTATTCTAATGAAGGATTTGGAGTATCACTTATATGGGAACTTATGGATGCACCTTTAAATGGTAACTTTACAGAAAGAGAAGCGTCTCAAACTACATTTGATGCTATAATCCATGATATTAAAGATTTAGCAGGTGAAGGAAGTAATTACTTCTTATTTACTTGTGATAATACTATGGATAAAGACTTTGTACTTAAAACATTGGAAAACATAAGAAGAGATATAGTATTTAAATCTGATTTATATGCTGGAAAACTTTTAGGAGAAGCAAGTTATGATTTAGAACTTCTATATGATTTTAATAAATCTTTATCAACTGATGAAGGAAAACTTGATTTAGATGAAGCTACAAAAGATGCAAATAAAACTCTTGCTGTTATGATACAAGAAAGAGATGCTTTAAAAGAGCAAATATCTTCAATAGATAAGTCTCTTAAAGCAGCAGCTGCTAAACTTGAAACATTAAATACTGCAATATCTCAAGAAGAAGCTAAACTTAAAGGCGAAAAACCACAAGAAGTTGAAGATGAAGAAGAAAAACTTAATGTTGCAGAAGTTTTAAGAAAAGCACAAAATGAAAATGTACTTCCTAAAGATAAAGTAGAATATCCTCCAATTAAAGAGGAAAATAAAGAAGCTTCTGTTCCTAAAGAAGATAATAAAACTGTAGATGTTACAAGAAATGAAGAAGATGTAGAAAATAAAGATGCTGAAATAGCAAAGATTAATAATGTTCTTGATAACTTAAATGTAAATATAGAAACTACAGACACAAGTGAAATAAAAGAAAAGATAGAAGAGGTAACTGGTGATGTTAATAAAGTTACAGAAGAAGCAAAGGGAGAAGAACCTCCAGTTAATACTACTCAAATAACTACTGATGAAGTAAGAGTAGTAGAAAATAAAGATGCTTCTACAGAAATAGTAAAAGGTAATATAGATACACCACTTGCAGAAGAAAAGACTATATATGATGATATGAACCAAAAGCGTGATATCAAATCTTATATAGAAAATATTATATCTTCTGATAGTGATTTTTCTGGAGATTGGGAAGATGAGTCAGAACTATTCCAAATAGTAGTTTCAAATGATAGTAAAGCAAGAGAAGAACTATCGCTTGATGAATATAAAGAATATGTAGATTTCATTCAATCTAATACTTTAGGAAAAGAACATGAACCTAATTCTACAGGAGTTTATAATTTAAGAAAAGTAAAATACTCATCTATAGGAGCATTTGATTACATAGCTAATGGTACTAAATAAAAATAGGAGGAATATAAAATGAGAGAAACACAATTATTTTCAACAGTAAACTTTGGGTATGGAGAAAATCCTAAATCTGAAAGACTAAGACTTATTACAAAGGAGTATGATTTTGAACTTGCAATAGACAAAGGACAAAAAGACCAAAATGGTAAATTATCTTTTACAGAAATGGGTTCAGTTACTTTAAATCTTGAAAAGATTGCAATACTTAAAATTAACTTTGTAGACCAATATCTTAAACTTAAGAGAAATAAAATGTATGAAATCCGTAAGGAAGCAAAACCTACAACACTTCATGATGTATTTTTCTCTTGTCCTGGAGATGCAAATTATAAACTATATGTATTAAGATTTATAACACATGTAGGATTTGACCAAAATCAAAAGGCACAAGTAACTACTAAGTTTATGATATATGGTTTAATTAATGGATGGGATGATTATTCTAATATTAGAAAATCAAAAGAATTCCCAAGAGATGCAGTTATTGCAGACTTTACATTAAATGACTTTAGTGCAGCTGACGGAGACCAATATGTACCTAAGTCAACTATAATAATGGAACAGTTATCTTCTATTCTTGAAGCTATAATGAGTGGAACTTCTTCTCAGTATGCATTCTATTTGCAAGAACTTGCAAAAGAAAAATCAGAAAACAGTACTTCTAACTCTGTAAAGAATGTTCCTGATTATGTGGAAAAAGGAACGCATACAGATGCTGAAATAGAAGATGAATTTCCATTTTAATATTAATTAAAAGGAGAAATGAATTATGGCTTTAATGGATTTACTGAATTCAAACTCATCTAAAACACTTTCTTCTAAATGGACTATATCTCTTTTTACTTCTAAAAAGAAGAATAAGTATGTTCCAGCTTCTGAAATAACTGGAATACCAAAAGAAGATGCAATAGAACTTACGATGGAGATAGCACAACTTCAGCAAGCTCTATCTAAGTATATTGCAAGTAATGAAAGAAAAGGAAGTTCTGTTCGGACTTCCTTAAATGAGCTTGAAATGTATATAAAAGAATTAAAAGATAGTAATGCTAGACCAGATTTCGTTACAGCAGCTTATCAAACTAAAGATAGTCTACTTAAGACTTCTGATAAGTTTGACGAAAATAACTGGAAAGCAACTCTAGATGCAGTTAAAACTAAAAAAGACATTAGAAAGTTCTATGTTGATAAGAATAAAGAGAAATTCTCATCTATTAGTCCTGCTGAAGCTGTTAATACAGATGTAGGTGGAACAGTAGGTACTATGCTTAATGTATATACAAATGGAAATTCTCCTACTATTCAACCAGTAATGCGTAGTTTTGAACCTAATGTATATAGACCTGTTATAGAAGGTCAAAGTATCCAAACTACTCCAAATATACCGTCAGACGGTATTAAAACAGTAGAAGTAGTTGATACCCCTCAGCCTGTAGCTCCAAGTAATACTGGAGCAAATACTATCTATAATAGTAATACAGTGGTTCAAGAAGGTATTACAGCATCACAGAATGTGACTACTAGTGCTCTTAATAAAACTGCAATGGACTTATATAAAGAAAGAATGAGTGAAGATTTAACTGATGTTAATAGAACTCAACTTGGTCATGATTATAGAACTTCTATAAATGGACTTATGAGTCAAAATGATGACTTTGAACCAGTACTTTATATAAATCAACTAGATGGAACTTACTACATTAAAGCTTACTATACAGATGAAAATGGAAACTATGATGAAAGTAGACCTTATCCTTATTATAACCATCCAAGTTTACTACATATAGAAAGACTTGAAATGGCACCAAATGGGGATAGAGTTAAATGTTTTGCATATAAGAAAGGTTTAAAATATAAGTTTGTATCAGATAATACTGATATGCCTGATGTTTATAAAACTTATTGGAAACTTCCTGAATATCAAAACTATCATATTCCAGAAAAGCAACTTGATGTAATGAGAAAGGTTGGGTTGATGAGGAATGCAAATTCATAAAACTATGGGACGGGTGGAAACACCTGTTCCATCTTTTTTGTACCGCAAATTTGAAAGATATGAATGGAGAAAAACTATAGATGATTTAGAACTTATGTATTATGATGATATGATTTGGAGAACTATAGGAGATATAGATGACTTAGAAATTCCAATACATAAGAAAATAAAGATAATGCATGATATTATGAATAGAAATCCTATGGTTAGTTGGACTGTATATTTTAATAAAGCTCTTTATAATAGATATACAAGTGTAATAAATTATATTTATGATGATATAGAAGACTATCTTGATAATCTTTGTGATTATGAAAATGCACAAGAAATGACACTTCTTCTTTTATATACTGCAATTAATGCAATTTATGTATCTGGAATAGATGTAACTGACTATAATGAATATGTAAATAAATTATCAGATATACTATTTGTATATAATAGAGTTATGTGCATTAATGTAAAACATTTAGCTGAGTTTGAATGTGTGCTTGATGAGATATTGGAACTTGTAATAGAAGATATTGATATGATTTTAGAGCAAGAATATAGAGTAGTTGACTTTATGGAAAAGAATGCATATAATTCATATCTTGACCCATCTATGGTAGAGTTTGAACTTTATGTTGAAGAAGAATTTGAAGAGCTCAGAGCAACTTGTATTGATTATGTTAATAACTTAGTTAAATATTGTGGATTTAAGAATTCTCCTTTTATAAAAGAAGAGTATGAAAATCTTAATACTCAACTTGCAAGATATTTTAATAATAACTACAGAGAAGCTGTATTTACAGACATTAATATGCTTGTAATGTATCATAGCATAAAAGCTATATACATATTCTATGAGGAGCTGATATGTTATAATTATGAAGAAGCATTTGAACTTACTAAATTTACTAAGTTTTTATTTAAAGGTATCCCCATTGATTTTACGAAAGTTAGATATTACTAATTGAAAGGTGGTGATAATATGAATTATGGTTACGATATAATTAACTTATTAGAAACATACATAGAGCTTATAGATGAAATACTTCCATCATTTGAGAAATATGATAGAACTGAACATTATGAGATATGTAGTAAAGTTTACAAATTATACGAAGATATAATACAAACAGAACAGATAAATTATAAAGAAAGAGTTAGAGTAGATATACCTAGTAAACTAATTAGGAGATTTGTATCTAAAACTCTTTCTTATCCATTTATGTGTGTTTATGTTTTTCTGTATCCAAGATATAATTCTCTTTTATATTATGAGCTTGAAACTTATTTATTTGAAGAGCTTAATACTGATTATAACGGAGACTTAATTAAGTTATGTGCATATAAGATGTATGAAATGAGAAGAAGTATTAGATTTTCTTTAAACTATCTTAAAGAAGGAGATACTATAATAAATGCATGTAATAATAAGTCAGATGAAGTATTTGATACTCTTGTCTATGATAACTTTTTGGTTAATGAATTAGGAGATTTTAAACTTAATTTATCTTTACTATCTGATACAGTAGAAGAGTTTAAAAATACAAATCAAAATATTATTGACTGCATAGAAGTTACAGATGTAGTTACTATGTACTATAGTGACATTTATCAAGATACTTCTCTTGATGATATAGATACTGACTTTAATCTTGCTCTTAATATTCTTAAAAAGTTTGACAGAGAGTTAGTAAAGAGTATTCTCAATAAGGAAATTATATCTGATTTAGATGGAATAATGGATGATATAATGTTTAATATTGAATATGATATTAAGCAGTATAATCAAGATATACCAAAGTATCAAATATCTGCAAAAGTAGCAGATGCATTTTTGTATTTAGTAAATGTAATATTTACATTTGATAGTCAAGATTGTATTATGACTAAGATTATGTATTTACTTGAAACTGAAGAAGATGAAATTACATTTAAAGATGCAGTTGCTGAAGTTTATAATACTATAGAGGATAGTTCATACCAAACACCAGTATATCAACTAAGTAACTTTATAGAAACTTTTAATGTATCACTTTATCTTCAAAGAAGTTTTAATAAAACATTTGAAGAAATAATTTAAGGAGGTGAATGTATGGAATATGTAAATGGATATACTATGGAGTATGTATATAATGAGTATTTAAAAAGATGTGAGCTCTTTAAAAATAATATAGAACTTACAAATCCTAACCAAAAATTAATGGAAATGCATTTTAAAGCCACTATAGAGCTAATAGACGCATTTAGAACCTATGATGAGGTAAATCATAGCTTAATAAGGAAAATGGCTAAAAACCCATTTATAATGAGTTATATCTTACTTTGCAATGATACAGGTGTAAGACTTAATGAGAATGTAATAGTACTTGAGGATATAATAAAAGACAGTATTGATGGTATTGATACTTTCTTTATGGAACTAAAGTTATTCTTTATACCAAAATTCTTAGAAACAAGAGGTCAAATGACACTTTCTTTTATGAATGTGTTTTGTGAAACAGCAGTTAAAATGTCTATTGGTTCATATGGACTAAACTGTTATTTCAGTGGAGATACTATAGATACCAATGAAGACCTTATTTTAAAATTTATACCTCTTCTGGGAAATAATATTCCATTTATCTTAGGAGAGAAAATAATAGAAGAACTTCCTGATATATCTTTAGCAAAAGAAGATGTAGATTTAAACTGGGAAGATTATGAAGAAGTATCACAATTTGCAACTAATGACTTAGATGATACTACTTGCTATGCTTTACTTGCAAATATACTTCCAGGAGAGTGTGTAAAAGAGTTCTTTGCATCCACTCTTCTTACTATACAAGAATATAAAGGAAAAGATGTACCTGAATTTAAAGATTTCTTTAATAAATTTTACGAGATTTTAGATGCTAGAAATAGAGAAAGAGGAGATTTATCTTTAGAATATTATATAGATGATGATTTTAAAGAAGAACTTGAATATATCTGTATGTATATTTGGTTTTATTCTGAAGAAAGTATGCTTGGAATAATATTTGCAATGCTGGTTTTATTAGTTTCGGGTGTTTATGATGTGTATTTCTTTAAAGAGTCATTTGGTAACCTCATTGAAATATCCTCGACAACCATTAGAGAATTAAATAAATAGAAAGGAGAAGTGAATTGTATGTCTAACAGAAATATTACTATAGACGAAGCAATAAATGATATAGAAAGCTCTAAATTCAGAAAACTTCTTAAAGACTCTTTTGAACTTGCAGGATATGATACAAGATATGATACAGTAGGTACTATTACTTTATCAAATTTACCTAATATAATAGAAAGGATAATACTTGGAGCAGTAGAAATACTAAGAGCAGACGAGAGCGAATTATATGCTCTCGTTTCTGACCAATTATATTTCATTTTTTATCAGAGTAGACTTTTTCCTACTATAAAAGATGTATCTGCTGTAACTATTCATCTAAGAAGATACTTTATAAGATATGTACTTAGAAAGCAAATACCAGAACTTCTTATGCTTTTTGTAGAGCAAGGTATATTTCCTCAGTTTTATTCTTTTAAAGTAATAGAGGAGATAAAGGCAACTGATTTTACAAAACTTATAAAAGATGAAAAAGTTACATCTGATGAAATAATTGGTTCAGCTACCTTTAGTTCATGTAATATCAATACTACTTTTATAGCAATGAATGTTATAGATGAAGTAATAGAAGATATTATGTATAATAAAACTAAAGGATTATATGAAGAAGTATCTAATATAATAGATAATGCAGCTATGTTTCGTCAAATACCTGTATGGTTTAACGACGACCAAGATTTATCTTATAGAGAAATAGAACTAGTATCTATTATATCAAGAGTTTTTGAGCAAGATTATAAAGACATAGATTATATGTTTGATGAAGATAGATTTCTTGAAGAAAGTAATGCTTTATTTCGTGAACATATATTAAGACTTGCTGAATATCTAACTGCAGCTTTTGCTACTTATACATCTTCACACAAAGATAAGCTAGGAGGTAACTTTGTAGTTACTAACTATTCATTCCATAAAGTATTTGATAATATATTTTTGGATTATGTAGCTCTTTTTATAGGAGATGATAGTCCAATAACATTAAATCAAGCTACTTTAGATGATGATACTAAAAAACTTATTAATAAACTTATTCTAAGACTTAGTTCTTATACTATGGGTTATATAATGATGGAATTTCTTTATAGAATATCTGATAAAGATATAGCTCCTAATTTATATTACTTAATACTTAACACTATTTTACAAGAAGAATTATGTTTTAGAATATATGAGGTGAACCCAGAATGAATATTGATACAAAACCATTTTACCCATCAGACTCAAGTATCGTAAATCATGACGATAATTTATTCCTGCTTCATACTCATTATTATAGAGATATAGATACTCTATTTAATATCTATATAAATAAAACTACAGGAACTTCAGTTCTAGAAAAACATGAGAACCCAGAAGTTCCTGTTTTTATCGCAAGAAAAACTCCAAAATATCCTCAAGAATATATAAAAAGAGACTCTTGTGATAGATATATGGTTCCATACTCTAGAAAAAATAAAGCAACTAGAGAACTTTTATTTGAAGGTAAAAGAGTTTATTTTAAAGATGAATGGGGAAATGAAATGCAAAAGATACTTATGCCTAACATTCCTTATAAAGCAGAGTATCTTCATCCCGGAGTCTTTATGGTTGATGTTCCAATAGAGCAATGGACATTTATAGAGAAATCTAAAACACAATATCACTTTAATGATAAAGATAAAGTGGTTGAGTCAGACATAGCAATACCAGATATTCATTATGCATCTTTCGATATAGAAACTTCTAAAGATGAAAATGGAGAATGGTATATCAATATGAACACTTTCGTCGACGAGTTTACGAAGGAAGCTTATATTGATTTCCCAGTATTTGAAGACGGAAGATATAAAAGACAAGATTACTTAATTGCTAATAAAGAGAAGTTTAAAACTGATTTAAAAGCAAAGTTCCATGAAGTAGTAGAACATTTGGAACTTAAAGCTAATGCTAAAACTATAAAGTTAGTTAAAGATACTTGTAATGAGTTTATAGATAATCTCACTATTCATGTAAGAGACTTTAAAGATGAAGCAACATTTATAAGAGAAACTACAGAAACTATGTTCACAAAGCATAAACCTCATATACTTATGGCATTTAATACCCCATATGATATTGGAACATTCCAAGAAAGAATAGAAAAACTTGGACTTCCACTTGGTACTATGAATGAAAGGGGAATAGGATATGATAATATTCGTCCTCCTTATGCTTCTGATAATAATAAAGATAGATTTGATAAGACTAAACTTAAAGGAGATCAATTTAATCCTACAGAAAGAAAGGTTTATCTTAATAATATATCTCATACTTTAATATCAGATTTCCAAACTTGTTTTTATTCTCTTAGAAGAGGAAGTAATTACTCAACATTTAATCTAGAAGATACTGCAAATCGTATAGTAGGATTTGGTAAACTTGACTATTCTCATATATGCAATAACATTTTATATTTACCTTATGAAGACTTCTATACACATGCAATGTATGCTCTTATTGACTCAATACTTCTTATAATATGTAATAAGATAGGTTCTGAGTTCTATAAGAAACTCATCTATGTACAACTTTCTAAAACTAATATAGAAGAAACACCATCTCCTAATATAGCTGTTATTCGTTCTTATCAAACAGATGTAGGAGTTATGTCCTCTATGATACCCGGGAATAATATAAATAAAGTATTATCTTCTATGAAGATGGAAGAAGTAGTAAAGATATCTAAACTTCTAAATATTGATTATACTAAACAGAAGTACACACTATCTCAAGGAGTATCATTTGGTGGTGGATTAGTTGCTGACCCACTACTTAAAAAGATAGTTTCTGATGTATTAGAAGCTTATCCTATACTTAAAGATGAAGCACATATAACTACATTTATGAAGTTTATATCTGTATTATATCTTGATTTAAAATCACACTATCCTTTCCAAATGTATACAAGAAACCTATCTCGTAGTACACTTGTAGGAGTTATAAATCAAATTATAAGAAAATCAGATGGTGAACCTATTAAATATGTAGGATTTCTAAAAGGTGCTAAATATAAGAATAAAGTAAAATCTCTTGGTAATGTAAATGTAGCAATGATAAATAGAGACATTATATCGTATGGAAATATAACTTCAGGACTACCATCACTTGATGAACTTATTAAAGAGTTTATGCATTTTGATACTGAACCTATAACAGAAGTTATAAAACCTAAAGTATATGAAAAAGTAATAGATAAACCTACACTTACTGCTTATTCTACAGTAAAATCTATTCTTACTTCTATTAATAGACTTAGAATAGATGCACAAGAAGAAAAATATATGCCTAAAGATGCTAAGTATTTTTTCTTAAATAATGGAGCAATGACTTATAATAACTCATGTTTAGTAGAATATGATTATAAGAATGATATGTTTACCAAAGAAATGCTTGACGGAATAGAATTTGACGATAATGAATATAACGTATCTTATTATGGAACTATAGTTAAAGATAAGCTAATATTTAGTAGTGATAACTATAAAGTTCCTAAGAATAAACCCTTTGATTTATCTGATAAGAAGTTCTATCCTATAGATGAAGATGAACTTCTAAAACTTGCAGAAGCAGAAGTATATCCCACTACTTTAAACCTTAGAGATAATATTAAAATAAGAATGGTAAATCGTGCATTTTACTTTCCTTTTAAGAATTGGGTAAAGCAAATTTTACTTGCAAGAGACAGTAAAGGTTTATCAAAGAAAGAACCTGAAATATCAACACCTGTTTATAGATATGAAAAGTTAGAAGAAACTACTAAAATTCAATTTCAATATAGTATTTATCATAAAGAACTTATACATCTTTATATAAATATCTATATGCAAATAAAAAACATTTAAGGAGGAATATTATGAATTACACACAAAAAGTAAACTATTTTCAAACTAATGTAGAAAGAAGGACACCAAGACCAGATGTAGACACTGTTATAAAAGATGTATTTCCAGCACTTGCTAAAACAGTAGTTGCATCAGCTGAGTCTATGAGTTATGTTATGATTGAAAGAGTAAGAGAATTGCAAGAAATGAGAAAGTTTGATGATGAAATGAAACTTTGGGTATGGAGAAACTTTAAAATTGGAATATTTAAATTAATGGAGTCATTTACAACTATTTCAAATACTCACCCTAATATATTCAAAAAAGTACTTCATGAAGAAAACTGTGAAACTGTAATGGCAATGTTTCTATGGAGCTTAGACCCATATAATAAAGATGAATATAATTTAGTTAAAATGTTTTTAAATCTTATGTATGAGTCAGAAATGGGAGATACTAGATATACTATAGACTATCAAAAAGTTTATAGAATGATACATTACCTTATAGATACTTTTGGTTTTGAAGTATTAAGAGATAGAGTAAGTGCTAAATCATCAGCAAAAATCTATGATGCAATAGAAGATTATATCAATAATAGTTATAATACTAATAATGAATATTATATAAAAGATATTGATAGTTATGTAACTACTGCATTTAAAAATAATACTTTTGAATGGAAATATAACTTCATAAATTCTATATTTGTAGAACCTTTTGACAACTAAAAATTAAAAACAAAGCCAAGTTTATAATATAATAAAAAGTTAAAAGAGGAGATATAAATATGGCTAAAATTACAAGAGTAAATCAGTTTATACCAACATTATATGCAGGAATAGATATAATGCTTGGACAGAATGTTAGAGACCAAAAGACAGGAGAACTTTTAGTTGCAGAACGTGGTTTTAAACTAGGATGGCAATATGTACTTGGAGCAAAACCGGGTATAGGGAAGACATCTCTTTCTATAGAGATGGCTTCTGCTGCAATTAAACTTGGATATCCTATTAAGAAAGTAATAATAGTAGACTCAGACTCTTCTTCTCCAAGTTCAGAAAGAATATCTAAACTTACTAAACTTCCAAAAGAAGTAGTTGAAAAACACTTTGAAGTTTGGGACATGAACGTAGTTGAAGATATTACTGATAAACTAGTAAGACTTTCTAATGAATATTCTAAAGATAAAGAAAATGATAAATATGTTGAATTCCTAGACCCATATTCAGGTGATATGATAAAAATGAAACCATTTTACTTCGTTATTCTAGATACTGTTACATCTATGATAGCAAAAAGAACTTCAGTTGAGTATGTAAAAGATAAAGATAGTGAAAATGTAGTAGCAAATGAAGGTAATATGACAGCATTTTTAAAATTATCTGGTCTTATTAATGACTGTACTAATTTCTTTAATGGAAATGCAGTTTGGCTTTGGAATGTACACTTAAAGAAGAATAATAAAGAAATAGGTAAATATGCAGCTGAAAAAGAATTTAAATCTGGTCAATCTGATTGGAAACTACATATGCCAGAAAGACTAAGACAAAAAGCTTCTGCTATACTTATCTACAACTCAATACAAGATGGATACAATCTTGACTCAGACTCTCACCCAATTAATTTATATGGTCTTCAAGATATTACTTCTAAATCAGTATATTCTACTACTATCACTCTTAATAAATCAAGAACTGGTAATGAAGGTAGAACACAAGCAAGACTTCTTTATATAGATGGTTCATTTGATCCTGATATGCATGCAATAGCAACAGCTTATGATTTAGGAATACTTGATAAAGGAACTGGAAATTATCCAAATGCAGCAACTCCACATGTATTTAAAGGAGTAGAAGACGCTGAACATGAAAATGAAGTTATGGGTAGAAGAGCTAAAGGTGCTTTACAGATTAGAAACTACTCTAGACCTACAAATATAATAGAAGCAAGACTTCTTTTTAAGTATACAGGGGACAATCCTGAATTGTGTAGACTTAGAGATGAATTTATTATAGCTGTTATGTCTGGACTTGAAGATACACTTTGGTATGAGCTTGAAATGAATAGCATTCTTGAAAAAGAGATGGAAACATCAGCTAAAAGAACACAAAACTTATTCTCTCTTATGAGAAATATTCAAAGAAAGCAAATTCTAACTCAAGAAGAACTTAAAGAAAAAGAAAAAGACATACCAACTACTATTCACGAAGTAGACATGGGAGCTGTATCGTCTGAAGTAGCATAATGATAAATTTTAAAAAGGAGTGATGAATATGGGTTTGATTGTAAACATTGATAAAGATGTATGTACTATTCAACATGCAAATGGTACTATAACATTAACAGAAGCATCTAAAGTTGGAAATATGGTATATGGGTTTTTAAATGGTGCTTATATACAAATATGTACAACTGCAGAACCTGATGGTTTCTTCTATGGAATATGGACACATGACGGTTCTAGACTTCAAATTATGGGATTATAAAAAGAAAATGACCTAGGGAGAAATCCCTAGGTTTATTTTTTTCGCAATTTTAACACAATGATATATAGTAGATTGAATAGAGTAATCTATTTAATAAATAAAAAAGGAGGTAGTACAATGAACGTACTAAGAAATTTAATGAAGAAACAGCTAGAAACTTATGGGATTAAACTAGTTGTAATCGGGATTGAAGGACCAGACTGTATTGGGAAAGGAACATTTGCTAAGAGTTTAACTAATTATCTAACTCAAAATTTAGATAAGAAGAAGTTCTTAAAACCCATTCTTGCGTCATTTCCTGATTATGATGAAACTTTAACAGGTAAGTTAATAGGTGATATTCTTAAAGGTAAAGTTGAGTTTGCTAGTGATACTAGAAAAGAAGCAGGTATGAATTTAGTTATGAAAGCTAACAGAAACTATAAGTTCCATAATATAGTTGATAATCTATTAAAAGATTTAAAACTTAAAGATATGGGAAAAGTACAAATAGTAATTTCTGATAGAACTTGTTATTCTGCACTAGTTTATAGTTTTGCTATAGCCTATCTAGATGCTTACAAAGGTAAATTCTCAGATGAAAAAGCAGAGATATTCTTTACTAAACTTATTGAGAAGTTCTCAGATTTGGGTATTAATGAAACAGAAAAGAGAGAAACTCTTATAAAAGCTTTAAGAGATGGAGTAAAAGATATATCTGAAAAAGCTATTACTTCTTACTTAACTAACTTTGAATGCTTTAGAAGAGCTGTTGATAGTGTGGTAGGAACTGAGTATAATGAAGGAATACCTATGCCTGATTTCATTATTCAAGTAAATGAAGACTTTGATGACCCTAGAAGTCGTGAAGCTCATAAGTTTTTACAAGATGAAAGAGCTGAAAGATTAGGTAAAGATTTAAATGAAGCAAATGAAAAGCTTCAAGAAATGGTATCACTTATTTATTACAGAGCAAGAAATGTGATATCAACACTTGTAAAAGACACATCTTATTATGATTTAGGAGAAAAGAAAGATATGTTTGTAGCATTTGGAACTAACTTCAATAATACTAAATATGAAGAAAAAATATTAGAAATAATTAAAGCTGCAAACTTATAAGAGAAAGGAGAAATATAAATGAAAGAAATATTTAAAACTATGTGGAATAATGGTAAGGAAAAAGATAGAGAAGATATGGTGCTTATGTATTTATCTGGAGCAGATAGAGATATGAGTTTTGAAGTATTTAAAGGACATATTGACTACTTGATGGATAATAAAGTTAGAAGTACTATAAATCTTACTGATTTAGTTAATAATGATTTAGATAAACCTTTATTTGAGGATGCAAATATAAAAGCTAGATTTGAAAGAGTTAAAGAAAATTTTGCAAGAGTTTTATATACCGCACCTGACTTTATAGTTGCTAGTTTATCTAATGAGTTTAATAGAAGAGGAGAAAATACTCCTTTCTATAAATGGTCTCAAACTATGAGTATCTCAGATAATAAAATAGAAAGAGATAAATCTCATATAGAAATGTCTGCTATGGTAATTAACTTTAATGACCTTTTAAGTCTTGTTTGTTTGTATGGAGTAAATAAATTAGAATTCTATAAATTATCTAATGATATTTCTGAAATATATGTAAGAAATCTTTTAGATATGGGTGTATTTTTAGATAATAGTCCTGAAGTTAAGTTTTTATTTAACTGCTTAAATAAATACTTTGCTGAAGAAAAGTATTATACTCATATAAAAGAAGTTGGAGTTATTGGTACTCTTAACTATGAAGCCGAACACTTATCTCATAGAATTAGTATAAGAAAAGAACTTATAAAAGATTTAAAGGCTAATTTCTTAGCAAATGATACTACAGGAAGATATAAATCAGAAATAGATAATGATAGTTTCTTTAAGAATGTTAAAAAGTTTGTAGATGTAGCAGCAATTATAGCTGCAAGACTTTGTGTAATTAAGAAATTCTCTGAATATGAAATAGATGGTAGAGCTATAGATGAAGTATATCCAGCTCCTCTATTTAAAGGAAATAAATCTTATGAAGCTAACCTAAGATGTGCTCTTGATGAACTTAGAAAATTTAATATAAAAGATGGATATGTTAAAGTTGAAAAGAAATTTGATGATAAACATTATAATCTTCTTAATTATGCATTTGCAAGTATAGGTCATAAAGAATTTACTGATATGTCTGATGAAGAAGTTAATTATGGAGTTATGAGAAATCTGTTTGCATTTAGAAAGACTTTGGTTGAACTTCGTGGTTCTTTAAGTAAAGAAATGGATTTCTTAAATAATCCGACTTATATGGAAGTAGCAAAACAAGAAATAGACAAACTTCTACATATAGTAAGAATATTCCCTAAGATGTTCTACTTTGCATTAAATGATGGATTTACTACTGAAAGAGCTGTAGCTGGTCTTCTATATAAATATATCCATAATTATGTAGTAGAACAAGAAGACCCTAAAGTTAAACATATCTTTACTGGAAGAGATTTAAAACTTATGGAAGACTTGATGAAACTTGAAGGAGCAATAGAAGAAGATGAACTTCTAAAGTCTGCACTTGCTAATATAAATGACTTATTTGAAGAAATGCCACCTATGCAATTTGTACATGATGATATGTACAAAGTATTCCATGATAGATATTTTGAATATAAAGAAGGAATACTTTATGCAACTAATAAACACTTTAATGAAAGTATATTCCACAATGAAGCTATCTTAAGACTTACTATTATGGATTTAGCTGCACAAGTTATGGCATTCCATAATACTTTAGTAATACATGAAGATATTACTAAAGAAGACTTTAGTGTAGATAATCTAGAAGGTTTATATCTAAGTAATGTAGAATGTTCTACATTTATAGATTTAAGAAATAAGGAATTTGTTCCATATAACTCAAGTTATCCACATGTTCCAAGTCCATATCCAGATGGTGGAAGAAGACTTATTACTCCAGCAGATAGAAAGCCAAGCTTTTTAAATGGAGCTTTTGATATTAATACTTTAGGTAAAGGTTTAAAGAAATAAAAGTCTTCCAAAAACAATTCTCCTGAGATAGCTATATATTTAGAACAGGAGGCATTTAACTATGGAAACTGGACAAAACTTACTAGAAAGAGTATTAAATCATCCTTATGGACCTTATGCTATAATCGTATTAATAGCTATTATAGTATTAGGTGCTCTTTGGTCTGCAGGATATGCTAAGTTCTTAACTGTTGTAAAAGCAGGAGCAAGACAAGAAATCCTAGATGCCAAAGCAAAAGGATACAAAGTTACAGACATAGTAGATACAGTAACTCAAAAAGTTATTGCTAAAGTAAAAGATACTAAGTCTAAACTTATGCATGTAGCTATAGCTTTACTTACTAACAAGTGGATACTCGGTGTAGTTAAGAAAAGAATAACTAATATAGTCAATGCAATATCAGAAGAAGCTGCTGAAGAAAAGAAAGCTTAATATATAAATAAGAAAATAACTAATTCATATAAAAGCTATCTCATATATGAGTTAGTTTATATTCTAGAAGATAATCCTAGACATTTGAGAAATCATTTGTCTAGGATATGTCTTTTCTTTTTTTCGCAATTTTTTCTCAGTTAAATATAATAATATGAATATCAAATAATATAAAGGAGTTGATTTAAATGTTATTAAGAGGATTTGTGATTGCATTAGGTATGTTCTGTGGATATGTTGCAGGATTAGGTATTGCATGTTTTAGAATTCTAAAAGTAGGAGGTGTATTATAATGATTTGGAAAACATTAAAGAAGATGATTATAATTGTAGTAGTTGTGCACTTTACTGTAGTAATGGGATGGTTTTACCATAAATATATGTAATTCTTACGAGAAAATAGCTTATATATAATAAAATGTAAAGTTATTTTATCTAGGTAAAATAATTTTATAAAAATAAATAAAATAAATAAGGAGTGATTTGTATGTCAAGAGAATTAAATTTAGGATTAACTGTTTTAAGAGGAAAGAACTTAGGAGAAATTTTTACAACTGTAACACTTTATGATGAAAGAAAAGAAGTATCAGAAATACTATCTGATGCTGTTTATATTCTATCATTAAATAGTTTACCTAATAATGTATCTAAAGTTACTATTAAGAAAGTAGTAGATGAGTTCATAAATATGTATGAAAAGAACACTACTTTATTTAGCAGTATGTTATCAAAAGAATATTATTCAGGTTCTATAGAAAAAGCTTATGAAAAGTTATGTAAAAATCTTTTAGTTATAAGTATACTTGAAACTGGTACTTTTAAAAACTTTGAAGATAATTCATTAAATAAAGCAGAAGCATGTGCTAAATCTAAATTTATTGAATTATTCTATGGATTAAAGTATTTAACATCTATTGACTGTGGATTAGAAGAAATAGGAACTATAGCTTCAAAGTATGTAGATAATGATAAATTAGAAACTTCTTTAGAAAATTATTTAAATACTAAAGTAAAGAATTTTAATTTAAAAGGTTTACATTACATAATGAAGCATGAATTTAAAACTTTGATAATAAATCAAATATTAAATGAAAGTATCATAGTTAAAGAAAAATATGCAACAGGTTCTTTAACTACTATATCTTCAATTCATACTGCTTTAGAAGTTATAGCTGAAGCATATGGAAGTATTCTTGCTAAAGTGAAAATAGTTAAAACTCTTAATAGTAGAAAAGAAAGAGTTAGTGACAAAATTGATTACTGTGTTCAACCTTTAGGAGATTTAGATAACTGTTATCTAGAAGAAGGTAAAGAATATTTTAATGAATTATATGAAATCTTTACAACTAAAGAAAATTATAATGAATGGTAATATTTCATTATAGTCTTCAAAAAGAAACAGAGCTTGAAATATAGTTCTGTTTTTTCTTCGGTACTTCTTCTTTTCTTGCTAAAAAATCATATATATATATAATAAAATGTAACATTAGTTGCAAATAAATATAAAAAGGAAGTGTTTTAAATGAGAGATTTAAAAGATGTATTACTTAAGGATTTTGATGGAGTTGATTTAGTTTTGAAATTTGGTGAACTTAAAGATATTGCAAAATATAATTTAAGAACTTTACTAAGATTTGAACATGAAGAGATAGACATTATTGAAGACTATAATAATCATATAGATTATATCATGAGTGAAGTTAATGACATGTTTAAAAATACACCATATCTATTTAGTAAACTTATGTATGGTAATTATTTAGGAGCAGGTGAAGAAGCTATTGATAATTACTATGCTAATATTAATCTATTCTGCTATTTAATAGTTGTATTTAACTACAGAATTAGTCAATCTGAAATAAAATTTCAAGAATATTATGCAAAATATGGATTTATAGATTTATTTAATAATCTTAATAAATTCTTAAAAAGCAAATATTCAGTTAAAATTTCTGAAGTAATAGAAAACTGTATGAATAAATCTGACTACTATTACTCTAGAGCTATGGAAGATGATACTTGGAAAGAAATGTTAGAAAATGATAAATATTTCTTAATGTTTCTAAATATGAAAGCTGAGATAAGAAAAGATTTACTAAATGACTTCATATCTGTATTTCCTAAAAAGGATTATGTAGATTATATGAAACATTTAATTCCACTATCTGCAGCAGTTGCAGAAATATTAGCTGCAAATATAATCTATACTGAATATCCTAAATCTAACGGTACTCGTTTATCTGATTTCTACTTTAAAGATATAACAGATGATTATGTAAAAACTGTTTTAGATTAAGCAGAATAAAAAAGAAGACTACCCTAGAGAAACTAATCTCTAGGGTAATAACTTCTAATATAGAAGTCCTTCATCTTCTTTTTTCTCTCTTCCATAAAAGCTCATGTCTCTTATACTCTTCATAACATAACCATCTTCGCTTCTAGTTAAACTATCATCACTTCTATTCTTAAAAGGATTAATTCTCATATTTACATTACTTTTCATTTTACTAGTAACTTTAAATACAAGTGCAGCTAGAGCTTCATTATTCTTCGCTTCTTCTATTATCTCAGTTAAAGTAAGTCTAACTATATTACCATTTATTACTTTAGTACAATAAATATCATCAACTGGTTCCATATTATCAGTATATCTTATGTATTCTCTAAAGTTAAGTTCCCCTTCTTTATCAAGATAATCATTATTTGCAATATCATCTATCCCAAGTTTATGCTCATTCATATCATAGAATTTAATCTTATGGAAATCTACAACATAATTAAACTTCTTATAAACAGCTTCTCTATAAGTATCATCAAATACTAAACCATTAGCATGAAGTCTTGCAAATGTTCTATCATCATGAGAACCACTCTTTGCTTCTATTCTTACTCCTTTTAGTACTTTCTTAGCTCTTAAAGTCTTAATTTCATCAACTGCTTTAGGATGATTAAACACATAAGGCTGTCTTTCAACTAACTGAGTAAGTAAAGTCTGAGTCATATAATCTCTTCTTCCTTTAACTCTACTTCCCGGCAAAGTCTTAGTATCATAACTAAACTTCTTAGTACTTCCACTTATACCTTTATCAGCTATTTCTGGAGCATAATAAACATCTCTTGCAAATACTGTTTTACCATACTTAGGGTCTTGTATTATAATAGGAATTACATCTTGTCCTGGACCATCCCACTCTATAGCAGATATAATCTTGGCTGTAGGATTTCCTTCCCATATTAAATCACAAAACTTCTTATATACATAGATAAAATCAAGTATCAAAAGAGTATTAGTAGCATATTCAAATATTGGCATACAGGTTTCCATATCCATAGCGTAGATTACAGTACTGTCTGCTTCTCCACCACCACCATGAGCTATATCTATACCTAATGCCACTACATTAAAGTTTCGTAGTTCATCAATTAAGTTATTACTGTTCTTAGTCTTTACATAATCAATCATGTATCTGTTATCAAGTAAGTATGTATCCCAATGTGTAGCATCTATCCAAGTTTCTATTCTTTCTATATGTTCTTGAGAGAATAAGCTATCAGTTGAACTGCTTACCCATTCCATAAGTATTTCATTTCTAAACTTCTTACCATCTGGAATACTTCTACGTCTTTCATCATACCAAGCTTCACTCATTCCAAGTTCAGCATAACCATATTCAACAAAGAAGAAATTCATTTCACTAGTTGCAAGCATATAATTTCTAAGTTCATCATAGCTCATAGCAAGTAATTTATTATCAAATTTGCATATTTTATTAGTAACTACATCATACATCTGTCTTCCAGCAAGAGTAGTTAAGTCTCCTGCAGTAGATGCATAATGTATACTGTGTCTAATTCCTTTCTTTCTTGCAAAGTCATGTGTTGTAGTAGTTGCAAATTGAACCCCACTCATAGCTGCCATAATGTTTTTAACGAAGTTAAATTCGTCAAATAACATAAATCTAAGTCTACGTCCACGACCTGCTTTTTCTGCTTGTTTCTCTTGAGGAGAGACAGCTATTGCAACCAGTGTATTATTAAGTTGCTCATTTCTAGTTTCTTTACTTCCTGTTTTAATAGAAGCTTCTACATTCTTATACTGAATTCCCTTTTTGACACGGTTTCTAACTTGATGCCATCTTAAAAAGTCAGGAAAGTTATCAGCTATATCAATTACGTCTTTCTTATTATCTACAGCTCTATTATACTCATAGTGTAGAAATCCACAATCAAAATCACTACTTCCATAAGCATACTCATAAGCAAGCAAATGTGTAACTATATAAGTTTTACCAATCTGTCTTGGTGCTGATAAGAAAGTATTGAAGTTCTGACAGTATAACCATATAAATACATATTGCTGAATAGTCATCTCAAACCTTGTAACTTCTTGGTTTTTAACTATTCTTGCACATTCTCTCATATGAAACCAAGGATTTCTTCTTCCCTCTTGTGCAACTTTAGTTTGCATCTCAGGAGTTAGTTTCATAAATGTATCTACGCCAAGTAAATCTCTGTCGAAACACATGAGATGAGCCTTAGTATTAAATTTAATACCAGAAAGCTCACTATACTTCTTTAAGTATAAATGGAAATCCCAGAATTGCTTATTTTTTGTAATTATATCATAGTATACAGTTTGAAATCTTCCAGTAAGAACTCCATTTTCATCTGTATCAAGATAAACGTCCCACATTTCATCAGGTAGTCCGTCTATATTATAGAATACTTTCTCTTCTTCTGTTACATAACTATGAGATAACTTTACAAAGTTTCCATTAAGTATCTTGTGATATGGTATTTTGTAATCTAAATCATCTTTATTATCATTAAGAGATTTAATATACTCATCCATCATATCAATACAAGACTGCTTAAACTCTAGATAATCAGCATACTTCATTTCTAGTAGTTCACTATAATAGTCTTTAGTATCTTCATCGACTACTTTAGTTACAATCATAGCAAGATAATCTTCAAAACTCTCAGCTTCTATAAGTTCTTTAGTATAAGTAAAGTTACTACCATTCTTTTTAAGAAACTTCTGAAACTTCAAACTCTCATCAGATGTTCCATCTAAATAAATTGCATATTTACTCATAAAAACTCCTTACAAATAAGTCAGGCAGGATTTCTCCCACCTGACTTTTAGATTAATAATTAAAATCTGCTCTTGCTACACCATAAAGTCTAGTAGCTCTTTCTTTGAAGAAGTTTCTATCAACAAGAGCATCTCTTATTTCATACATTCTATCTTCTAAATTAGTTGCAAGAGCATTAAATATATCATCATTCTTATATTGATTTCTGTAAACACCTATAACTCTTACAAAAGAACCAATCTTACGAAGAACTATGCTTTGAGTATTTACATCATCACAATTCATAGCTGCTGCAATAAGTGTATTTGCTTCTGCTTCAAGCTTTCTAAACTTTTGAGCAGGTCCATTTGCAAGCATTCCTATAAGTTCTGCTTTAGTATAATTCTTTTGCTTAGTTACATTAATACTTTCTAGTGCATCTGAACTAACTGGAATTATATCTTGAACTTGTGCATCTACTATTTCTTTAATTCTATCTTCATCACTTGGAACTATATTATCCATAGAAGATACAAGTTCATCAACTAAGCTATCTATTTCTTTAAGAGTTACAGTATCAACAGTTGTATATTCAGGAAGTTCTTGTTCTTGTAAACTTTCTAATGCAACATTAAGCTCATTAAGCTTTCTATTTCCTCCATTTAATTGATAAGCTGCATAATCTGCAGTTAGAATATAACTTCTTTTAAGCTTATCTATCTTTTTATAAGTATTTCCAATCAAATAATCTATATATCTAAGTCCATGTTCTTCATATCTTCTACTAGAACCAGCTATCACATCAAATGCATTAGTAAGTCCTTCAACAGTAGATACCTTTCTTAAACTAATATCAAGATAAGAAACCATATCAGAAACACTTCTTATAAGAGTAGAAGTATTACATTCATTAATCATATCATAAAATACTTTATAAATGAATAAAACCTTAGTTACATAAACTATATTACTTTCTTTAAGTTTAGCATATTTCATTACTTCTCCAGTTTTCTTAGTTTCTAACATTCCTAAATCAGAAAGTGTTTTCAAGAATAATGGATAATTGCTAATATGAAGAAGCATTCTTTGAACTAATGTATCTAGTATATACTCATCATAAAGCTCTTTATTCTTAAGATATCTATCAGAACCCATAAATCTTATAAGAATAGTAGAAAACTCAAATAAGAAACTCATATGTTCTTTAAAGTCATTATATTCTACACTATCTCCTAAGTTCCATCCTACCATACAAGCACTTTTTATATCAAATTGAAGCTTATTAGATATTCCGTCATCATTTCCTACATAAGAAAAGCTACTACTTCCCTCTACATCTTTACTAAGAGAAGCATTACTTCTATCACCTATTTTAATAGTACCAAATATACCAAGTTCATAACCGTTATCCATATCACACCAAATAGCTGATTTGGCTATACTTGCAGCATTATTCTTCATAATGTCTAATTGGTCATCTCTAAATATCTTATGAAGATAAGCCTCATGTTCTCCGTCATACTTATCATCATGTTTTCCGTAACCTCCATGTTTAGACAGTAGATTTATATATGAAGTAGCAAGATTTAAATCTGTTTCTCCTTTATCTCTAAATACTTTATCTACAGCTCTACTACATAGAGAATTTAAAGTTCTTATTGCATTTTCATGCTCTTCTATAAATCTTTTATAAGGTATAGAACTTACAGCATTGAAAAGTGTTTTAAATGTATTCATAATTTCCTCCTTTTTATATTAAATGTAATTAAACATAGCAAAATTGTTTCGGTTCTACTCAGCTAAAAACAAAAATATCTGTTAAAAACCCTTTATATTAAAGGTAAAAATCTAAAAAGGAGGTTTAAAAGAATGGTTGAATTAACAGAATTCATAATCGCTTCTCGTGCCAATAAGATTATCAGAAACTCTAAACTTACTGATATTTCATACACTGGCCTTAATAAAGCAGAATATGGGTTCTATAATGACACAACTCAGATAAAACTCAATACTCTTTCTGATAATTCTTCTTATCAATTACAAAAGAGACTTGAAGATATACTATATTTGATATTTCCTGGAACTAAATGTCAAAGATTTATAGGTGTTGAAGATACTATTGATGATAGATACTTCTATCCTATAACTGTTGCAACTATATTTAGTAACGATAAGAAAGCATTTATTCCTTTCTTTTTCGGAAAAGAAACATTATTTATAATATCACCTTTTGTAAGAAAAGAAGAAACTTCATTTATCGGAGACAAGTTTGTAATTCCTATATGTAAGATATCTGAAATAAATACTGAAACTCTTTTAGTTAATTTAGATACAGAAATTACAAAACCGTGTCCAGATAATGAAGATACTATCTATGGACCAGCTCCACTTGCAGAAAGATTTAGAATTATTATAGATGAACTTACAGATATAATAAGTCCAATATGTTCTGCAATACAAAAAGCTTTTCCTAGTTTTGAATATTCTGTTGAGTCTGAAGTTATCTCTTCAAAAGAAAAAGGTTATTATAGACTATATGAACGCTTTGGAATGGAAGCAGAACTTATGGTAGATAAAGATTTAGGTTTGCTTGAAAATCCACAAGATATAATTGCAGATATAGATTTCTTACCAATAGTTCTTAGAAATGAAGAAGATGATAAAGCTAGATATTTAACTCTTACTTTGCTTGAAAAGCAAGATAATGAGTCTTCTAGAGTTATAAGAAATGTAAGACTAGAAAAAGAAATAAATGAACCTAGAAATATAAATGGAATAACTCCATATCGTGAAGAAGATATTGGACCTAGAGGTGTTATAAATGAACTTTTGGTGCTTCGTGAAACTGGAAACATTTATCCTCTTATATCTCTAGATGATAGTGAGTTTTACTCTAATAAGAAAATAGTATTTATTCTTAATGGAGAAGTCGTAGATACTCTTCCTATAGAAGATATCTATGAACTAAGAAAAGGTTATCCAGAAGTTAAAGAAGTAAATAAGATAACTGATGATGGAAGAGAATATATCCATGCAGAAGAGGGGGTAGCTGATATTCTATCTACTATTAAAGAAATTGGAATAAGAGCAGGTTCTACTCTTTATGGAATTCTAGCTCCAATAGTTAAACTTCCTAAAGAAATGGCAACTACGATATTCCAGTTCATAAGAAGAACATTTTTAATAAAGCAAAATACTACACAAAAAGAATTAACAGAAGAACTTAAGATAAAAGCTTTAAATGATGATTTAGACATATTTACTGGTAAAGTAGAAAGATGGTTAGAAGCTGGAACTATAGGAATTGCTTCATTCTTCCTATGTGGAAATATAATAGTAGGATTTCTAGCTTGGTATATATTTAATAAAATGGCAAAGCAATCAAGAGCAAGAGCAATGGAACCGCTTGAACACCATGTTAATACTATTATTCAAACAGTAGATATGAAAATCAGATTTGCTGAAAGTGAAGGAGATACTAAAAAGATAGAGGAACTTATGAAGTACCGTGGACACCTTCTTCTTATGAAACATAAAGTAGAAAATTACAAGAAAGAAATTACTGGAAAAACTCAACTTGAATACTCTAAAGTTAATGAAGTTGAGAGAACAGGTGGGGGTTATTAGTTTAAATCAAAAGATTATGGTCTCTTAAATCCAGAAAAGGAGGTATTATGAAGTATGATGGATGGTATAAAACACTACGTGAGTCTAGCTCTAATAACAGTGTTTCTAGCAGTAGCAACACTGATAATCAGAAATCAGGAGAAAATAGACCATTTGGAAAGGACTATGAAGAAATAGCTCTAGAAGGGTTATTTGCAACTTATGATTTAAATGAAATTAAACTATCATCTAAAAAAGGTAAAATTAGACTTGGAATGGAAGCAGATGATGACTTTGGTTCTCTTGGAGGAGATGACCTAGGAGATGTCGGAGAGGATAGTGATGATACTAATACTGGAGAAGACTTCTCTGATGACACAGGAGATGACTTAGGTGATGACTCTGCTTTTGGAGACATGGGTTCAGATGATTTTGGTAGTTTTGGAGACGATACAAGTGATTATGCTGATGAAAACGGAGACAGTAGTAAAAAAGGTAAAAGTAAAAAGATTTCTCGTAAAGATGCACTAAACGAAGACTATGACCAATCAACTCAAATAAGAGAAACACTTGAATTTCCTAAGAAATTCCAATCTCTTCGTAATATAGTTGCATCCAATATGGAAATTGCATTATCTCAAGCACATGTAAATCCTAATGTTGAAAGAACTATTCATAAAGTAGGAGAAAAGTATCAAGCACTTCTTAAAAGTTTAGATTTATATACTAAAAATATGAGTTCTAAACTATATGAAGATTTATTTGCTGATTATATAGAATTTCATACTATAGCAAAGTCTTTAAAACTTAGTTATGAAGCCTTAATTGCTATGTAGAAAATTCACAAATTAACAATCGTTGTGATTAAAATATTACCTATACAGGTAATAATAAATATTTATATTTCAAGGAGGTAAAAAATGTATAACATAGACGTAACTAATCCATTCGCAGGGTTAGAAAATTTAGATGATGTTCAAGCTATCGTGAGTGGTACTAGAGCACCAGGAGAAAATTATGAGTCAAGATATGAAGGTGGATTAGAAGCAGAACTTCAAAGACTTAATGATGAAGCAGATGCTTTTAAATCTGAAGCTACTATAATTGCACTTGAATGTGTAAATGCAAATAGAGCTATCCAAGATATCATGAATGGAGCAAATCCAGTACAAGCATTCAAAATGTATGGATTTGAAGCAGAAGAAGGAGAAAGTGAAGAAGCATCAGTTGAAAAAGCAACTTCAACAGATGGTTTCTTCAAAAGAGCATGGAAAGCAATATTAGGATTTATTTCTAGTGCTGCTGCATACTTTGCTCACTTATTAAAAATCAAAAGAATATCAGGAAGAGTATTCTCAGCTATCTATAATGATGCTAAGAAAATCAATGATAAAATAACTGAAGCTGAAGGAAATGTAGGAAATAAACTAGATGGAAAGAAAGTTACAGTTACTAAAGCATTAGATAGTCATTGGAAAACTGTAGAAGAAATATATGCTTCTAATACAAAAGTAAATTCTGATAATGTAGTATTACCAGACCTTGCTGAAAACGCTGCTGATAATCCTGATGATATTCAAGATTTTATAACAGCTTATGCTCAACATTTCGGTATAGTTCTACAAGGAAAAGTTATGAAGCAAGAGTCAGTTGATGAAATATATAATGCAGCTGATGAAAAATTAAACTTAAATGGAATTAAAGATACTGAAGAAGTAGCAGCTTCATCTGCTTTATCAACTTCTAAATCTTTAATTGGAACTATTATGAATTATGCTGATGAAAGAAAGAATACAGAAGGAGCTAAACAAGACGCAATAAGAGCTTTTGAAAGTGCATTCAAAAATGTTAAGAAAGTTCACAAAGCAGTTAAAAAGAAAATTGATGATGATAAAATATCAGCTGATGATAAGACTACTTTAACTAACTTATCAGAAAGCTTAAAATCTCTTGGACATTTAGCTAAAAAGCAATCTTCTGTTTACAATAAGTGTCTAAAAGGATTTGCAACTGTATCAAATAAAGCAATATCAGATGCAGCTAAAGTAGTTAAATTAATGAAATAATAGGAGGAATAATATGTATTTTACATTATCTAAAAAATTAGTCAAAGAAAACTTTTCTGAGATTATGTCTGGTTTAGAAAGTGAAATGAGTATCTTTAATTCTTCTGATTATATAGATGATAACGTTGATGAAATTGCTGCTATGGAAGATATAGCTAACTTAGGTGAAGCTATAACTTCATTTGGTATTGATGTTATAGGTTTAGAAGCTGATACAGAGAGTGGAGCATCTGAAGAAAAGAAAAAAGGAAGACTTGCTAAAATAGGTGCTTGGCTTAAAGAAATCTGGGAAAAGCTTGTAAACTATATAAAGCTATTCTTTAATAGTTATGCAAGAAAACTTAATAAGATAAAGAAATATCTTAAAGAACTTGAAGATGCTGTAAAAGCAGGACTTGATGTAAAAGATTATGGAGATGCTAAAATCAGTTATGGTAGATTTAATGAAACATTTATCAATACTTTAAATGGTAAAGTTGAAGAACCAACTGCTGCAAATAGAGCTTTCCTTACATCTAAGAGTGCTTATGTATTAAGAGCTGCACAATATGTTTCATATGGTTCTACTCTTAGTCAGTATAATATAAAGAAAGCTAATAAGGATTTAACTCCTAGTCAGTCTATTTATGAGTCTTTAATACTTCTTCTAACTATCATATCATGCCTAGCTAAAGGTACAGTTGAAAATATAGCTAATAAGCCACTAGTTGCAACTGACCTTTTAGATGTAGTTAAAAAAGCTACTGAAGCATATTTTAAGAGGGAAGAAAAACCTGTTAAAATATTAGAAGATGGACTTAAAGAAAGATTTGATAGATATATAAAAGTTATGGATGATATAGGTAATAGAGGATTAGCTGTTAAATTAGATGAAATAGCAGTTCAAGAGGTAAAAGATACAGCACCAAGTGCAGCTCTTAGTTACTATTCTACATTTAATAATGTACTTATTACTGACTGGTTCAAAGATATTAATACTGATATCTTAAAAGAAATAAAAACTGTAGTTGGTGACACTTTAACTCCTGAGAAATTAGATGATAAAGAAAAACCAGAAAATTCAGTTGCTTTCTCTAAAGATTTACTATTATATAATAAGACTATGCTTAAAACATTCAATAAGAATTATGCTAAAGTAGCAAAATTCGTATTCAGCTATGTAAATCAAGTATATAAAACAGAAATGAAGACACTTAAAGAAATAGAAAAACTAATCAAAAAATAATTCAATTAAGGAGGAATAAATAAATGTTTGAGAGAAAAATAGCGAATAATGTAGTCAAAGAAGTTTTCGGATATGAAAGCATCAATGGTACATTATCTAATAAAAATAGCAAAAGAAACATTGGTAAAGATGATGGAACTGTCTATGCAAATATGGCAGGAATAAAAAGATGGGGAGCAGAAGATTTACAAGCAATGTGTGGTCTTTTAAGACAAAGACAAGAATACATGCCTAACTCTGCTTTATTTGATAATAAACAAAGAAGAGCAGCTGAATTAGTACTTGCTCAAGAAGCAATAAATAAAACTATAGATGCAACTTTATCTTCTAAAGCAGCTTGGGAAAAATTACCAGCTCCTTTAAGAGAAATAGCTGGATTTGCTAAAGCAAGATATGATAAAGAAATGGAATTTATAAATGCTAATGAAGCAGAAACTCCAAATAGACAAGCAGCTGAATATAAAGCTAACTTAGCTAAAAATACTGTAAAAGACATCTTATTTACAGGTATGGCATCAATAGTGAATGGAGCAGCTTCTGGATTTATTAACTTAGCTAATGGTACATATATGACTGCAGGGGAAGCATTACAAGCTGGTTCTTCTTATGCATTACATTATCCTGTACTAGAATTCTATGCTCAATGGGTAAACTCAGCTGGAACTATCTGGTCTAAACTTATTAAAACTGTTAATATGGTATCACCAGAAAGCTCAATGCCAATAGAACATAAATCACAAGTTTATGTATTCAGAGATAAAGATGGTAAAATTAAGAAAGAAATCAAAAGAGAAGATTACTTTAGATACATGGATATGAGACTTTTAAAAGAAAAAGGATTACTTCCAGCTGATGTAGATTACATGAACCAATTCTTAAGAAAATTAGTAATTCAAACTGCTAACTTCAATAAGAAATTAAAACTTCATGAAGTAATAGCTCCTCAAACAGAAGCTATACTTAAATCTTTCCAACAAGCAGTATTCTCTTTTGAAATAAAAGAAATATTATTAACTGGAGAAACTACAGGAGCATCTGCAAATAAATTTAAAGGTCAAATCTATGATACAGATGGAACTCCTATCCAAGGTACTCCATTAACTGAATTCCATTATAATGGTAGAGTATTATTCTTGACTCCAGATGCAACTAAACCTCAAGAATATTACATATTAAATCTATACTTTGATGCAAAAACAAATGAAATCTTAGTAGGATTTAATAAATCAGCTTCTACTTTAACTGCTGATATCATATCAATAGAATTTGAAGTAAAAGTACTTGACTTACCAAGAGTAGAACAAAGCTTATCACAAGTTGAAAGCAGAACTCATAAAGTAACTATTACTGCAGGACCTGTAATCATGAAAGAAGTAAACTTCAACCCTGAGTATGTATCTTTCTTAGAAGCTAAAACTGGTTCTGGAAAAATAGTTGAAGATGAAATCAATGCAAGAACAGAAGAATTATCTCACCTTGCAGAAAACATCTTTATAAATGGATATAAAGATATGACTACTGCTTTAAAAGCTAAAAGAAAATTAGAAGATGCAATTCCTAACTACCAAAGTTATGAATTCTGGGCTCACTCTAACTTAGACTTGGCAGAAGCTAATGCTTTAAATAAAGGTGAAAACTATAACATGAGAGTTTCTAGATTATTCCAAGGTCTATCAACTGCTTATGCTAAATCAGCTAATACACAAAATGTAGGAATGACAGTTTTCTGTAATGTTGAAAGCTTGAACCCATTAAATCCTGCTATGATGCCTATTATAGGAACAGTAAGTTCTGATACTGCTGGAGACTTCTTAGGAGTAGTTTCTCCAATAGAAGCACATGTATTTACTGCTGGAACTAATAATGGACCATCACCAGTTAAAGCTGTAATAGTTGGAACTAACAAAGCTGACTTCATGCCTGACCATAATGCAGCATATACAAAAGCAAAAGCAGCTAATGGTGGACAAGAACCAAGCTTAGACCAAATCTCTGCAGAACTTGTACATGATTACAACATCTGTCCTCAATTTGCAGAACCTAACTTAGAAACATTCTTCATGACAAGAGTTGCTTTATCTATGACTGACTCTTCAATGGGATATAGAAGTGAAACTGTACCAAATGTACCTCATATCCAAATGAAGTCTGGTTTCAAAATCCAAATAATAAAAGCAGCTGGTGGATATTTCTCAATAAAAGGATATATGGCACCTCCTGTAAATAACTGGAACTAACATATAAATAAACTAGGAGGAGAGGGAGAAATCCTTCTCCTCTATGTTTTTATTTTTTACCGAAAATATAATAAAGGAGATGAGAACAGAATGAACCTAATTACTACAAAAACTGTAGGTGCTGGAATGGATATATTTATGCTTAATACTGTTCCTGTTATGAACAGCATTCAAGTGTTTGGAGCAGAAGCTGAAGGAGCAATACTTCAAGAATATACAGCAAGAACACACTTCTTAGCTGGAATAAGTATGGACCAAGTAATTAAACTTAAGTCTGGACTTGCATATTTAGAGTTCTGGACACATGGAATAGACCATACAAAGCCTACTATAAATGGTAGATGGTATCCAGCTGATAAAATGAGAGAAGCATTAGGAGCTCCAGCTATACTTAAACAGATGAACCAAGGTGGAATTAAAGGTTGTAAAGAGCATCCAAAGATTAAATCACCTAAGAGTGCAAATCCCGGAGAAGCTCCAAGTCAAAGTGAAATACAAGATATAATTCAAGATATTACATTTATAAATCCAGATTTAGTTACTCACTATATAGTGGGATATAGATGTTATGAAGATTGTACTTTATTTAAAATAAGAACTTCTCTTACAGATTTAACTATAGTGAATGATATACTTGCAGGTAAAATACCAGCATTTAGTATAAGAACTCATGGTTTATTTGTACCTGATAATGCATTTGGTGGGTGTCATAAAGCAGCAAAATTAAACTTTGTTACTATTGATTATGTAGGAAACCAAGCAGATGTAAAGGCAATATCTAATACAGATATGAGTTTAGTTGATGTTCAAAGTGGAGAAAGAATGCATTTAACTCTTGATAGTCGTGTAGGTACTGAAAGTGTTGGAATTGATGAATTCTATAAAAAGAATGATATATGGGTAAGAAGAGGAATTATAGCTTCTGATGCTGCAATAAATCACTCTGTACAAATAAGTACTAAAGCAACTGAAAGAGAAATGTTAAGAGAATTATCAATGGATATATTCTAAGAGAGGTGTTAATATGAATATTAATACTTTAATATATAGAATGAAGAAATCTATTGGCTTAAATGGAATATTAAAAGGTGTTTATAGTGACTACAAGATAAAAGATAGTATTAAGTCATCTTTAATGGAGTATAACAGACACAGTGGGTTTTCTATCGCATATACATTAAGGGAGTTACTTTCAAATACTCCAAGAGTTAAAAATGACCAACATTATGATGCAGGAAACTATAAAGACTTAGTAGTAGTACTTCCAGATGAGCTAGTAGAGGCTATAGAAAGAACAGGATGTAGAGTAAAATCAGTTAGAATGTATGAAATGCAAAATGTAATACTTGCATTTAATGATAGAATAAGAAGAGGGATAAAGGATTTAGCATGGGATTTTTCTAAACAAGAGATGAATACTTGGAATGAAAGTGATATGACTCCTATGTTTAGACCACCAGCTACAGTAGTACTCCAAAACTGTAGTTATATGCTTGACTTATTATATGATAAAGAACTAACTATTATATGTGAGCATCCTAAAAACCTTGCAACTATTACAACTAATCTAGAGTCAAGATTTGAAGAGTTATGCAAACTTGATTTAATGATAGATATGTTTAATAATAATCTTGCATATCTAAAAATAGATATAGGTAATGGAGCAATAGACCCTCCTTTACAAGACTTTCAAAATGCTACAGAAAACAAGAGAACACTTCTTGAAGAATTGAGAGTTCGTGGAAGTATAGATAATATTATGCTTTCATGACGGGAATAAAAAAGAAATCATACCTTACTACATATTTAGTGTAGTAAGGTACTTTCTATATTTTATTCCGCCTAAGTTTTCTTCTCCTTATTATATTACGAAAAAACTTACTTCTAGAGAATAATTTCTTATCTATAATAATTGCATCAAGTGGTCTGTAAAGTTCAAAGTATACTCTAAGTTCGTTAAGTTTTATGTTTTGTAAGTTAGCTTTATTCTCTTTTACTTCTTCTTTAATCTCGGTAATCTTCTTCTCGTCAGTTTCTTCCAAAGCTTTCTTAATATCTTTGATAACGTCATTTATAATACCCCCTTCTTTTGTAACTTTAAGAGTGAAATTAATAACACGAATAAAAAGAACTCTAAGAATAGAAGTAACTATTTTAATTAATATCTTTTTAGTTTTATCTGTTTGACCAATAAGATAGATAGTAGCAACTAAACCTCCAGCTTTATATCCATTCTTTTGTAAAAAAGACATAACTAAATCAAATAACTCATTCACTACACTAAACATTGGACCCTTCACCTCCACTTATATAATTATAATCTTACCAAAATTTGTTTTTTCTTGACCCTTAAAATAAAAACAAGCATATATCGTAATAAGAATAAAGTTTATTATAGGAGGAAATATGAATAAAAGAATATTAATTACAGCAGATATACATTATGAAAGAATACCAAAGGACCAAAGAATATCGTTTTTAAGGTACTTAATAGGCTCTATAGACGAGTTTTTGCCTGATATCTTTATAATTGCTGGTGATACCGTAGATAGCCGTAATTTAAGAGCAGAAAGTGATGATTTTAAGGAAGTAAGTGAATTTGTAAACTCACTTGCTGATAATTGTGTTAAAAGAGGAACTACTTTTATTATACTAAGAGGTACACCTTCACATGACGGAGATGTAATGCAAAATATAACTTCTTTTATGGGAAATAAAGTAATCTATGTAGATAAAATATGTTCTAAGTTTATACAAGATTTAGCAATAGGTTTTATTCCAGAACTTTACTATGCTAAATATGAAGATTTCTTAAAAGATATGGAAAGTGAGATTAAGTTTTCACAAGATGTGATAGTATTTCATGGAATGATGAACTTTGCAATACCGGCTGTAAAGCAAATAGATAGTAGATGGGATTTACATAAGAACTTAGTAATGAATTACAAAGATGTAGAAAATTATGCAAAAACTATAGTTATAGGTGGACATGTACATGAGTTTATGAGTAAGGGAATTACTTATTATACTGGAAGAGCAATTAGTAATGTGGGTGAAGTTACAGAGAATAGAGTATTTGGACTTCAACTTGTAGATATAGATAATAAGAATAATAAGTTTGAACTTAAATCTATTATAAATAAAGATGTTCCTTTAATAAGAAAAGTAACAGTTGATTTAATAAATGATGATATAAGAGAACTTATAAATCATTTTAAAACATTTAATACTGATGAACTTAAGTTTATTTTTCTTGTAGATAGTAATGAAAGTACTGTAAATAAACAGAAAGAATTTATGGAAGTTATAAAACCTAAGTACTATCAAGTAAAACATAAAGTAGAAGTAAAAGAAGTAATTAAAATGGAAACTGGTGTAATAGAAGATATAGATGCTCTAGTGCACGAGTTCTATAAAAAGAAGACAAATCTAGATATTCCTGAAAGTTTATGTAAGGAAATAGATTTAAAAATGAAAGAATAGAGGTGAAAATATGGGAAATGAATTACTAGGAGAGTTACTTACATACATTCTATCAGACCCAGCAGATAGAACATTTCTTATAAGCCTAAAAGAAGCTATAAATTCAATTCCAGCAGAGCATACAACACAAGAAGAAGAACTTCTAGATAGAATGTTAGATGTTTTACTTGCTAATAAAATAGAAGAAAAGAAACAAGTATTTCAAATATATCTTGGTATGGGATTTAAAGATGAACTTAAGTCTTATGTGTCAGTTATTGAGAATGGAAGAGTTAATAAAGCATATAAAAAAGAGCTTATAGAAAGAATAAATAGTATTAATATTGCAAATATACTAAATCCAATAGTAGAAGATTTGCAAGATAACTTATTATCTCTTGAGGGTGGTAATCCCGGTAAGTCAAGAAGACAGTATATGGATACTATAATGGAACACATTCTTGATTTACAAAATCGTTCTTATTTACTTGTAGTAGATAAATCAAAAAATCAAGCAATGATAATAGACCCTGAAAATGGACTTGGTGATACTGGTGAAGTAGTACATAAGCAAATAGATAAAGCAGCCAAATCAAAGATTAAAACTATACCAAGTATAGATATGCTTGTAGGTGGTGGTTTCTTGCCTGGTAGTTTAGTTCTTATATGCTGTTTATCAGGTCATGGAAAATCACTTATAATGCAAAATATAGCAATTTATGCAAGTATTAATAATAAGAAAGAAGATTTTGAAGTAAGAGATGGTATGAAACCTTGTATTTTATTTGTATCTTATGAAATGAAGCTTATTCAACTTCTTCAAAGACATTTATCTTTCTACGGATATTCAGATAAAAACCTTATTTATGATACTCCTAAAGAAGAACTTGACAAGCTAATACTTGAAGAAACTAAGAAACATGGGGTAGAACTTCCTATAGTTTATGATGACCAAATAACTATAGATGAAGATAGTACTGGAAATCCTACTGCTGATGATATAAGAAAATCTATTAAAAGATATCAAATGGCAGGTTATGAACCAGTTATGGTAATAGTAGATTACATTGGTCTTATGGATGTTAAATCAAAGCAAGGAAAGAAACTAGGAGCAACAGGAGCAGACGGTTCTTATGCACTATCTCAAAAAGCAAGAGAACTTCGTCAAGTAGGAATAGAATATCAAATTCCTATAGTGTCAGCTCAACAGCTTGATAGTGAAGCTAATATGATATTTTCTCAAGTACAGCAATTCTCTAAGATAATAGACCCATTAGTTCTTATGGGAGATAATATGCTTCGTGGTTCAAAGCAAGTAAAAGATAATCTTGAAATACTTATGTATGGAGATGTATTTAAAATAGCTAAACCTTTATCTAAAGATAGTAATAGTAAAGTAATAGAATATGATAGTTATGTAGCTTTAAATGTTAAAAAGGACAGAGATGATGTATCTTTTTATAAGGCAAGTGAAAGAGACTTTGAAACTATTGACGGGTATAAGAGAATGAGTGAGAAAGTTAAAAATGATGCACAAACAAGAAGGTTCTTCCAAGAACCACAAAAGCCTCTTTGTGTAATTCCACTTATAGATAAAACTATGAAGATGCATCCGTTTGACTATGGTCGCAGTGTAAGAACATATTATTGCAATAATCTTGGTACTGCAATAGATATTAATGCTTTAAAAGAGAGTGAAGAAGATATAGATTTAGCATTTAATAGCTTAGAAAATGATGAAGATTTAGATAATTTAGAATAAGTTTATTAATATTTAATTACATATAATAATGTGAAAATAAGTTCTTTATAATCCCAAAAGAATTTATTAAATAAAAAACTTAAATCATGATTTGAAGATTTTTTATTTTTCGGGATAGAGATATAATCAAGGAAAATAAAAAATAAAACTAAGAAAGGAGATGATTTGCTTATGGCAATCACAGACAGAGATGAAAGAAGTGTAAGAGGTAGTCGTTTAACTATCCAAGATAGTGTAGATGAGTATCTAAAATTGGTAGACTCTGCACAAACAGATTTTAAGCAAGGAGAAGAAGGATACGGGATTAGATTTCTTTTCGATTACTTTAAACCTGTAAGTGGAGAGTCAATGTTAAAATATTTTGATAAAATAATTAATTTTATCAATAATAATGGCAAGGAACAAGTAGAACCAACTGGGTATTATACTGAACTTGATAATTTAGGAAAAGAAACAGTTAATGATATGGCTGTTGCTATAATAAATTATACAGATGAAAATAATAATATCCAATTAAACTCACTTGCAGTTCAAGGTGAGTTTGTACAAGCAGTTGATAGTTTTGGAAGAACAGATGATAAATCTAAGTTTATACATGCAGATGATAGCATTGCAACTTTAGATGCAAATGATGTTGCTCCAATAATAAACAGAATGGCAACTGTAGGAAGTTTGTTTAAATCAGCACAAGAACTACAAGAAGGGATACTAGCAGTTGGACCAGCTCTTCTTGACTTTGTAGGTCAACAAAATGCACCACAAGGAGCATATGATTTAGTACTTGACTTATTTGCAGGAGCAGATGCTTTTAATAATATGTCAAGAGTACTAAAGAAACTTAAATACATCTCTTCTAGAGGTGACAGAGGTAGAAGTAGAGGTGAAATATCTTCAAAAAGAAGATACGTAGGAGAAGTAGGTAGAGATGAGTTAGGAACTATTAGAGAAACTAGACTTTCAATTCGTCAAGTTGAAGAAATGTATAGAACTATACTTGAAGTCTACTCAGCTTTCTTACCTAAAGGTTCTATAGAAACTCTAAATAACATTATAACAGCAGATAACAGATACCAAGAAATAGTAAGTGATATGTTTAATATATTAAATAATACACCATTTGACATCATTTACAAAGAAGCTTATATCAAAGCAAGAATATTTGAAGGTATAAATCAAGATGTATTCTTTGAAGCTGTAGATGGTATCAATCCAAGACTTGTAATGATGGGACTTTATTACTTATCAGCAATGAATGGAGCAAGTAACTTATTTACAGATGTATCTGCAATAATAGGAATTACAAGAAGTCAAGCAAGTATATCAATTCCAGAAGATTATACTTTAGGAAATATTCTAAATTATACTTATGGAACTAATGACACAATACCATTACTTCTACTTGCAGAACTTCTAAATGATGAAAGACTTGGAAATCTTATAAAGAAGCTTTATACTCCAAACAGAACAGGAGACTACACAATGTCAGCTGACGCAATAGAAGCTTATATAAGAAAATCTAATGCAAACTTCAGTTCATCTCAAAGATATAAAACTACAGATTTAATTAAATACATAAATGTTCAATTATCTGGAGCTCAAAAGACTACAAGTTTATCAGAAGATGAAATATCTGACTTTGCAGAACTTGTAAATAATGCATTATATAATAACAGAGGATAAGGGGTGACATAATGTCTACAAAAAAGTATGGACATATTCAATCTTATGCTGAGCAAAGAAAACAAGCAAAGCTTCGTGAAGCAGAGGAAGAAGAATATGATGGTAGATATGGTAGTTATAATGGTACTAAAGTAAAGCTTGATATATTTGGAAAAGAGTATGGGAGAATAGGAACTGCTACAGTTCTTAAAACTAATACTGGAACTGGATATAAGAAAGTTTTAGGAGATATACCAGAAGACATACCATTAGGAGCAAGTGTAAAAGAATTAAAAGAGTGGGAGAAGACAGACCCAACAAGATTTCAAACAGCAAACGGTGTACAACCAAAAATAATATCTAAAGGAGGAATAGGAAAAATGGGTACAGGAATGAATTTTAGAATACCAACTGGAACAGGTGGAGGAATTGCAGCAAAAATAAATGCAGGATTAACAGCAGCTTTAAATACTCCTGCAAAAGGAATTAATGCTTTTAAAGGAAAAGGTGCAGTAGGTGGAATGATGGGAGCAAAAGTTAAAGGTGTAGGTGCTTTAAATGCAGGTATCAATACAGGTTATTATCAAGAAGAAGAAGTTTCTGGTAATAAATATCTAGAAGTAGATAATAATGGAAACTTCGTTGCAAAGAAACCTAAAGTGCAAACTACAGTTAGAATTAGTAATGATGACTTTGATAATAGAAGTTTAGAAGAAATATGGGCTATAAAACTTTTAGAAGAAGTTTCTGATGATGAATTTGACAGAAAAATTACAGAAAATCAAAAAAGAAAGTTTTATGATTTATCTGTTTATGTAGCAAATAGAAATACAAATGGAATAAGAGAAGTATTTGAATGGTTTGCAGAAGAATTTAAAGACTACAAAAGAGCTTTACCTCCAAATGCAACTATAGTATTTGCAGTAATAGGAAAATATAGTGAAGCAGTAACTATCTCATTAGATACTCAAAATAATATACCAGCTGAAGTATTAACTAAGATACAAGCTCTTGAAAGTATAGTAGGTTCACTTTATAATAACTCAAGTGTAGCTACTATGTTACCAGACAGTGCTGCAAAAGCATTAGATAATATATTTGATAACTACAAGAATAGTAACTTAGAAGAAATAGGAAGATATGTAGCTTATGCTGAAAATGTATTAACTAAACTTAATAAGGTGCATCTTGCAGGACCTATTGACTTATTAAGAGGACTTAGAGAAAGTGTTGAAGGTAACTTAAGAGGCAATGGAAGAAATGCAAATAGAATGGGTGGTATGAGAGTAAATACTGTAGGTGGAACTACTGGAGGTAAATGGGATAGATACACTACTACTAAAAAGCCTCTTAGTACAAAAGTAGAAAATTTTGGAATTAACGAAGGTGTAGGTGTAGGTTTATTAGGTAGAGCTCGTGAATTAGGAGCTGGAACTGGTGGAACAAGAACTGCTAGATATAGTGATGATAGAGGTTTTGATAATAAATTAGGAAGAGTTGAAGTTCCTAGAGCTTCTATAGGCAATAGAGGAAGTGTTGGAGCACAATTTTCAGTTGCAAATAAAGGAATTGGAGCAGTTAATTCAGTAAATGATGACCCATTTGGAACGCCAGTGTATTCATTAAATACAGGCAGATATTAATAATAAAGAAGGAGACAGGTGATGTTTAAAATGAATAAAAATAGAGTTGAAGCACTTAAAAATAAATTTAATGATATTCTTTGGAGAAATTACTTATATAAAGAAGCTTACTTTTCATTTAGAAGAGCAAACTACAAAGAATATAGAGGAAAATATATTAAAAATATTGTAATAAAACACGAAGATGGTTCAGTTACAAGAAAACCAGTTACTATACAAGATAAGAATTATATAGATAATTTATTAGGTGATAATGGTATTAAAAACATTAATATGATTGAAGTTAAAAATATCTATGATAATCTTTTTGACATAGCAAGTACTAAGTTACAAAGATATATGAAAGAATGTCAAGAAAAATCTAAAGCACCTACTACAGAAGAAATAATTGATGTGGTATTTGGTAGAAATAGGAAGGAAATGACTGACTGTTTAGTTCATTCAATTTGGAGCATGAGAATGTATCAAGTTCTTATGAGAAATGCAGAACAAGAGGACTTATTTATAGAAAAAATAAAATCTTCAGATAATGATGTTGATGTGGTAATGAGTAATGACTATTATAACAGACTAGAAAAACCTGGAGAAACTAGAATAACAGAAGATAATAAATCTGAAGAAAAAGAAGTAGTTGAAACTAAAACTGAAGACATACTAAAAGAACCAGTTATAGAAGAAACTAAAGCAGATGAAACTGAAGAAGTTGAAGAACTTAATGTAGACTTTGAAAAAATGAATAAACTTATCGTAGGTATAAGAGAAAATAAAGAATTAGTTTACTTTGGAGAATTAACTGATGATAATAGAGATTTAGTTAATATAACCAATGATGAAATTATAGTTCTGAATAGTACTTTAATAAGTACCTTTACTGAAGATGAGGTTAAGTTTATGTTTGATGAATATCTCAATGTTGAGTATATTAAAGCTGTTGTAGATATGGTAAATACTGTAGCAAATGGTAACATTGAAACATGGACTAAAGATTACCTAGTAAAACTTACTGATAGAGCTGTCAATAATGTCATGTATGATATAAATGAAGTTCTAGGAGTAAAAGAAGAAAACTTTGAAGAAAAGGGGGAATAAGTAAATGTATTTTGACATAAATGAAACTATTGGTCGTTATGACGACCTTTACAAGTTCTCAGGTAGTAAGAAAGTAGTCATATCAGACTTCTTTCCTTATCTAAATGAGGACTGCATTCCAGAAGTACCAGTATCTGGTTTGTACAGAAGGGAAGTATTTGGTTTATTTAAAACCGTTGGAACATTTGAAAGATTTGACATAGCTTTTACAGACCCAATATTAGAAGGTGGGTATTGTGTAGAAGATGATTTTGACTTTGATTTTAAACTTAGTATAGAGGATTACGAAAATGCTCTTAATAGCTATGTAAATAACTTAACTAGAATGGGTTATGAAGTAGAAGTAAGACCAGTTGAAGAACTTTATATAAGTTTTATAGAAATTCAAAAAGTATGTTCAGTATCTGGACTTGTAAATATAGATGTTAAATCTCTATATCCAAGTACAGAAGTTCCAACAGCAAAAACCACAGAAATGTATGATGGTAATATGCCTACATTTGAAAGTTACTACATAAGCATAAGTGAGTTCTTGCCATTCTTGACATTAACTTTAAACACATTGCTAAGCTTACACAAACAAGTATTCATTGCAAGAGGCTTTGAGCTTAATGAACCTAACTGGAAAGTGGATATTATCCCTTACAATTACCCACTGGTAAGTGATAGAATAAATGTTATCACTGATATAGTTATCAAAACTGTAGGAGACTACAATATGTCTTCTAAGTATATTGAAGAACTATTAAGCGGAAATAATAGAGAGTCAATTTTCAGAGATTATTTCTCAGAAATGAATTATAGATATGGATTGATTGAAAGTGAAGCAATGCATGCTTTAACTTATTTTGATACAGCTGTTAAGGATTATAGAGTAAACTTCTATAAAGTATTTAATTTATCAGAAGCACAACTTAAAGGAAGAAAACTTTACATAATACCTGAAAAGAATATTGAAAGATACAAAACACAATCAAACCTTAAAGGATTAATTTAATTAAATAGGAGGAATATAAAATGGCAAGAAAATTATCAGCTAATTATGTTGTATTTGCTTTAGAACCATGCATTCGTTCTGAGCAATATTCACAACTAGGCATAGAAAAAATAGTAGAAAAGATATGTGGAGTAGCAACTTCTATAGGTCAAAAAAGAATTGTGTCAGTAGACCAAAATGACCGTGGAGTAGTTGTGAAGTTTGGACATGAATTTGAAGGTATGCAAGGAAATGCCTTTGAATATATCTGTAGTATACATTTGCAAAATCTTGCACAACAAGGTCTTATCTCTGAAGATGACTTAAATCTATTCGCTATGAGTGAACTAGATAACTTCAGTCCACTTGTTATAAGACAGGAGTATGGATATGAATTCACAAAAGACCCTGACTTTCAAAGATGGTTAAAGGAAACTCATCCTCAAAATGAGGACAGACCTTGGATGTTTGTATCTGAGTATATATTTGATACTCCAAGACTTAGAGATGATGCAAACAGAATACAACAAATTTTACATGACTTCTTTGTAGCTAGTGATGTACATGTAATGCAAGAACCAAAGAATTTTGCTTTAAGATATGTTCAAAATGGAAGTAGAACAGAAAAGAGACTTATGCTTATAGATATGGACAGCTGTTTTCCTATCCTTGTAGATGACCAAGGAAGGGAAATAAGACCAGTTTGTCCATTATGTTCAAATCCAATGGAATATGTTCCTAATGTAATGAAAGCTGGAATGGATATAAATGCACTTAAATCTCAATCAGGAGTATACAGTTGTACAAGACCTTCTTGTGCTAACTATGTATATGATGATATTGAAAATAATGGTGGATACACTACAGATTATAATTCAATAAGAGATAATAATGTTTTTAGAAGATACATTGAAGAAGAAAATCAATTTGATGTTAATTATCTTATAGCTTTATATTGCTATTCTTATATACCAGCTGACCCTGTATTTAATATAGTTCAATATAAAAATGCAGTAGCTAATGAATTAGGACCAGAAATACTTGAAGCTTGGGGTCAAGAAGGACTTTACTATGCATATAGAAACTTTGCAAATGCAATGATAGGACATTACTTATCAAGAAATAATGATGAAACTACTGCAGTTGCAAATAAACTTATAAAATCAAATTATGATTTTGCAGGTTTTGTAGATGAAATTCAAAACTATGTGTATGCTAGAGTAGAAAATGACCCATTTACATTAAAACTTATTGCAAGTCTTTATATTATAACACTTGCAGGTGAAGATGTAATAACTGTATTTGATATGCTTAATGCATCTGATGCAAATGAGTTATTACAAGCAGGAAAAGGAATATTATATGACAGTGATATTCAAAATGTTTCAACTATGTTTGCTTGGTTACATCAAGGAGAACTAGTTAGATAAAAGAAGTAAAAGATTAAACCAGAGATAATACTCTGGTTTTTTCTTTTTTAATATATTAAAATAAGGAGAGATTTAGATGAATTATACAAATGAATTTTATAAAAGAATTATTGGAGACAGATATGAATTTTTAGTAGCAGATATTGATGATACTAATAAAGCAACTGTTAGAGTAGTAAGAAGTGCAGCAATTAAGAATGCTACTATAAATGTATTCTTTAATGCATCAAGTTATAGAAAAGCAAAAGGAGTAGTACATTTATTAGAACATGCTGTTTGTGGCAATGTATATCAAGGAATGAATATGATGCAAGCAAAAGAAGTACTTAAAGAAAAAGGAGTATATTTTAATGCTATGACTTCATATGAGTTTATAGGTTTTCATTATATGACAGATAATATAAGTGATAGTTCTATATATAAAGAAGACACTTTATATCAAAACTATATAAAAGATAAGAACTTTAAAGCATTTTCTAAAATAATAGCTGAAAGTTTTAATGGAGTTATAAATACACCTATTGATGAAGAATACTTAAATAAAGAAAGAGATATTATTTATGCTGAAATACAAACTAGAAATCCCGGAGATAGTTATGATATAACTAAAATACATATGCTTAATGCTATAACTGGAGGAGATTTCTCAGCTATAGGTAGTAAAGAATACTTGGAAAATGTAACTATTGATACTTTAGAAGCTTTAAGACATAAAGTATTTAGAACTGATAAAGTAATGGAAATTAAAATAACTGTTCCAGAAGTAGTAACAGATGAAGAAATTAAAGAATTAGTAGATAATCTTATGAGTTCTATTTATGAAGCTGAAACTTCTGAAGCTTACTATGATGTAGATAAAGTTGATGTAGATATAATTAAAGCTGTTATGAGTGACTATGTGCCAGATGAAATAAGCTACTCTTATGCAACTATTGATAGTCATACTCCAGCTATAAACATGAAGAAAGAAATATATGACTTCGTAACTAAACCAAATGCAACTGAAATGATGAAAGCTATATTTGTACTTCCTACATGTAAGATATCACTAGAAGATAACTTAAAAGAGTTTATGTACTCTCATTATGCTTGGCTTATAATAAAAGTTGCATTAAATGAGTTCTACAGAGAAAAATATCCTTATTTATACAGAAGTAGTAGTTTTGCATCAACTTTCTCTAAAGATAATACAAATTATCTAATATTTAGTAATATTTTTGATTTTGAAAAAGATTTTAGTATAACTAAATTTGATGAAACTTTAGAAGAGTTTAAGAAGGAATTCTTAGATACTGTTATTGATAAGTATTTAAATATTCTTATGATAGAAAAAAGAAACATTTGGTTAGGTTATATGAATTTAGATTTTACTGAACATGATGATGTATTCCATTATATTTATCCAGTAAGTCCATCTAATTTTATGACTAAAGTAACAGCTGAAGAATATATGAAATATTTAGATGGTGTTATTAAAGATAAAGATATGGCATTTCCTATAAGAATAGTAGAAGAATGTAAAGAAAATGAAGCTTTATTTAATGACATTAAAGAATATACTAGATACATATTTGATAAATGTCAACTTGTAGTATTTAAAGTATCTGAAAAGCAATTAAAGGATGAAGAAATTGCAAAAGTAATGACTGAAGAAAAAGGAGAATAGTATGCCTAATATATATGACGATAAAATGTTTAGCACAAATCACTTTATTTATAAGTACTGTGGATTTGATTTATTCTTTAAAAAGAAGTTTGAAGAAGTAGAAAAAGCAGCTACAAAAGCTGAAGAAAAAGGAATATTTAGAGTATTCTTTGATTGGATGTTTGATAATTATAGTGCTACTGGAACACCAAAACAAGAGCTTTATACATGTTTAAATAAATGGAAAAGATATATAGATAAAAATACAAAACCTAAAGTAGAAGAACCTAAAGAGGATAGTTATATACTACATATTCCAGCTAGAATTAAAGAGATGTCAAAAACTATCTTTTTAGGAGAGATGTCTATTGTAATGGATAGTGATAAAGTTAATTATGTTTCAGATAGCATTAATGAATTTAGCTATAGCTATGTAAAAAGTATTCTTAAAAGTAAGAAATATGAATATAAACAAAAACTAAAACTTTATACTAAAGAAATGAATAAAAATAAGTATAGAAAAGCATTAAAAGAAGTAGAACATAAGCTTTCTTTACTTTTTAAATATAAGAATATATTTAAACATTTCCATATAAATGTAGAACATAAAGATTGGTTACTTGTTGACATTTATACATCTAAAGGAAACTTCTTGCAAAGTGTTTCTTATAATATAGAAGGAGAACTATTCTCTGACTATAAAGTAATTAACTATTTCTTAGATGCAATAAAAGATACAGTTAGAAGTAGAAATGTAAAGATTGAAAGAATAGAAGTACTTTCTGCAAATATAGAATATAGATTTGATGGATGTGGAACTATGCCTAAGAAAATTCCTAAATTCTATCATTATAAAGATGTAGAAAAGTTATTTACTATTAAAATGAACACACAAATATGGCCATAAGTAAATCATGATATACCTAGGTAGAGTAGAGTAAAATCTATTCTACTTAGGCAAATTTATTTTTTTCGTAAAGAAAAGGAGGTTATTATGGAATACAAAATAGAATTCACAAAAGAATATGATAAATATAAAGCTAAACCATATAAAAGAATGAAAGAAGCTTTAGATGATTTAGAATGTGCTTATACTAATTATTATATGGAAGGATGTTCTGATTATGAAGGATTTAGTAGAGAAGATTATAAAAGTATGAGAAGTCTATTTAGAAAATTAAGACCTGTATTTGAAAATATAGGATTAGATTTAGATAAAATAGATAGGAGTGCTTTAATTGATTTAGAAATATATAATAGTATAGAAAATGGAGAGTTAATTGGAAGTTTTAATATAATAGATAAAGATGATTTAATTAGATTAATAGGTAACGGATACCCTGATACTATTTGTGATAATATAATGGATGAAATTGAATATTTGTGGTTATATAGAAAAGAATTAAGAAATGTTAATAATATAAAATTAGTAAAACTAACTGTAGATTTAGAAGATTTAGTAAAAATAACATATTAGAAAAAATACCTAACTGAGATTTAATTTCTTGGTTGGGTATCTTATTTTCTTTTTTTCGGTTTTTCTTCGGATAGTCTTTTGAAGGAGAAAAAAGAACTCGTGTGAGTTCAACTTTTCTTAAGAAGAATTATTTTTTAATTTTTAATTCTTCTAATTCCTTAACAGCTTTCTCAGTAGTTTCATTAACTTCTTTTTCAAGCTCATTAAGTCTTTCTTTTCCTTCTTTAATTAAATCTGAAAAGCTTTTCATTTTACACCTCCTTAAATTTCTGCAAATATAATTAATGCTGACTTTACAACAACATCATCTTTGACTGCTATAGAATACTTTATGTCTTCTATTTCCCAGTCAGTATTGTGTTCTTTGTATAACTTGTTTAGTCTATCTTCAATAACTTCAGCAAGCTTAGAAGCAAATCCTTTTTCACAAGTTGTTAATTCAGTGTAATGTAATCTCTTTCCTTTTCCTAACATTTAAATCACTCCTTAATATTTTTATTTAAAGTTACTAGATAAAATAACTTTACATTTTATAATATATACCTATAAAATCAATAAGAAAACACTTAAAATTCGACAACTTTAGGTTTTAAATACACTATTAATAGGAGGTGATTTTGATGGCTTATAATGGTAAAGGTATTGATATGTCAGATATCACAAGACAAAAAGCTACTTCTACTGAAGCATTTACTGCTGCTAAAAAAGCAAGTGATGTTAATAAAAAGTTATTTGGAAACTCTAATAGAATAACTGGAGACTCTAAATCTCGTAATAATAAGACATCTATACTTAAAGAGCAAATGGTTGAGTTCTCTCAAATGTCTCGTTCTGATAATACAGATAAAGAAGGTTTAGACCCGTATTCATTCCAGTCTCCGGGTAAGCTTAAAGCAGTAGATAAACTTGCATTAAGAGAAGCTGGTTATACTAATACCTTACTAACACAAATCATTAAAAATCAATCTAATCCTGCTAATTTACAAGCAGAAATTCAATACAGAGATAATGTATTAAATCTTTTAAAAGAAATAAGAGATAATACAAAGAAAGATACAAATAAAAAGACTGATTTGCGTAATGGTAAACTATATGAAACTAAAACAAGAAAGACTTCTTCTCTTGCTGAAGCTATTCTTGGTGGTGACTTTGCTGGTATTTTAAAGAATATAGCTAAGTCTTCTGAAATGGGTGGAATGGGACTTGAGTTATATGAAGGACTTAAAGATGCATTAGACACATTTAAAGACCCTATGATGCTTAAGCAAAGTATTAAAAATGCAGTACTTACTAAAGCTATAGGAACATTGCCTAAAGATATGGCAGAGCATTTAACTAGATTTAAAGAAGATGCTGGTACTTATATACAAGATATGATAAACCAACTTGCCTTTGGTAAGAATGCTACTCTTAGAGGTCTTACTCGTGGTTCACATCAAGCAGTTAAGTTTGATGCTAACTCTGCTGGTAAAACTGATATGAGTAAAGAAGCTTTATTTGATAATAAGTTTTATACAGCTGTAACATTTGAAATTCCGTCTGTTTTATACTCAATAAGAGATGGTATTAATAAAACTATTGGTGATAGATACGATTATGATAAACAAGAATGGACTTCTCTTCTTGCAGATATAAGAGATATGACACAATCATCTCAATCTATAACTAATGGTGTAGACCAAATGCTTCGTAGTTTCTCTATATTATCAGAAAAAGCAATAGGCTCTACAGGAGGAGTTAATAATACAAATATATCTCAAATATTTGCTACAGATAAGAATGGTAATGTTAAAAAAGATGCAAATAACAGAATGAAATATCAACATGAAACACTTATGCGTCAACTTTTAACAGCATTTATAAATGAAGGTGTAGATAGTAATACTCTTATGAATGTAGACCCTCATGTTCTTATATCTGGAAAAGGTCTTTCTAAATATATAGCAAAAGATTATCATGATTTACTTCCTCAAGTAATACTTGGTCTTTCTGATGTAATGAGAGGAGTTTCTTATGAAGAAAGAAGTGAGTTTGATAATAAAAGAGAAAGTATTATAAACTCTGTTGAGAGAAATCTTGTAAAGAATAAAGAAAAACTTGCTTCTTATTCTCCAAGAGATATACAAGCAATGACTCAATTTGTACAAGGTAATATATCTACAAGAGAATTTGAAAATATTACTGGACTTTCTGTTGAAGCTTTCGGTAATCGTGGTGTAAATAATGGTAGAACTAATACAGAAACTGTAAGAAATACAGGAAATAGTAGTAAACCACAAACTACTACAGCTATTATAACTACTAAAGAACAGCTTAATAGAGTATTATCTGACCCAGTTCCATCAATAAATGCACTTAAAAATATTGATGATAATCTATGGAGAAGTCTTTCAGATACACAAAAGATACAAGTAAACTCAATTATAGGAAGAGGTACAATAGGAGTTACTACTTCTCAAATGGTTGATAACTTACTTGCAAATGATATTACTTCTTCTGTTAAAACTCTTAATGTAGAAGCTAGAGAAGAACTTCTTAAAAAGCAAAGAGAAGATGCTATAAATGCTCTTATGAATAGGGGAGGTATAACAGATAAGGCTTTAAGAGAAAGATACTTTAATGATGCTCTTACAGATGAAGATAATAAAGAGCTTAATGCTCAAATTAATAAATATATGATTGCTAATAAGTATTATGCCAAAATGCACAATGCTAATATGACAGCTACTTCTATGGCACATTATGTGGGAATGGGAGCAAAAGCATCTGACTATGAAAGACTAGGTTTCTTATCTGACCCAGCACAACTTGTACCTTTTATAAGAGATGATGGAACACTTAATATATCTAAACTTCAATCAAAATACTCTAAGTACAATGAAGCTATGATGATGAGTATAGAAAGAGAAGACCGTCGTGTTCGTACTGGAGAAGTATTTGATGTTGCAACTCCAATAACTTCATTTAATAAAATACTTACAAACATATTCTCTGATGCTAAAGTATCAAGAAATGTAGGTATTATTGGTGGTGGAGCAGTTGGATATGCAATAGGTAAGCTTCTTCAAACACAAGGTGTAGTTGAGTCTCCATCACTTGCAAGAATGATGGGAGTAGTAGGTTCTGTTGCTATGATGTTCTCATCAAATCGTGAAAAGATACAAAATATCTTAGGTCCTGCAGGTGAATTTAAGAATGAAAATGGAGTTACTAACAGACAGATATTTATGGCAAAGTTTATAAATAAATGGCTTCCTTCGATTGGTCTTGGAGGTAAAGTAGGTTCTATGACTATGAAAGCATTTAAAGCATTTGGTCCACTTGGAACTATAGTATCACCATTCTTTGGACTTGCAACAGGTCTTATAGCTGGAGCAATGGCACCAAGTCTTTTAAGAATAGTTCAAAGAAAGCTATTTGATGATGATGGTAAAGGTAATAAAGGTATATTTAAAAAGATTGGTAATATGCTTAAGAAGTTTGACTTTGTAAAGAAGTACTTTAATATAAAAGATAATCGTACAGATGCTGAAATAGAACATGATGTTACAAGAGATATGATAAGAGCTTTAGAAAAAGATAATGACAGATATTCTAAGGTAATAGAAGACCCAGAAAGTACTGAAGTTGAAAGAACTGAAGCTTTTAGAAAGATGGCAGAGAATGAAAGAAGAATACTAGAGCTTAAAGCATTTGATGAAGAACTATCTATGATAGAAGATGATGCAAATGCAACTGCTGAAGAAAAGAAGAAATCTCGTGAAAGAGCAAAACAGTTACTTACTGGTCAAAACCAAGAAGTTTATAAACTTCGTGAAGACTCTGCAAAAGCATCAAGAGACAGAAGTCAAAAAGGTGTTGCACTTCATGATATGGATTTTATTACTAAAAGAGATATGTATGAAGCTTCTAAAGGTAAAATGGCAGCAAGACGTGCAGATGAGATACAAAGGCAGTATACTTCTGATAAAGATATGATGGCTGATTTTATTAAAGATTATAATGAAGGTAACTTTGATAATATAACAGATAAAGGTGCTTTTAACATAATTGATAAAGCTAAAAAAGACGGAAGATATACTGACGAAGCTATTGCAATACTTCTTGATACTTATTATTCTAAAGCAAGAAAGCAAAGAGCAGAAAATGCAGACCTTGCTATGCGTCAATATATAGATACACAAGTTCTAGATGCTAATGGAAACCAAGTAATGTCTGATAGACAGGTACTAATGGATAGAGCAAGTGATTATATAGATACAGCTCTTGCTAAGCAAAGTTATGATAGAGCTATAAAGAATGGTAAAATACTTCTTCCTTCTGAAGTAGTAGGATATCAAAAGATGAAAGAGTTTTCTGAGATAATGCAAAATGAAAATCTTTCTCCTCTTGAAAAAGAGAAAGCTATTAAAGATTGGTATGAGTCTCTTCCACAAGAAAAGAGAGAACAGTTAGATACTGTTCTTACTTTAAGACAGAATATTGCAGAAGGACTTAAAAGAACTTCTGAAGACTATATTCAATACTTATCTTATACTAATCCTATGCTTGCAGACAGACCATCACAACTTGTAAGTCGTGCTATGTTTGATATTCAAGAAACAGTTGCTTTAGAGAAATTTAAAGCAAATCTTAAAAATCTTAAAGGAATAGCTTCTGATAGTTTTGATAAGTTTATATTTGAAACTATTGATGGTGGATATATTGCAGATGATAGTAGAACTAGAGGTAGGTCAGAACAAATTATATCTTCTCTTATGAGTATGAAATATGCAAATGAACAAGCAGGAGGAGCTGGAACTGAGCAAGATAATGCTGATACAAGAGGAAACTGGCGTATGACAGACTTTGCTGATTTAACATTTGCTAATGGAAGAAAGGTTTCTGTTGCAGGTTGTGCACTTGGTGCATTTAATGCTGCAGTTATGAAACACAATTTTCCTCCTATGAGTGCTTCTGCTATGATAGATGTTGCTAATGAATATCTGTCTGAAGATGGAGTTAATATGGATTTCTTTAAAGCTATGGCTGAAAGAATTGGTTGGAGTGCAATATCTTATAAAATAAGTGAAAACACTTTTACTCCACAAAATATTAAATCTGTTCTTACACAAAGTGGAACTTCAGCAATATTACAGCTTCAAAATATAGATAATAATGGTTCACATTATGTAACACTACTTAACTATGGAGCAAAGAAATGTCAAATATGTGACCCAGAAGCATCTTCTTTTAAAACTGATATACTAACTGGAGATATAATTGCAAGACTTATAAGTATTACAGTTATTACAAAACCAGCAGATGTAACACTTTCTGGAGATAAATCAGAAAGTAAGTCAGAAAAAGCAAAGAAGAAAGCAAAAGAAGTATTAAAGTCTTCTTTTAGAAATGCACTAAAGAAAACAGCTATTGGAAGTGCAGCTCTTGGTGTTTATTCTCTTGCTAAATGGGGAGTAAATAAATATAAAGGAACTACACCTGATACTACAAACACTGGATTAGTTGCATCAACACCAGAAGAAAAGACTGAAGACCCAATTATTGCAAAACTTAATGCTATAATTGAAAAGATTAATGATGTTATTAATGTTAAGATAGTAGGAGATGATACTATAGCTCTTACTAATACTGACCTTGAGTCTTCTAAATCTGCTCTTCAACTTTCTCTGTTTGATGCGAAAGATAGTAAATCAAGAAGAAGAGTAACTAAAATAAGACAGCTATTTAACAAACCATCTTTCCAAAAAGACCAATTAAAGAAAGAAGCTGTAGAAGATGCTATACTTAAAAATACAGCAATGACTTCAGCTGCTATGGCTGCAGCTGCTAGAAATGGTGCTAATGGTGCTAATGGACTAGCTGGAGCAAATGGAGATACTCCTCAAAATCCAGATGGTCCTAAAATGTCAGGTGGTAAAAAGTTAGGTATATTAGCATCTATAGTTACAGGAGCAGCTCCATACCTACTAGGTGCAGCTACTTCTGCATATATTTGGAAAGATGAAATTAAAGAAAGTTTCTTTGATATAACTGGAGTAAATAAATCTACAGATGCTATATATGATGAAAATGGTAATTTAGAGCAAGAAGGATATATAGCAAATGATGCATCTAAATGGGGAACTTTGGGTAAAGATGTCTTTAGAACTGCTAAATATGCAAGTAAAGTATGGAAATGGATTATAGCATTCATGGGTAAAATAGCAGGTAAACTTTTATCTTTAGGTGGAAGAGTTCCTCTTATTAATAAAATATGTAACTTTTTAACTGGAGGTCTTTTGAAATCAATTAAAGCAACTCCTGTTGGCAGTACTGCAATTAATGTATCTAAGTTTGCAAAAATGGCAGGTAAATTACTACCAGTTGCTGGACTTATATCTGAGATATTTTTATCTTGGTTAAGTTTTAGAGAAGGTAAAAGACTTGCAAGAGAATTCTTGCAACTTCCTCCAGATATAGAAGTGCCTGAAGAACTTGTAAAAGAAGTAGCATTTGCAAACTTCTTATATAATAACTTATTTGGACTTATAGCAGGAATAGTTGGACTTATACCGGGACCGGGAACAGCTGCAGCTGCAGTTATACTTGCAATAGGAGAAATGGTCATCCATAAATTCTATCCTAAATCTAACTTCTTTAAGTTCTTTGCTGAACTTAATGGTATTCCTTATGGTGTTAGAATAGGTGGATTTGTAAAAGATAAAACTAAAGGTGAGATAATAGCAGTTGATATTAATGGTGCTCCTATTCCTAATATGAGATACAAAATCAAAAAGAATTATAACGAAGATGGAGAGCAAGTTAATAAATTAGGTAAAACTAAAGAAGAATATATTAAAGATAAAATGTATAAAATGAATAAAGACTATCGTTATTCTGATGAATGGATTAAATTTGCATCAGATAATGCTAATCTTTCAGATAAAGAGTTCTCTCAAAAAGCTGCTAGTTTAAAGATGGAACTTTATGATAAAGGTTATGATACAACTGGAGATAGAAAATATGAAAGAAATTCTATTTATCTTCAAAGAATGAAAGATAATGCATACGACAAATACTCAAATGAATGGGATGAAGTTGGAGATGGTCCATATGAGTCACCTGTAATTCAAATAAAGAGAATTACAGATAAATTTAAGTATACAGATTTAGCAAAAATGTCTAAAGCTCAAAAAGAAAATATGGCTTATAATGGAACAGGTCTTCTTAATATGGGAAATGGAACAGGTGACTTTAACAGTATAGGAAATATGACTGACCCTGTAGAAGTTATAAAAGCGGTAGCAAAAGCTAGTGGTGTTGATGAAAACTTAATGCTAGGAATAGCATACCAAGAGTCAAGACTTGTAGCAAATGCAGGTGCTAAAGGTTCTTCTGCAAAAGGATTATTCCAATTCGTAGATGGAACTTGGAAAAGTGTAGTGAATAGCTATGCATCTAAAGCTGGTTTAGACCCACAAATGCTTTTAAGAGGAATGGGAACAGCTAATGACCCTAGATTTAATCCTGTTTGGAATACTATAATGGCAGCATTTCATTTAAATGATATGTATAAACAAGCCAAAAAAGATTTAGGTAGAGACCCTCTTCCTGAAGAAGTTTATATTTATCATGGATTTGGTGCTGGTGGAGCTAAATATTTCTTATCTAAAAGAGATAATGAAGATGCTGTAGCTGTTACTGCAGGTTCTATTATAAAGAATTATCCTAAGTCAAATCGTGCATGGTTTTATAATAGTGATGGTTCTACTAAAACAGTAGGTGGAACTAAGGAATTCTTTAGAAATAAAGTAGCTCTTTATTTTACAGAAAAGAAGTTAGGAGATTATAATACTGCATTTGGAGTAAAACCTAATCCTATATATGCAACTAATGCTATTTCTCCAGATATTAAATATGGAGAAAGTACTGCTGCTAATCTTAAAGGTGTTATGAAGGCACTACCTGTTGCAGGTTCTAAATCAGGTCTTGTAGTAACATCTGCATTTGGACCTAGAAATATAAAAAATGGTTCTAAAAACCACAAGGGTATAGACATAAGAGCGATAAGTGGAGCACCAATATTTGCAACTTCTGATGGAGTTGTAAACTCATCTACTAATCACTTTGGTATAGTACAAATTACTGACCCAGTTACTGGAATATCATCAAGATATCTACATCTTTCTAAAAGAGCAGTAAATGTTGGGGATAAAGTAAAAGCTGGACAGTTGCTTGGATATGCTGGTGGTACTGGTGCTAATGGTAGACTTAATGCTTATTCATCACACTTACACTATGAAGTAATAAAAGATGGTAAACAAGTTGATCCATTTAAAGTATTAGAACTTAGCTACAGTAACTTAAAATCAGGTTCAGCTGAAAACGAAGCTTATGCTAAGAGAAATGGACTTAGAAGTGTTGCAAGTAATAAAAGATTAGACCAATCTCTTGAAAAAGGAGATGGACCAGAAGTAAGACCTTATAATCATATAGCTTCAGGAAAACCTGTTATAGTTAATAACGGAAACGATGGTGCTATTATGAATTTAATAGGAATGCTTGCAAAATCTATAAGTGCACTTATGCAAACTACTGGTCAAACTAATAATTTACTAGGAGAAATCCTAACATTTATGAAAACAGAAAATAGAAACAAGTCAATTATGTCGGATGGTCGACAAATTGCAAGAAGTGATATATTTTAAAAGGAGGTAAAGACTAATGGGACTATTTTCTAATATAGTAACAGCTATAGACCGTCGTATAGTAGGTTCAGCAAGGTCTACTGTATCACAAGTTAAAGACAGGCTTTTTAACTTTGACTTAACTAGTGGTAGAAGTGGATTTCACCGTAATAAAGGCAAAATCGGAGGAGTAGTAGTGGCTGATTTTGACGCAAGGTCTATGAGTGCTTACTTTGCAAAACAGGACTTTGAAGAACTTGGTAGATTTAATACTGGAAGTTTAGTAAAACACAATCCTTATAAAAAGTTCTTTGTAAGACTTGATTATAAAAACCATGTTGGTGCAATGCCTCCTATGGCAGATAATATAGTAGACCCACCTCCTTTTATGGATGAAAGGTTTTTTCAAATTCAACCTAGTTCATTTGGAAGTGGTCTAGTAGGTAAATGTTATGCAAAACTTGTGATGGAGAGAGGTACTTACCTTTCTCTTTCACCTCTTAAATTAAAAGCTGAGCCTTTTAAAAACTTAGACCCTACTGGTATAAGTCAAAAGATATCATCAATGCTTGACGAAGTATGGGGTTCTTTAAATATTCCAAAATATAGTTATGAGGCTAAGATAGAAACTGCTGGTTATTGGAAAGATGTATGTGTTCATGCAAGAGCGTCTCTAATGCTTCTTGGTCTTGGAGATTATACAGATGACACTATGAGTGAGTTTTTACCTGAGTATATAGTGTATAAACTTGGTGACAGATACAGTTATATGGGAGGAAATATACTTGATGGAGAACCTAAAGATGACGAAAGTGATAGTGATAATAAGTCATGGTTTCAGTCATTTGTAGATAAACTTGGGATAGGTGGAACTGGAAGTGGTAATAGTGATAGAACATCAGGTGCTGGAACAGCAGGCTCTAGCTCAAATTCTAAAGCTTCTTCTGGTTCATCTAATAAAACAGGTACAGGTAAAAAACCTGCTATAAAAGGTAGTGCTAAAGCTAAAAATCCTGAAATAAAAAAAGTTAATCAAACTTCTATGGTTGATTTATCAGCAGCTGCTGGAGCACAATGGGGTGGAGCTCAACATTTTACACCACCAAGTTCTGCTAAAAAGGCTGCAAATCCTTATCCATTATCTAAGTTTGGTAAAAAAGCAAATGAACTTGCAGCTAAAGCAAAGGATTTACATGCTAAAGCTCAAAAGTCTTTTGATAACTTACAAAAAGGTTATCAGGATATGTATGAAAAAGCTAAAGCTGGTGCTGAAAGACTTGATAAAATGGCAGAAGGTGCACTTAAGAATGCAAAAGATAGTATGCGTGCTTTTATGGGAACACATGGAGGAGATGTAGGTCTTGCTCTTTATGATAAACTAATTGGAACTACTGTAGAGCAAGCAGTAGACGGAGTTAAACAGTTAAGTTCTAATATTACAGGTAATATGTGGAATATGATAACTGGTCCTCTTAATAGTAGTCTTCTACTTCCAGGTGGTTTATCTAGTCTTTATAAAAACGGAGATGAGTTTGATTTAAATGATGCAAGTATTGCAAACTTTATGAGATATATTCTTAATATAGATTTATCAAGTCAACAAGTTGATAAAAGATTTCCATTTGTAACATTTTACTGTGATGGACCTATAGAAAAGTCTTTTTCTTCATCTTTTGATATATCTGAGTCAGATGCAGCAGCTGCAACTACTCACTATCTTAAAGGACAGTTTGAAAAAGGACTTAAAGCTGCAGTGCAAAGTGCAGGAATGACTGAAATGTTTGGTGATATAAATGGTGCTGATTTAGGAGATGCTTGGAAAGAACTTAGATTTCATGACTATAGGCTATTTAAAACAGGTTTCAACTTAGCATCGCAAACTGTAATTCCTAAAGTAATAAAAGGTAATACACTTGGAGAAAACTATACAGCTACTATAAGACTTATTGGTGTAGGAACAGATAGATGGAGTTTATTTAGGCTTCAATTTGAATTTTGTAAACTTATTCCTTTTATATTTGCAAAACAGGAAAAAGGTGCAAAGTTTAGATATATAATTCCTCAACAGCCATATTATTGTGCAGCTTTCAGTAAAGGTGTTATGAACCTTGGAAGAGCAGCTATTGAGTCTTGTAATGTTAAAGTAGACAGTACTTATAATACTACAGAAGGTATAGCAAGTGATATGACTATTACTCTTAATATAGTACCTTTAATAAATGTAACAGTTGCACCACAATTTGGTTTTTTATCAACTGATGATACCAAAGAAGGAATAATATCAGCAATGTTTACTCCTACTTCATCTTTTAATATGCTTGCAACGCTTGCAGGTCATAATACAGTATTTACTAAAGTGCCATTAGGGTTATTTGAGTATTATTTAAAAGGTAAACCAAAAGCTATCTATCAAAATGTTACCAATATAATGCGTATAGGAGCTAATGCTTATCAAGATATTAGTATTAACTCTAACTTTAACTATAAAAGAAATTTACTTACAAGGTGATATAATGAAAGATTTTAGAGATACAAGTAAGGACTTTGCTATTATAACTGATATTCCTGAAGAAGATAGAAGAATATGCAAGAACTTTAATTTAAATAAATGTCTTAAGTTTGTATTATATGGTGACCCGTATTCTGATAGTAGACCTAAACCTAATATGAAAACAGGTGGAATTGCACTTGTAAATCAAAATAAGATGAAAAAGACATTTAAGGAATTCTATAATAGATGTGAGCTTTTACAAAAGATGACTATTATGAGTCCTTATCTTTTAAAAGGAGTATTCTATTTAGAAGCAACTAATATAGACAAAAAGAGATTTAAAAAATGTAAGAAATATATTCAGGATTTATTTTATAAAGAAAAACTTGCACATATGGGAGAAAAAGATGTAGATAATATGATTAAAATACATAATGATATTATGTTACAAGATGAATTTAGGATTACACTTACAGATGGATTTAATATAGGAACTCTATATTCTCCTAAATTCATAACTCCTGATAATCCAAGAGCTGAGATTTATGTGTATTTTTCTGATAAAGAAAAAAATGAGTATTACATAGATAAGATACATGAAAGTAATTATTATAAGAAATGGTTACTTAGTTATAAAAATTATAGATATATAGAATGTAGAAGTGTAGATAAACAGTTAAAACACATGAAGAAAGTAATTTACGACATGTGTAAAGATATTAAAAAAGAAAAAGAAATGAGGAAGAAAATAGCTTTAGTAACAGAAGAGTTTAAATGGTATAAAGCAGAAGACATAAAAGAACTTGCTAATGTATCAGAACTTACTTCTAAAGAATTTACAAGAATAGATGCAGAATATAAGCTTTCTCTTATGTTATTTAAAGATATTCCTCTTGCTTATTCTATAATAAAAGAAGGAGGAAAAGCAATATATGATGAAACAGATACAAACGAAGAAATCTTCTTTTAATGTTATAAGACTTATTATTAACTCTTATAGAGGACATAATGAAAATTCTTATGATTTAGTTAATAGATGCTTATCTACACCAGCCATAGTAAGGGAACTTATGAATACAGTCAATCCTTGTATGGGTAGGTCGTATTTAGAAAATATAATAACAAGTGAAAGCTTTATAGAGAGCTTATAAGGAGGTATTTTGATGTATATAAATGATATGAATGAAGTGAGAGATGTTATTTTTAAGAATGTATTAGGTAAAGTTATAGTTAAAGGTTGCGAAAACTTAGAAGTTAATGATACAACTCTTGCAATAGCTGGAAATGTACTAGACGGTTTAGGAATTAATCCTAAAACACTTACTAAGATGGTAGCAAATGAAAGTGCTCAAGATGGTAATATAATTGCTAAATCTTTACTTAATGCAATAGACTCTGCAGCATCTAAAGTAATGCGTGATGCAAGTGGTAAATATATAGAAGATGATAAAGTACATGAATTTATAATTAAAGGTTATGAAGATGAAGAAACTCCTAATGTACTTGCTGATACTATTAATGAAATACTTAATAATGCAGTAACTTCTATGCAAGGAGATATAAAGACAGCATCTAAGATGGTATTACAACTTATAAAAGAAAACCAAGATGCTGAAAAGAAAGATAAAGAAAGTGAACTTGATGACTTTGATAATCCAGATATGGAAGAAAAGAATGCAGATAATGGAGATAATACAGAAGATAAGGATAATACAGAAGGTGATGATACTAATCCAGATACTGGAGATGGTGAAAATCCATTTGAAGATGGGGATAAAGGTGGAGAAGAACCAGATGATAAAAATTCTGATGAAGGCAGCAAAGATAATACTGAAGATAAAGGAGAAGACACACAAAAAGCTGAAGGAGATGGAGGAGACGAAGGAGCTGGAGATGTAGAAGAAAATCCATTTGAGTCAATGACTTATAAAAATATAGATATAGTTTTAAAGAATTGGAATAATGGATATGATATAAGAGCTTTTGAAGGACTTACTTGCTCTGATATTACTAAATTTGCAGTATTTTGTGCAAATGAACATGTAGGAGATAAATTAAATGCAGCTTATGGTAAAATGAATGGAATGGAAGATGAAGATTTTACTAAAAATGCAAAACTATTTAAAGATACAGCAAGAGCATACGGAGAAATAACAGTTGCTACTTTACTTACTGTAGGTAAATTAGGTATTAAAGGTAATAATAACTGTATAAAATATCCAAATGCTTATGTAGAATAAACCATTGAACCTAGGGAGAAATCCCTAGGTTTATACTTTTTATGTTTCGCTATTTAATAAAGGATTATAAATGATTGTGTGTAAACTATTACGAGATATAAATTAAAACTAGGAGGAAAACTATGAAAGAAAGACTAAACTTAACACTAACAGAAGACATGCTTGAGACTACACAAATGCAGGCTTTAAGTTATGCAGCAAGAGGCAATGACTCTTCTCAAAGAAAAGATATGGCTCTTGACCAACAGGCAAAAATAGTAGTACCTTTGTTTGCAGAAGCACCGTATTATCAAAGTTCTATGATGCAAGATATACAAACTAGAAATACTATAATAAGAAAAAGAAGAGGAAAGATTACTCTTCTTGCTAAATTTAGACATCATTTTATGAATTTTTTTATATTTAAACTTAATGGAAAGATTGATATACTAAGAACAGACAAGTTTCATACTACTAATAACTTTACAAGTCTTCTTGATACAGATTTGGAGTTATTAGAACTAGGTAAAGAATATGATATAAGAAGTGATGAAGAAAACTTCTGTCTTACTTATCCGGTTGCTTATGACCCAGTTACTGATACTGTAGGTACTGGTAAGAATATATTAACTGCTATATCTACAAATGTTAATAATGCAGCTGATAGTTGCTTAGTGAGTGAGAACTTCTGTAAGCAATTTACTTGTATGAGAAAAAGTACTATAAAGATAGAACTTATTGATAAGACTATAGTGTCTAAATATGAAAACTTATTTCCTGAAATAGGAGATTTGATAAAAGATGATATAGTATTTAAGATAGTAAATGAAACTAATGACCCAATTATACTTGGTCAAAATCCTGATATACCTTCCGGATTTGAAGATGAGCAAATAAGAATAGATGCAAATTCATTTTTATCTAGAATAGAAGTATACAGTAATGTTAAATGTAATGACCCAATACTTGAAAGACATAGACAAGAGCTTCTTGAATATAGACATAAGATATATGATGTACTTGCAAGTTATGATAGGAGTGAGCTTAGTGAGAAAGCTATTATCTATATGGAAAACTATAAGCATGATATGTTTAGAATAAACTCTACTTCTGTTGATTTTCCTTATATAAAACTTACATTCTATACTATAGATGTTCCAGATAACTTAGGATATAAGTTTTCTATACAAAGTGGAGGAAAGTTTACTATAGAAAGAATATATCGTGATGGTGAATTTGTAGATGAACTTGGAAGAAATATTGATTGCATTTACATAAGTCAATCACTTATTGCAAGGTCTACAGCAAGTCCACTTTATGAACTATTCCAAACTGGAGTTATGGCAAAGCTTAAATATTTAGTAGAAAGAGATGAAATAACTCCTAAGAAAACATTTGAGTTTATAAAGACTTGGCATAAAATGCTTGGACTTGAAGAAGAAAATGCTTATATAGGAATGGATGAAAATGAAATGTATCAATTTATTAAAGAAAACTTTCCTATAATTTGCTATCTTCCATATACTAATAAGAATGATATACCAAGTCAATCTAAAATGTTTTTATATGCAAATAAAATGATAGATTATGATTATGTTCAAACTTATCATATAGAAGATAATGGAATGAAGATACCTCAAACATGTAAACATGAAGTAGGGTATCTATGGTTTAATAGGCAAAAGAATGACCCAAGAGAAGCAAATTCATCAGTATCTATTACAGAAACTAACTCAAAAGGATATCCAATAGAAAAGAACTCTTCTAAGAAAACAGGAAGAAGTAGCTATTCTAAGAATATGCAAACTGTAGATGTACTTACTAAAATGCTTATGATTATACAAGGATGTAATGCAGTAAATAAAAGAATATTCTGCCATAATGTAGGAGGTTCTCATGCAATACATGAACAGCTTGTATCTTGTGGTATTAATTTACATTTATACCAAGATAATTCTAAAAATAATGAAGTAGAAGAAATGGAAGATTAATAATATTAATAATTACATATAATTATGTGAAATAAAGCTATTTAAGTTCATTATGGAGGTGATAGATTATGAAAATATCGGAACTTGATAGAGATGATTTAGTGTATCAAAGAAAAAGAATTGAAGCTAGAATTACAAGAACAGTAATTAAAGCAAAAGCAACTATATTTACTTTGCCTATAGGAAATGATGGAAGAGTTCTTTCATTCTCTCCTTATACAGTAAATACTATGACAGACATATTAATAAAGTCTCAAATAAGATGGAAGTATTCTCATATTTCTAATCGTCTTCATAAATATGAAGATGAAAGATATAAACTTGAAGTTGAAATGAGAAAGATAATAAACTTCAGAGAAGATACTTTCATACATTTAGTTTTAAATAGGTTAGTTACTTATGAAGGAGTATACGAATATTGCACTCAAAGTAAACTACCTATGATTTCAAAACAAGATTTTAATAAGCTTTTAAAACTTATTAAAAAGTGGAAAGAAGCTTCAAAAGACTTACATTACAAGCCATCTAAGCAAGAAAAAAGAAAGCTTAAAAAACTTGTAGTAAATTCTAATGATATTTCTAGAATAGTGTAAACTATTTTATTAATATAAACCCGAAAATAAAAAATCTGTAATAGGGAGAGTGAATTTGTGTTATTGATTACCTAAAAGAAAAGAGTAAGGTATTATTGAAGTTTTGCAGTTTATATGTAAACCTTATGTACTAATCTAATCCTTTCAGAAGAGTACTTCGTTTTAGGATATTAATTATAATACATTGGATGCTGTGAGTTGTACTTACTTATCGGAACGGTATAGTATAATGTTTGAACAGAACGGCTGTAAAGTTAGTTATTCCTTATCTAACTACCCTTAAAGATAGAACGTAAAACTATCTTTTAAAATGTCGGTGTATATCTCGTAATAATGAGTCTTTGAAAACTGCACTTGTTTGATTTTGACTTTAAGTAGGATATTCCTATTCTATTTAAAGTCTTTTTTTTTGAGGTAGAAAATATATAACGAAAGGAGAGATTTACTTATGGAGAAATATTGGATAGTAGATGAAAATAAAAAGCTTATTTTATCTGATGAAGATATAAGACCAAAAGAAGACTTTGTACTCTTTATACCTAAGAAGAAAAGGTTATATTTCTTAAAATATTCTACTATGTATAATCACAAAGGGAAGATTAAAATGTATGGGGGTGAAACATATACTCTTGATGAAGTTGAAATCTTAGATATTAAAGAACTTTCTCAAAAAGAAATGTTTAAAAACTTTAATGAAAGAGTAGATGTATTATGGTTTTCTAATATAGAGGAAACATTACCTAATCCGTATGTTATGCCTTTACCACCACTTATGCAAGTAGCTTGTACTTATCTTGTAAAATATCCAAATGGATATATGCTTACAAAAGAAGACCATCAAAGAAAAAGAAACATAATAAGAGAAATATGGTCTATTCTTGATAATAATAAAGATAAAGAAGCACTTTTAAAACATGATATGACTGCAAGTAGAGTTGATGAACTCATGAAATACCATAATTATACTATAGAAGATTTAATACTCCCAGGACTTCTAAAGGATAATGACTGGGTTTATGACATTGATGAAACTAAAGTTAAACCATTTACTAAAGCTGTTCTAAATCTTTATAATAAAGCAAAGATAGAATACAAAAATGTTACAGCAAAAGAAGACACATTTAAAACTAAATTAAGAGATGCATTAGAAGTAGCAGCAAAAGGAAGAGATATATCTTCTTATAAAGCTAATGAACTTTTAAGTTTAGTAGGAAAATCAGTATATGACATCTTCAGACCCGTACTTACTGTGTAATTAAAATAACTTATATATGATATTATGAAGAGAAATGAGGATTATCTTTGTTTTTCTTTGTTTAAAATATATAAGGAGGTGAAATAATGTTACAGAAGATAATTGGGACTACTTGTGATGTTATTAATAACTTAGTAGGGATGCAAGTTTACAAAAATATTAAGGAGGAAAAACCAATGAGAAGAACTTATTCCAAAGATGACTCTATAAGAGTTATGGCAGAACTTATCGCAAAACACATAAATGAGGTAAGTGATGATGACTATGAAGATATGAGACTAGCTCTTGATTATAAATGTAGTGTATCAAGACTAGAGAGACTAGTTGATAGAATTACTAGTAAATCAAGAGAAGTATCAATGGACGATATTATGCGTTCAAATGATGAAAAACAAGTTTTTAAAGAATTATTTGAAGAAGTATTCTTTCTAGTTGATGTAGATAGAAGAGACAGAAGAGAAAGAAGAAAAGGAGGAATTTCTACATCTAGAAATTCTAGAAAGCCATGGTTAAATGATGATATAGAAGATGATTATGATAATTATGGTAGAGATAGAACTAATAGAAGTAAAAGTAATACTGGATTTGAAACTATTGCTGATTATATGGATGAATATATGAGAAAGAATAATATTCCAATGCCTAAAACAGCAACAGCTTTTAGTTCTTTAGTTAAAAGAGCAAAACATTTATCAAATGACCCAGACATTATATCTTTTAGAGGTAATAGTAAAATTTTATATGATTTAATGTTAAAAGATTATAAGAGATAATAACACCAATGAACTCTTATTCTGAGAATTAACTTGGAATAAGAGTTTAAATAATATAAGAAAAGGAGAAATAGATATGTTAGATGACAGAGAATATATGGTAGCAGTGCTTAAAAGTTTAAAAGATGAGGTAGAAACAAGAATGCTTGAAACTACTAATAGAATGGTTCAAAATGTAGTAGTATATACAGAACCTACACCTATAGCACAAGGTGGTTATGTAACAGTATATGCTTATAGAAACTTAGAAAATGGTTCAGGAAATGGTGGAATTCTAAGACTTGGAAGTAAAGATGAAATTGAAAACAGACTTAGAGGAGATAGAAGAACTTATACTGAACTTTATATGGTAAATGGAGAAGCACTTGCTGATGAAATTGATGATAACTATAATACTAATGTAGGTTCATCAAGAATAGATAGTTCAGTTCATGGAAGAAACGGTGGAAACTTAATGCCTACAATAGGAGTTTTAGTTGAAGAACTAGAAGATGCATTTGTTAAATTTGTAGGAATGATAAGAGAACAGTTTCCAAATATATCAATTCTTGACTATATGTATAGTTCAGCTACTTTTGGAGAAGACTTAGTTAATTCATTAGGAGGCTATATTAAAGTAGGAAGAACATTCCAAGCTCCTTGTGGAATATTTCTAAAAGTAGAAAATGAATATGAAGATGGAAACATAACTACTACTATAGGACTTGCAAATGACCTTAAAAGAGCTACTAAGAATGATTTAGTGTAAGGAGATGAGTTATATGAAGAATGTATTCTTTAATAAATTTCCAAACATAATATACAAAACATCTCAAGACGGAAAGCAACTTAATGAAATGCTTTCCGAAACTGAGCCTGAGTATATGGTAATAGAACCAAAAAGATTTAAAAGAAAAGAAACACTTAAAGATACAAATAATAAAGAAACATTTGGAAGAGCTATTAAAATAGTAAGATATCCAAGTTTGACTAAAATGTATAAGAACTTTATTAAAAAATTATTTGCTGTTTAAAAGGAGAGATTAAATAGATGATTAAATTCAAAAGAGAAAAGACACCTGAGAAAATAAGAGAAGATAAATTCGTTAATGCCTTTCATAAGAAAGGCTTTCTTAACGAAGATATATTTGAAACTACTGATAGAGATATGTGGATATCTTTATCAAGAGTATTATCCTCTACTAATAATATAGGAGTATTTAAAGGAATACTTGCAGGATATAAAGAACTTCCTTATTCAGAAGAACTATCTCAATCAATCATCATAAAAGACAGCAAAAAGAATAAACTAGGAGATAAAGATAGAATAACATACGCAACTACAGAACCACAACTTGTGAAATATGTAGAGTGTCTGTTCTTCTATTCTCCTATTTTTTATGATGAAAATAGAAAAGCGATTGAGATTAAAAATACATTAAATAAACTTAAGAAGTATAAAGAGGAAGGATTTAAAGTATTTCCTCATATAATAACATTTTTAGAAAATCAACTTAAAATTCATTTTTTCAATAAAAATCAAAAAGAAACAGATGAAGATTTATTTATAAGAGGAGGAAATCCTATACTTCAAGTTCCGATATTACAAGATAATGCATATTATTCTATTCATGGAATGATAAGATTTCCATATATGGGAGAATTCCATTATAAGAATAGAACAGTATTTGACCAAATAGAGATATATTTTCTAAGAAATAACAGAAAGAAAGGTGGAAAAAAAGGAGGAAAGCTTCAAGTTACCAGAGGATACTTTGATGCAGCTTATGTTTATAATGATAAAGGTGAAGAAGTTTCTATATTTTATTTAAGAATTGGAGGAAAAAGATTTTATCTTCCTTTTTTATTCTTTGATAAGAACCAAATTGATGAGCTTATGAGAGAACTTATGAATATGGAGATAGTTGCACCTAAAGTTAAAGAAATGCTTGAAGCTACTTATGAAATCTACCTTGCTTATCTTAAAGCAGATAAAGAAAATCTTGGATTTAATAGAGTTCCATCTCTTAAGATATGGAAAGAAGGAGATGAATACTATGAAAAAGATGAAGTTAATAAGGAAACTTTTGAAGAAGTAAAAGATGATGGTAAAGAAGATTATATTGATTATGGAGCAAATAGAAATATTATATCAATAGACCAACTAAAAAGTTTAATACTTGGTTATAATGATTACATAATAATGAGTTATTATCCTCATATGGGATTTCATTTAATGAATATACCAATATCTAAATCTAATTATAATCAAGAAAAAGATAATGAAGTTAAAGCAATATCTCCTCTTGATGCACCAAGGGAGCTTATGATTACAAAGACTATTAAGTCTAATGCAGAAATGTTTAAAACATTTGATAATACTAACTTTATAGATGTATTTCATTTAGTTTCATACAAAATGAGCTTACTAGAACTCACTAATGAGAAACAAGCAACTATCACAACTAATAATGATAGATATGCATCAAAACGTTATAGAAATATTCATGATTATGGACTAATTGACCCATTTACTATAAAGTCTGCAGAACATAGTGGTCTTCAAGGAAATCTTACTATGCTTAACTTCTATAAAAATCATTTCTATTTTCACGATAAAAAGTGAGAATTTATGTTAAAAGCCTCAATTTAAGCATTTAACGTATTTTCATACGATAAATGTAAATAATAGTCTAGAAAGGCTATTATAATGCATTTTAGAGGCATATAAATAGTACTATTACAATATAAACTACCTTGTATTTCTAACACAAATATAAGGTAGTTTGTATTTTTATTTTTTTCGGAGGTGATTTTTATTAAGATAGTAGAATATGTATGTAAGAATATGATAGAACTTGGTGACTTACATATAAAAGATATAGGAAGAGATATAATATCTATAGTAGGACTTAATGGTTCTGGTAAAAGTCTACTTATGAGTACTATGCACCCTTTTAGTAGCAGTGGTAGATTTGATAAAAGTTATCCAATAAAGATAGGAGAATTTGGATATAAGAAGATAGTATTTGAAGATAAAGGAAGATATTTTATAACTGAGCATGAATATACTCCAAAAGGAGATACACATAGTGCTAAAAGTTATTTAAGTATAATAGAGAATGGAATAGAAACTAAGCTTAACCCTACAGGTCATAATGTAATGTATAAAGAACTTGTAGAAAAGTATATGAAGTATGACACTAAAACAGATAAGATAGCAAATCTTTCTGAAAGTTTTAATGGAATTACTAATAGTTCTGCTCTTGATAGAAAGAAGATAATTGAGTCAACTATAGATGCAGAAAGAATAGAATATCTTAAAAAGAATGTATCTAATATACTTAAAGAAAAGAAAGGAGCAACTAAAGGTTTAACTCAATATAGAATTCAACTTTTGAGTTCAAGTAATGAGAAAGAAGAGAGAATGTATCTTACTAATATAGAAAGTAATATAACAGAAATAGAAAATAATATGCCAAATCTATTAAATGAGAAACTTGATATAGAAAATAAGCTTAAAGAAGTAGAAAAAGAGCATACTGATTTAGATATTTATGAACTTTCTTCTGTAATTGAGTTACTTAAAGAGGGTAATTATGAAACACTTGCTTATGCTAGAGAAAGATATTTAACTCTTTCTTCTAATATAGAAGCTAAAAAGCAAGAACTTATTAATATCTCAGATAAACTAAGTACACAAGAGCTTTATAAAAAGGCATATCTTGATGAAATAGAACTTAAGAATAATATTAAACTAGAAGAAGAACTTATAAAAGAAGAAATGGATAATTATTTAACACTTGCAAAACAGGAAATAGATAAAGATACATTAAAAGAACTTCAAGGAAATTTCTTTGATATTTGTATGGTTAATAACTTAATACTTGAGTATTCTATTCCTAGAGAAGAAGTTATTATAATAGTAGATGATATATCAAAATATATTAAATATCTTGATGATAAGATTAAAGTATATGAAGAAAGTATTAAAAGATATGATAAGCTTAGCTCTTCTATTATAAAAGGAGATGGATATTCTGATATACCATATGAAAATAATTGTAATTCATGTTCTTTATATAAAGCATATGTTGTAGATAAGAAATGGATAGAAGATAATAAGTCTTTATATAACTCTTGGCAAGATGGAGTAAAGCATGTAAGTAAGATAAGAGAAAGCTTTATGAGAATAGTATCTGTTCCTTTAATTGATGAGTTTAACTATATTAAACACTTTATAAGAGAGAATATATTAAGAAATAGAAATACTATTGATTTGGTTAATGGATTTATGATGAATAGTTTCAATCATGCTAACTTTTATAGTATTTGTAAAAGCATAGAAGACTCTAGTATCGTCGTAGAAGCTATGAGAGGCTATATAAACGATTATAAGCTACAAATTGATAAATTACACCATGAATATGATGAAAGATCTTATAATAGCCTTACAGAGCGTAAAACAGCACTTGTAGAAGAAATAAATAAAATGAAAGATAGTTATAACTTCTTATTTAAATATAAGAATGTTTTAAATCTTAAAGATAATCTTTCTATTAAAAATCTTAATGAACTTATATTTATAAGAGAAACTAAGATAAGTTCTGATACTAAACTTAAAGAACTTACTTATTCTCTTAATAATATTAATGAAACTATAACTAAAAAGCAAAAAGAACTTTCTACTCTTATATCAGAGAAAGCAAGAATAAAAGAAGTTATAAGAAATCTAGATGTTACAAACAAGTCTATACTTACATATAATAAGGAGATAGAAAGCTTAGCTCAGCTTAAAGATATCTTAGAAAGAGATATTCCTTTTTATCTTCTTAAAGGACATTTAGAGTTTATAGAAAATGAAGTAAATAATATTTTAGATAACTTATTTCCTTATTCTATTAAAATAATAGTAGAAGATGAAGAAATAGTAATATCTGTTTTAAGACATAAAGAGAATAGAGTTACTAATGATGTAAGAAATTGTAGTTCTGGTGAAAAGACTATAATTGGTTTGGTTCTTAATGCTTGTATTCTACATATATTAGGATATGGAATACTTTGTCTTGATGAAGTAGATGCTCAACTTGATGAAGTAAATAGACATAAATTCTCAGATGTAATTCATATTATAATGAGAAGACTTAATATAAATCAAGTATTTTGTATATCACATAATCTTACATCTCATATAGATAACTCAATTACTCTTACACTTGGAGATGTATCAAGCTTAACTATCATAGGAGAAACTAAAAGTGTGTATGAAAGGAGGTAAAATATGAATTTTATTTCGTATTTTTCTTGTGTTAAAAAGACTATAGTATTTATCTATAATGGAGTAGCTTTTCCGATAGCTAGACTTCAAACAGGTATAAAACCAGATACTATAACTAAAATTGCTGAAGGACTTAATCATTTTCTTTATTACTATTATCTAAAAGCTGACGGTAGTTATGAGGAATTAACTGAAGAAATATTTAACTATTTCTTAAAAACTAAAAATAGATTTCAACAGGTAAGAGATGATATTAATAATAACTCATCAAAAGAGATGATGCTTGCTATAGAAGAGGTAGGTAAACTTATACCTCTTTTTATAGATAGAGCAGCAGAATATGCTTATAATATTCAAATTCCTAATATAGATGAAAGTAAAGCAACTACAGATGTAACTCTTACTAATAATACTGCACTTTTACTTGCAGCTATATCTGTAGTTATGAAACTTTCTTTTATCTTTGTAAATAATGCAAATATAAGACTTAAATGGATTGATACTATTACTTATTATGATGAGTATCTTGTATCAGAGCTTACTGATAGACTAGTAGAAATAGACCCAAGTATTAGTCCTAATATAGATGATGAGCTTCTATCTTTTCTTTATGATAGAGTAGCAAATCTTTGGAGTAGTTCTCCTGAGTCATACAAAGAAAAGTTTGCATCTATTGGACTTGATGTGTCTACACATGGTTCTAAGAATAAAATTGACATTTATAATGCTTTAAAGAAGTATGTTCCACAAGTTATTACATATGAAATAGGAAGAGATGTTTATGAATGTGTATCTGAAAAAGAACTTAAGGACCTTTATTGGACAGAAGGAAAGGATTTCAATCATTTTAAGTTCGTATCACAAAATATGGCAGCCTATATACAAAGAACTCTTGGAGATATAAACTCAATGCAAGACCAAAATAAATCAGTTACTGATGTAAATGTGGCTGAAGTACTTATGGAAACAGCAGGAGAGGATGCATCTTCTAGAAGAGAAGAAAGTCTTTATGAAGATAAGCAAAAGTATTTATATGAACTTAGAAAGAAAACAGTAGTAGATTTATTTAGAGTATTTATAGAGGAATTTAATAGAAGTTATCCTAATTACTATAATGTAATTAAGATGATGAATATAAATAAAGAAAATAGCTTTAATCAGTATATTCTAGGTATAATTTTATTATCTATGACTGGAGAATGCTTTGTGTATCGTGATGTACTTGGAGTTTATGGAAAGGTATTTTTGGCTCTATTTTATTTAAGAGCAAAAGAAAGTCCAATACTTCAACCAATTTCTGATAAACTAGAAATAATGCATGCAGAAAAGCAATCAGTTAATACACACTTTCCCGAAGATAAGATAATAGAACATCTTGAAAAGATAGGAAGAACAGATTTGCTTAATAAAGTTCAAACTATTGGAGAAGTATGTACTACATATCATACTAGCAATCAAATGATAGAGTTATCTCCGTCTTTATTTATAGAAATACTTGATTTATTTAAAAATCCATCAAGAGTTAGAAATCTATTATTCCCAAATACATATAAGATACTAACAGATAAAGATAATGAAACTTCTTTTAAACATAATCCTTATGTCCAAGATATAAGAAATTATGTACTAGTAAGAACAGGAAATGGAGAACTTGTATGAATAGAGAAGAAGCATTTAATGTCTTCTATAAATTTATGTATGAAAAACTAAATGCTAGAAAGTATCATAATAACTATTTTAGTATAGATGGAACTAAAGTATGTCAGGAGTGTAAAAACCATAGAGTAAATCCAGTTTATATAAGGTGTACTCCTGATATGCCTTTATATCTTAAGTGTTTTCGTGCAGGCTGTACTAATAGTAGAAGACTTACAGAAAAAGATTTAATTGATATGGGATTTATGGATAAAGCAGTAATAAGAGAACTTATAAAAGATGTAAAGACTAGAGATTATAACTTTGAAACTGGTTATTTTGAAATTCTTAGCATAGACTATTCTAAGATGACAGATAGTCAATATGTTTATATGATGGATAGATGTAAAATACAACTTACAAAAGAGAGCATGTTTGAGTATAAAATAATACCAGATTTTAAAGATACTCTTAAGATATCTAAATATATAAATATAGATGCTGAGAAATATTCTCTTTCTCCAAAGAATACCATTTGTTTTTATACAGATAATGAAAATAAGTTTATGTTTCGTGGAATTAACCGTGACTTTAAACTTATTCTTACAGCTGATAAAGATATGGTAGGAAACTATTATACTCTTAATATAGGAAAGATGAATAAAAAGATAATGTTTGTATGTGAAGGTGTATTTGATTGTATTAATGTATTTAATATGAATAGAAATATTGATAAAGATGCTTTATTTGTAGCAACATTTGGTTTTGCATCTTATATTAAAGCAATAGAATACTATTATCAAAAATATATAGATACATTAGAACATATAGTCTTAGTTATGGATACAGTAGAAGTTTCTAAAGGAGTTTATACTTATCCTTTAAGTGATGTAAAAACTCTTATAAGTCAATTAGAAGCAAGACTAGGTAAAAGATTTGTAAAGAAGATAGATGTAATATATAACTCAAGCTCTAAAGATTTTGGAGATTTTACAAAACCTATAAGTACAGAACTTGATAAAATACATGAAGGAGGTAAATACTATATATGAATTTAAATTTATTTAATATTAAGATAATGAGTGATTTGCATTTACTTAGAATAGACATAACACTTATTCTATCAGGAATACTTTTAATACTTGGACATATACAGCTTAAAGATATAATAAAGAAAAGACTTGCAAAAGATATGGAAATTACCACAAGAACTAAAATTAGAGCAAACTTACTTAAAGTAGTAAAAGCATGTTCTTATGTGTCATGCTTTTATATGTTTATTAAAGGCTATGGTATTATAACTATGAAATACTATAATCTTTCTGACTATGTCAATCTTTATAGAAATGCAACTGATTTATTCATATGTGTTCTTATATATCTAACTGTAATAAGAGTGCATAAATTCTTAATAGACCATACTGCAAGACCTAAGCTTAAACTCTCTTATGATATTATAATGTTAGTTATATATAGTACAGTGAGTATTTACATAATTAATGTAAATATAATCTAAAATCAAAAAGGAGAGATTTAAATGAAAAAAGAAGTAAGAGAATGGAGTACAAAAGAAATGGAAGAAATTGTAAAAAAAGGCAGTAGCATTTACAATGGCAGAGGAAGCACCAGTTATAAGTAGTTTAGCAAATGAGATATTTGGATATGAACATGCAGCAGAACTTGATATGCTTGATGTTTATGACAAGTTAAATTTAATCTTAAATAATATAGACTACTATGTAACTAAAAGAATTCCTGAAGTCTGGGATAATATGGAAAATAACTCTAAAACTGTAAATCTTACATTTAAGCAAAAAGTTGATGAAAATATGCTTATGAGAAGTAAGAAAGGTGGACTTAAGAAAGTAGTATCTGAGGCATATTTAAGATTGATTTCAGTTTACACAACTTATAGAAGTGCACTATGGTTACTTCAACATGATGTACATATTGATTTATCATCTGACTTTAGTGCTTATTCAGAAAAGTTATTTAAAGGTATAACTATAGAAGAAACACTTGATAACTTCTATAAGAAAGCTGAGCTTTTTAATAAACTTGATGGTTTTAAAGAAGTAAATGATATGAAACTTACAAGAACATGTATGGATTTAGTAGATGATGAAAAGATAGAAAACTGTATACATAAGATTGCAAGTGCTGTTCTTGAAATAGATACAGATGGGAAAACTAATATTCCAGTTAATTCTATGAGAGTAGTGCAATGTATAAAACATCATCCACTTGTATATTTCTTTGGTCAAACATTTAGATATGAAAAGCTTACAAGTATTGCATTATCAGCTGAAGAACTTGATTGGAAAGATATGGCAATAAATCATATTTATCCAACTGGACTTTCTGAAGAAAATCAAAAGTTTGCTTACTATGCATATTTGATTGCTAGTTTCTATTTTACAGGTAAAGAAGAAGTAGAAAATATGCTTAACTTCTTTGTAGATGAAAAGAATGCTAATCATAAATATGATGGTGAGTTTATAATTCCAAATGACTTTGATATTAGAGAAAAAATCAAAGCTGGTAATTTAGAAAGCATTGAAAACATATATGAAATGATTATCAAAGGTCTTGCTTTAGCAAAAGTTGACACATCTGAACTTCCAAAACATTTTAAAGATTTAGGAGAAATAGAAGATATTACTAATGGTGAAGGTGAAAACTTTAAGAAGTTTATACTTGTATCAGCAGTTCTTACTACTATCTATAGCTTTAAAATATTTGTTCAAAACAGTTCTTACAAGGAAAGAATAGACTCAATGGACGGTATGATGAGTTTAGTTTCTGACATTGAAGGTAGTTTTGAAAAACTTAAAGAAGTTCTTAAAGCTAAAGAAGAAAATAATACTGACCCTATAAATTAACAGCGGTTTAAAAAAGGAATATCCCGAATACTAGAAATTAGTATTCGGGTTTCTTTTTTCTTTTTTCCTTCTTAATCTTTATAATAATCATATCCTATATCTTTTGCAAGTTTAACAAGGTCTATTTCTTTACCATCATCTTCTTTTCTCTTACTATACCAACTAGTTTCAGTTCTCCAATATGGTGGCATTACAGTATTATCTTTATGTCTAAATCTGTATGGATACCAATTCTTAAGTACATCTAAGAAGTTTTCTCTTCTTATAGTAATTCCATAATTAGCTATTTTAAATATTCCAAATTTATACTTATCAAAATACTGTTTAATCATATAGAAGTTAGTATGATATCCCCAGTCAGTTACATAAGGTTCATAATCTGTAAATCCTGGCTGTTTAAGCATCTTAGAGTAATCATCTATTTCAAGTTCAAGTTCTCTTCTTAAACTATTATAAGATAACCATTTTTCTCTTTCTTCAGTACTTCCACCATACATTTGCATTTCTTCCCATTCTATAGGGTCATATCCTGCCATTTCTGGTTGATATCCTGTAACTCTAAACTTTTGCTCAACTTCACAAACATTATTATTCTTACCTTTAACTGTCCATATAATCTTAAAATCTCCACACCATTTACCATGTACTCTGTAGAAAGCAAGCATAGTCTTACTTCTATTAGGAGCTTGTATTGGGTCACATGGGAACTTTCTTATTATATATGGGTCTTTAAACGGATTTTCTGGGTGATAAGGTTCTGTTCTTACATGTAATACTTCATCCCAGTTTTCATCTCTTTTCATCCATACCATTAAGAAGTTAGAGAATTCATTTTCTTTAGTGTGTACTATTTCCATAACTTCTTTACTTTCTTTCTTATTATTAGTAATTACTGGTTTTGGAAGAGCATCATTTACAGGGAAGAAGTTTACATCTCCTTCACATCTTATAAGTTTTTTATCTATTTGAACTATTTTAATATGAATATTAAATATCTTATCTACTGCTCTAGGATGATGTTTTTTAACTGTAAAGTACCATCTAGCATGAGTACCTCTTTGTACATGCATATATTCTTCAAATTCTCTTCTTGTAAAGTTATCTATTAAGATATATGCAGGACCACTATTAAGGTCTGTAAAACATACAGTATTCTTTCCTCCCTCTTTCATTATAGGAATTTTCTTATTATAGTTATCCCAGATTTGATAATAAGTATTATCCCATTCTTCTATACGATTTAAAGATTTATAATCTTCTTCAGACATATCATCTTTAAAGTATATTTCCATTCTTTGTGGATTAAATACTTTTTGATAACTAGGATAAGTAAATCTAGGTTGTGGAGAATATCTAGATGCTAATAGTTCAGCTGCTGGTTGCCCCTCTTCTTCAGTTTCTGGAGATTTAGGTGTTCCTTGCTCTGTTCCACTAGGTGGTTGACTTTCTTTTCCACTTTCAGCACCTCTTTCACTAGAAGCAGGTGGAACTTGTGGAGTTGCCTCTGGTTTAGCTTTTGGTTCTTCTTTCTTAGGAATACTAATATCAACTTCATCATTTTCCCCAAGTTTTACATTAAGTTCTATATCATCTTTAATATCAGCTGGTTTTCTTATAGTAAACCAACCTTTTTTCTTAGTCATTACGAAGTCTTCTATTGCAAAGTCTTCTTTATTACCTTTACTAACTGTAACTATTTCTAGTTCTTCCTTAGTTAGTTTATCTATACCACTATCTAACATAAGAGTATTTGGAGTAAAAGATATCTTTACCTTATCGTCATATAAATACTCTACTTGTGTAACATTTAAAGAAACTTTCATTTCATCTACCTCCCTTATATTTCAAGTTCTTTTTCTTGTTCTTCTCTATAATTAGCATAATCTTTCATTACACCATAAGCAAGTTCAGTAAAAAGTTCAAATAGTCTACTATCATCTCTTATTACATCTGCGTTATTTTCATCCATATCTATGCTCCCTCCTTGTAAATCTTTCTATTAGTTTTAAATTCTGCAAGAGTTAGTTTAAGAACTAATAGAAGCATTGGTATTCCTATATAATCATCAAGATTTTCTCTATCAAATACATAATAATCAAGAAGATATAAGTTATTTACTATTTCGTTATGCTTAGAGTTCATATACAAATCACAAAACTTAGTTACTATATTTTGCTTTAAAGTATATTTAACACAAGCAGATTTTTCATACATATCTTCATTATAAATATTATGTATCATATAGTTTATAGCTATCCCACTATTCCAAAATCTAGTAAGAGCAGTATGTCTATCATAAAGCTTAAAATAAAAATGTGTAGTATAATCGTATTCTACCGTATAGTCTTTAAGCTCATAATCAAATACAAGTCCATCTCTTACAGCTTTAAAGTATTCAAATGCATAACCAGATGGATTTCCAATAAACTCACTAAATTCATTAGTTCTATTCTTAAATGGATTTTTATCTGGTTCTGTACTTCCTATCTTTCTAAACTCTTTTTTAATTAGTTTATCATAAAGACTTCCTTTATAAGATGCTTTTGCACCAAATAAAGGATATGGAGGTTCTATAAATAAGATATTCTTATCTATTGAATACTCCATTATTGCTGCATTTTCCTGTAAGTCCATAAGAGCATAATACATAAATCCCATTTTTCTGCTTCTATATAAATCAAGCCAACTAGGATTTAAGTCTACTCCTTTTATAGTTTTAGGAATAAGAGCTGATAAATCTCTTGATGATAAAAACATTAAAGCATCATATTTCTCACTATAAAAAGTATCTATATATTTAGAATTAACCTCATCTATTCTTTTTTCAAGCTCATTAATACTTTCTCTATTAGACTTAGATACTATAACTCCACCCTCTCCTTTTTTATCAGGAGAATTAACACCGGGTCCATTATCTTCTTCATATTCATATTGATTAATTACTTGCTTTTGAATATCTGAATATTTAAAATACATAGATGGAGAATAAGTAAGTTGATACCAATCTCTATCTATTATAAATACTTGCTCTACTTTAGTTACTACATACAAATGGTCATCTATATCTGCCATTGCATAAGAAAAGAAATGGTCCATAGGGACAGGAACGAATTGCGAATAAGGAATTATTATAGTTCCTTCAGACTCAAGCCTTAAAGCAAGTTTTCTATCATCCTTTACATCTCCTTGGTCCTTTCTTGCAGGAACACCATACCCCGGAATTCCATCAAAACTATCAAACTTATAACTTCTTACATCAGCAACACTTTTAGTTCCTTCAGAATAAGTAGTTTCTTTTCTATTTACATGGAAAAACTCAAGACCACCTACAGGAAGATTAAGCATATCAGGAAGTCTACTACCAACCATAGCTTTAAAGTTTCTATTTAAGCTCTCTTCAGCTTTTACTCTAGAAGTAGACGGAGCTTTAAGACTTCTCAAATCTTCAAAATTAGCCATAACCTAACCTCCTTTATGCTTGTGTAGTCTGTTCTTGTATTAATTTTACTATTGCTTCTGTTTCTTTTACTAATTCAAAAGTAGAAGAAAGACATGCAGCTATAATTTGAGAATAGTCCTTGCAAGACCTAGAAAGTATTCCTCCCATAAGTCTTATATAAGTATCAGCCATTTGGTCTACACTTCCATATTCTTTGCTTTCTTCATCTTTTTTATCAGTATTATTATCCTTACTATTTTCATTACTATTAGCATTACCACTTCCTTTAGCTGATTTGTCATGTGCAGTAATTGAGCTTTTTATTATATTTTGTATTTCTTTAAGTTCTAAATCTGTTTTCTTTTTAATAGAAAGACTTCCAGATTTTAAAACATTAAATATTAAATCATTATTAAGTATAGAGCTCATAAGTGTAAGAAATCCTATCTTTCCAAGCATATCAGCTTTAAATTCGTCAACATTTGCCTTTCCATAAGTTTTTCTTATTTCTTCTCCTAAGATAGCTTCTTTAAGAAATGCTCCAGCACCTACACCCATAGAACCTTCTTTTTCTATTTGCTTTTTAGTGTCATTAGATATATTTCTAAATTTCTTACTACCTTTTACACGCATAAACTCAACCCAACCTTTAAACTTACCTCCAGTAAAAAGATTAGCAACTGTTCCACCAATAGATTTCATCATTCTAATAAGAAGAGCACTTCTTTGAATATCGTCAAAGTCTCCTCCTCCAAGACCAATAACTATAGAAAGTTCCTTATTTTCATTAAAGTAACCCATTACTTCAGATAGTATCTTACTATATTTAGCAATTTTATCTGGGTCATTTCTATCTATTGCATTTTTAACATCTTCTACTTTAGGGAAGTTATTTCTTCCTACTTTAATAAGAGCAGCTTCTATAACTCTTTCATGATATTCATCAAAGTTAGATACAGCATCAAACATAGTTTTAAGAAGTTGTGGGTCAAATCTATGCCAAGATAAGTTTATATCAGGCATTTCTCCTGTTGCTTTACCTAGAAAATCTAGTATTTCTCTCACTTGATTTCCAAGTTTTTTATATCTATCAGCAACCTTCATAAATCTTGCATATCTAGCAGCTAATTGATTTCCAAGCTCTTTAATAACTTTTCTTAGTTTATCATAAAGCATTTTAACAAATACTTTAAAATCTTTAAAGCTATTTCTTAAGAACTTAGCAGTTTTCTTTCCAGCTTTTGCAGTACCTTTAACAGCAGAACCAGCAGCTTTAACAGTATTCCAAACCATTCCTTCAGAACCAATTTCAAAATCTATAATAGATAGTTCACCAGTTTCTATTTCTTGCTCTAATGTTTCAAAACCATTTGAACATTCTAGCATAGAATTAGCAAATAGTTCAGCTTCATGTCCATACTGAGTATTCTCTATTTCAGATAAAGGTACACCATTTATACTAAAATTCATTATAAGTTTCCTCCTTTTTTTATTAATATTTGTATAAATAACATATGAAAGTTGTTTTTATTGCAGAGGTAAAAATTCGACAACTTTGGCGTTTTTATATAGTATATTAAAGGTAAGAAGGAGGAAATATTATGATAAATGTAGTAGAGTCACTACTTGAACTTACAAGACTGGTTCAAGGAGGAAGAGTAGGGTTTTCTATGCTTGTTATGGACGAGAATGAAGATAAAACTAAAGCTCTTGCAAGTGCAAATGAACTTGTAGTTAAATATACAGCTAAAGGACCTGTAATTTATATTAAACAGCCAGATAATATGGGAGGTAATTTAGTTCCTATAACTTCTATGGATATAGAAGCTCTACATAAGATACTTAATAAGTTAGTAGTTGTAGGTAAAGATGGTCCAAGAGATGAGGATATGACAGATAATACTATTTGGATTAAAACTATAGAAGAAAATGGAAATGAGTTTACTTCTAATAATGAAGTAATAAAAAGGTTCTATGATTTAGTAGATAGAGATAAAAGTGAAATAGTTCCTTATGTTCAAAAGATATATAGAAATGGAACAGAGATTACAGTTCTTCCATTTATACACGAAAAGCAAGTATATGTAAAGATTAAATCTGATGGAGAAATAGAGGATTTATATACTGTTTTGAGAAGAATAATTAAAAATATTGATAATAATAAGAAAGCATTTAATAGTATTGCTTTAACTATTGATAAGGATATAAAGATAATAAAAGATAAAGTTGCAGATTGGCTTGATAAGATAGGAGAAGCAACTCTTGAAGTTCCTAAGATGAAAGTAGAAATTAAACAAGCTATTAAAAATGTAATAGATAGTTTAAATATTGATGATATAATTCCTTTTATGGAAAGAAAGATAAGACCAAAGACTTTCCATACTACTGGAAATGCAACAGATGTAGTTTTAGTTAAATTAAAACTTAAGTCTGATTGGGATATTGGAAATCTTAAGAATAAAACTATAGAAGATATTAATAAGTTTAGTGGATACTATGATTTCTTTAACTCTCCTTTAATGCTTGAACATGGTATTTATGATAAGAGAAAAAGATGGCAGCAAAAAGATTATAGTAATCTTAAAGAAGAGCTTGATACACAACTTGATACTTTAATGAGTGAGATGCTTGTAATAGGAAGTTATGGAACTCCTATGCCAAAGCAATATTATTATCAAAAGCTTCCAGCTCCATATAAAAATGAAGATACTCCTAGAAATGCTCATGATGGATATGGTACTACTCATAAGAGCACAAATTTTACATTTATAAAAAGAGGAACTAAACCTCAAGCTATATTTGATGTAAGAAGAAGTGTTATAGGAACAGATACACATGCAACAGATGCAGAATTCTCTTATATAGTTGCACTTAAAGGAGATACTGATTATACTCTTTGGAGCAGATATATAGAAAGTATTGATATAATACAAGATAATCCAAGTCCAATACCAATAACTAAATATGAAAGAGGAGAAGTAGTACTATTTACACCAATAGGAAGACAAGCGTACTTAAATAAACCTAATAATATTCAATTTGTAGAACAGCTTTATATTGCAAAAGAAATACTTCTAGGTAATAGCTATTCTATAAGTGTAGAAGAATAAGGAGTGATTTAAATTGAAAAGAGAAAGAAGAGTGCTATATAAGTTAGTACACAAAGATATGAATAAGACTGGTCTTGCAGAGTCTTTAAGTTATGGAGATTTTATTCCAGAACTTGATAATCGTAGACATCTTTATATTAAAACTAGATACGGTGAAGATATAACTATTAAAGATGAGCAAGTATTAGGTCTTGAGTCAGTAGCTGATAACTTTATACAAATAGGTAAAAGAGGAGATAAGACAGTAGAACTTAGTTTAATGTTTTTAACTAAGTGGAATAGTCATACTGACCATTATACTCTTGATGGAGAAATAACTTTTGATGAGCTTTGGGAAGGTGTAAGACCACAAGACTTTATATCTTATATATATTATAATAAGAATAAAAAAGATATGGTTCAATTTATGAATGATTTATCTGTATTTTGCTATGATAGAGAAGAAACAAGCTCTGCAAGACAGATAACTTTACATGAAAAGCTAGAATTCTTATCAAGACTTTTTAAAGCTTGTAGTAAAAACCAAGCAGAAATGATGCTAAATATTTATAAAAAGCATCTTGATATAAGACTTTGGGTAACTTCTAAAGGACCTTGGGAACTTTATAAGTATATGAAAGAGCTTTTAGATTTAGGAAAAGTATTACTAGAAGGTTCAAGACTTGTAGATGCTGGTAAGACTAAAGACTTTGGAGATTTACTTGATAAACTTGAAGAGATAGAGCTTTATCCTAAGGTAAGAAGAATAGATTTAACAGGAATTACTTCGACAGAAAAAGTTCCTATAAAGCTTATAACAGATAATGCATCTCCAGTAGTATCTAATACTGCTATTTATAGTACAGATACTTTAGAAACAGCAATAGATGCTATATTTGTACATCATAATAGATATGGAGATATATTAAATGCTTATAAAGCTGGAACTCCTGAAGTTACTGTTAGTGGTAATGTAGTTGATACAGAAACTAAAAAGATGGTAAAGTCTACTCCTATGAATGGAAAACAGTTTAATAAGAAAGTAACATTTGAGTTTAATAATAGAAATGATTTAACCATAGTAAATATAGGTAAAGATATTACTTATACTAATAGTAATAGACAAGATGACCCAATGGAAGATTATAGACTTATCTATAATATTGGTAATGGAGAAACTAAGTCTGTTTCTAACATTCCTTATAACTCAGGGGATATTCTTATGAGAAAAGAAGGATTTAAGTCTTTTTTCTTTAAAAGGGACGGAAGAGATGCCTCTTATGCAAACTCTTATATAGAAGGAGATGTAAATCAAAATATAAACGGACTTAAAGTTGATACTATTACTCATCATGCTGTAATACATAATATTAAAGCTCCATTTACTGATAACCTAGAAAGCAGACTTAATGTAACTAGAGAAAAGATGATACAAAGAAACTATCTTGTATGTCAAAGTTTATTTGCAGATATAATTTACAAAAATGATAATACTTATTACTCTTTTATTCGTGATAGAATATATGGAAGTAATTTAATGGGTCTTGATAGATATAATGATATATCTATAAATGATATATCTAAGCATAAGTTATTTGAAAAAGGACTTGATTATTTACCTCTTACTCAAGATAGTAATATGATAGTTTTATCTATGGAAGCTTTTATAAATATGAATTATAATAGTGCAGGACTTGCATATGGAGATAATATATCAAAGAACTTCTATGGATACGGAAGTAATATATTTAGTACTTCTTCTATCTTTGGTAAATCATCAGCAAGATTTAATCCTCAAATATTTAATAATTCTGGAAGTGACTATAGAGGTGCTATAGGTTATAGTATAGGAACTTTTGTTGAACCTATGATGCCTCTTCGTAAATCTAAATACTCAAATGGTATAGGTGTATATGATTTACATAACTCAGCTGTAAATAGTATGAGTAGAGTACTTAATACTAGAACACAAGATAAAGGTAAGCAATTACTTAAAAGATTTGATAGATATGATTTCTTTGACCGTGAACTTGAAGTGGTGTATGGAGATAAGTATATTATTACTAATGTTACTATGCATACTAATATAGGAAATAGTGCAAAGCATAGATATCTTGCTGATAACATAGATTATCTTGCTATGCGTAGAGGATATAGATTTTGGAATATAGAATTTAGTAATGGAATAATATATGATATGAACTATCTTGCAAAACTGTATTCAGATATGCAATATAAAGGAGATAATTCTATTATACTTAATGTATTCGTAAGAGAAATGAGTAGTTATGCTTATAATTTCTTTTCAGAAGACACAAGAAGTATTCATTTAAATCAAGCATTAGGAACTAAACTTAATAAATCTGACTTTGAAATGCTTTTACTTGTAAAGAATAGTGATGGAAGTATAAAAGATGTAGTAGATTGTGGTGAGTCTTTCTTACTTAATAGAAATATAGATGGAGAATGGTTACAGTTTACTATAAAAGAAGATAGTTTAGATAAGAATAAATATAGAACTATATCTGATTTAAGTAATGCTCTTAATATTGGGTATTCTTTAGTAATGGTTCCAAAGAGTAATGGTAAATCTAATATTAAAAATGATATATTAAATGGAAACTTCTTAAATAGAAATATATCTGATATCATAAATGATAAAAACCAAAGATATAATAAGAATAATAACTGGTTTTTAACTAAAAAAGGAAATAACTTTGAAATAGCAAATAGTTTTCAAAGTGATATCATACATAAGACTTCTATAAATCTTAATGTAAAGAATGCTAAATCTGTACATATAATTGCAGATATAAAGCAAGATAATAATGTTTTATATGATAACTTTAATAAAGATCTTAATATGAGTTTTAACTCAGATATGAGTATACATAAAACTAGTTTAGATACTGGTAATCAAAAAGGAGTTTATACTACTACTTTTTCTGATAAGTTCTTAAACTATTCTAAAACGCATAAAGAATTTACTAAAATAAACCAAGATGAAACATTTGATATTCCTGTTAGAGCAAGAGATAGAAATGATTTTCTTGGAAGTATGTACTATGATGGTAGAGTAAAGACTTATAAAAGTAATAAAATACTTGGAGATAGTGAATATACTATTATAGGTAAAGATGGAACTGTTATATCTGATAGAAAGCTAAGAGATGAAGATGGTTCTTTATTTAAACTTGTAGTACCTTATGGAACTACAGATAGAAGTTATAATCTTGTAGACACTTATGGTGAAAACTTTGATATTACTGTAGATTTTGGTATATCTACTACATTTAAACCAATTTATTACCAAGAAAGTAGTTTATCTTTAATGTTTACTACTAATAACTACATTAAAAGAACAGGACTTTCTCCTGCTTGGGTAAACTATAGTATTTATGGTGGTATGAGTAAAACTGACTATTATGAGAATGAATATTCACAAGTTTTAACTAATGTACCTATGGTTAAAGAAGGTCTTATAAGTCCAGATGTTCTTAGTGTTACAGAAAGACCTTGGTTATTTGTAAATCCTATGCTTCCTTTATTCTGGCTTATAAATGGTGACTATAATAATAGAAATATAGGATATGAAAAAATAAAGTCTATATATTCATCTCCTATGCATTTACTTGAATATTCTGACCCTTCTTATATATTTGGAGATAGTAGACATATTATGAATAGTGAGGTACTTGCTAAAGTTAAAGAAGTGGTAGGAGATATAGATACTAAAAAAGCTTCTTATCTTGATATGACTAAATCAAATATAAGAATGAAAATAAATAATATCCATAATCTATTCAGCAGTTGGTATGGAGAGCAAAACACAATTAAAAGAAATACAAATGATGCTCCTACAAATAATAGGAATTTATTAGCTAGTGATAATGAGATAATGGATAAAATAAGAATAGACTTCCCATATCACGATACTACTCTTCTTGCTGCATATATAAAAGAAAGTACAGCTCAGCTTACTTGGGATTTAATAGTATTTCTTATGAATAAATATAAGCTAAGACATGGAATAGATGATACTTTCTATATAGGAAACTCTAATGATAGATATCCTTATAAACTAAATGTAGATGATATAAATCAAGAAATACCTCCACATTTATTTGAGTTTTCTCTTTGGAGAGATTTAAGACTTCATGATACTTCTGCTCTTTCTACTTATATAAGAAAGAAATTTGTAGATAATGGAGTAATACATAATAAACTTGAAAGTCTTGCTGCTTTTGAAATAGATTTTGTAAGAATGATAGAGGAATTTGATATTACTTGGCTTAATAATCTTAAAGATGATTTAAATAGTATTGATAATACATTTACTAAAATTCTTGCAAGACTTTATGAAAATATACAATGGGAAACACACGATGCTATAGTTATAAATTTTAAAACATCTCTTAATATGTCTTATTATGATTTATATGATAAGAGAAATCTTAAACATAAAGCAACTGGAGATTTAACTAATGATTTAGATTATCAAAAGTTTAAATCAGAAGTTGATATACTTAATGGTAGAGTTAGAAAGATTGGTGTATTTACAGAAAACAGAGATGCAAAGAATAATGGATTTGGAGTAAATCCACTACTTGCTAATATGAGTAAACTTGTTTCTATTGCATTTGCAGAAAGCTTTAAAACTATACATAGAATAGTTATGGATGTAGCTACTACTCCTATAGTAAGTAGAACTAGAATAGGATATACTAGTAAAATTACTTCTTCTATGGATATACTTGCTGGTACATTTAAGAGTAACTTTGCATATCAAACAGATTTTACTGGAATTAATAAAGAAGATGCTACTTCTAGTGCATATTTTGATACTTTAAATCTAGTAAATGGAATTTATAAGAAAGATAATATTTGGATACTTAAATTCCCTGAATATGAAGCTACTCAAAATCTTACTAAGATTACAGTAAATACTCAAGCTCTTCTTAAAGACCATATTTATGGAGTACATAAAAAGATGCTATTTATTATAGATAGTTTTATGGAAAATGATATACTTAACGGAGACCCTATTAAGTATATAACACATACTGAGTATGAAAATAATAAATCAGAAGCATTTAGAACTAAAGATGAATGTGTTTGGTTTAAAACTTCTAAATCTATGAGTGAAATACTTAAATCTGAAGATATAGGAGCAGAAATAAAACTTCCTAATATACATATGGATATAACTGAAACTAGTACTAATTTCGGAAGAGCTATGAAATATGTATATGATACTGTAAATAACTATCAAATGATATCACATGATAGCATAGTCTATAAAAATAGACTTATAAATTTATATACTAATGCTGGATATTCTACAGGTCTTTATTATAAGAGCGATATCGGAGCTCCTCAAAGTATGTATGAGTTTGATAAATTTAGGGTTCTTGGAGCACCAACTGCTGATTATCCTCAAGATAGAAACCTAATCCCATTTAAGTCTATAGATTTAAAAAGACCTATGGATTTAGAAATAGATTTATACGGTAAAGCAAATGCGTTTGTACATCAACATCATACTTGGAAGATGTATGATTTTAGCAATATATCTGAAGATAGAGTTATTGATGATAGTTTCTATAGTGGTTTATTTGTAGAACATGACAAGGGAGACTATAATATAGTTCCTATAGTGTATTTTAATGCTAAAATACCTTATATAGATAAACATAGTGATAGACCAAGATATTCTAATCTTGAGTTTAAAGATAATGAAGTAGTTCTTGCAGAAAGTGCATATATATTACTTCCTAAATATAATAGACCTAAGATAACTGCTATGTTTAATAATGAGAACTATAAGTCTTTCTATAAGAGAATTAGTGTAAACTACTATTTCTACTTATATCAAATGAATGCACAACAAATGAGAACCGGACCAAATTCAGGTAATCCTATTATTGATAAACTTACTGGACATGCAAATGTAGGAGAAATGCCAAGAAGTAACTATTTAATATCTGAAATGTTATTTGATTTGGATAATTATAAAGATAGATTTGATATGAATTCTTCTACTTTAAGTGAGGATTTAATAAGAAGACTTAATATATTTAAGTTTAGTAAGCAAGAATTAGACTATCAAGATGCTATGAATACAAAGAAAGAGGAAAGAGAAAGACAAGTAACACAAAGTTTAAATCCTATTTTCTTTAATGTACAAATACTTAAAAGAGAAAATAATGGTTTTGCAACAGTTTCTTATAATAAGTATACAAGTACTAGCAATGACCTAGATACTATACTAGATAAATCTGTAAGTTATGATTTCTATGGTATTAATCTTGCTAAAGAAACTATACTTCATCATAGATATTTAGAACCAAGAGACTTCTATGGTACATTACAAAGTACTAATTTAGCTCCGGGAGCATTTATAACTACGTTTGAGCATGATTTGAAAACTACTGTTAAACCAGTAAATTATCAAACTCAGCAATATCATAATGGAGTCCATTTTAAACCTTACTTTAATATCAATAATGGAAATAGTCCAGATGGAAATCTTAATGTAGACGGTGGAGATATCTCTTATGCAGACAGTGGTAAATATTTATATTATGCTTTTACTAATTATGCATCTACACAAGAAAATATTGGTTTACCTAATACACATACTAAAGTATTTACTTATAAACCAATAGATATGGCACTTCCTATAAGTACACATCTTGAATATAACTTTACTTGGAATGAAACTAAAAGAGCTATACCTAATTTATTTGATGTAAATAGGTCAGTAAATAAGAGTGATAATTATAGTATAGCTAGAAAGACTTCTTTTATTAAAGAAGTATCTGAAAATATGGAAAGATTTAAACTATATGATAAACATAGTTATAAAGAATTTAGATATTCTCATGAAAAAGTAATAGATAATAAAATGCCAAATGAGTATTTAGCTTATTTTGGACTTGAAAACTTTGGATATGATACATTCTATAATTATCTTAATTATGGATATACAACTAAATCTAATATGATGACACTTATAGACCGTGTTAAACAGTTAGACTTATTTAATCTAAGTCCTCTAAATACAGTAGGAACTGCAATGAATGGAAGTATTATTGTAACTGATGATTGGAATAACTGTAATGTAGAGCTTGCTGCTCATATATTTGGTGGTTCTATAATTGATAATCGTAGATATAAAGGTAATAACTCTATATTTATAGAAAAGGATGGTAATATTTATCTTAAAGGAGGTAAATCATATCTTGTAAGAACTAATGCAAGTGATTTAACTGTATCTAGAGGAGAGAAAGTTCCTATAAATCATTATCCAATATATGATAAAATGGAATATCTTGGAGATAAATCTTATCAAGGTAATATAATACTTCTTTCTAATAAAGGAAATCCTTATGTACTTGGAAATCCAATACTTAATGATTTTGGATTTAATTCAAGTGAAGTACCTGGAGAAGTACATATTCCAGAGATATATTCAAAAGCTAAATCATATGGATATGATAATACAAACTTACTTGAAATGATGCGTTATATGTTTTCTGGTATAGTAAAACCGGGTCTTAATACACAAACTAAAGAAGCTATAGATAATGAATACAGAAGAGAAGTAGCAAATGAGTTTAAATATAAAGATTTAAACCATGCTATATTTGGTATTATGGAAGCATCTACTTATGATTTTAGTTATCCACTTAAAAATAAGTATGAACTTGGAAATCAAAACGGAGACGACTTTGCTAATGTTTGGTATGGAAGACTTGCACAAGTTGATAATAATGACCCTAATGTATTTAGAAAGAAGACATTTATTTATCCTGAAATGTCAAAGGTTTCTGATTTGAAATTAACTAATATTGCAACTGAAAATGAAATAGATTATCATAATACTTATTTAATACCTAAATATCAATTAATGTTTTCAAGTGGTGTCAATAATAATATGAACTATTGGATGAACCAATTCTTATTTGGATTTAACTATGGACAAGGAACTAGACTTACTCCAAAAGAGTTTATAGTAAATAAAGCTGATTATTCTACTAACACTTCTAGTTCTACTAATCCTATATGGAATACAAATGTATTTCATAAAAATAAAGTAATAAATCAAACACAACTTGCAAGAAATGTTGCAGGAGCTGACCCTTATACTTATAGAAGTAATGCAGTTTATTACTTTAAGCTTTCAGAAAATAAACCTAAATACTCTACTTTTAAACTTCTTGACCAAAAGACTGGACAAGTTAAATACCTAAGAAGAAGATATCTAACTCCTATTATGTATAGAGTAGGTAATGATACTTATATAAGTAGAAATATCTCTGGTTATGAAAGTGATAATAGATACAAGGAATATATTGAAGTAGTAGTTTATCTATCTAAGTTTACAGGAGCAAATCCTGATAATACTTATGATTATAGAGGTATATTTGTAAGTAAAGCTTTTATAGATGGATGGAAGTTTGGATTTATAACAGTTAATAAAGTAAAAGCATTTACATCAACTGCTGAATTTAAACTTATAGATAATCTTAAGGGTATTCAAAATAATGATTTAGTAGACTTTATGAGAGCAATAGTTAATTCCTACACTGATTATACAGTATTTATAAGAATACCAGAAGATAAATCTGGAACAGATGCTTCAAATTATGTTAGATTTAACTCAATAATTTAAAAAATAAGTTGTAAGTTTATAACTAGATTAATTACATATAATTAGTTGAAGTTATGAGCTTACAACTCAAACTTTATTTTATTCCGCAATCTTAAACGGAATACATATTGGGATATAACTTTAGAAAGGAGGAAGTGAAATGAATAAAGAGAATTGGTTTTTGTTTTATAGTTGTATGGGACTAGTTGGTTATCTTGTAGCACTTTATGTTATTGGTTAAAATAAGGAGATGAGAATTTAAAATGAAAAAGGCAAGAGAGCTGTATTTTAATATCTTTTTGTATGAGGAGTGTGAAAGACATAAAGCTGATATACCTGTAATGCTTACACTTATAAGTAATTATATTAAAGCTCATGATAGTTATGATGTTGATATTAATACTATATTAAATGACTTTAGTAAAACTACTGATGGAGATGTAGCAAAGATTGCAAAACTTATTACAAATAAAGAAATTGAGTATACTATGAGTAGTAATCTAACTAATGAAGAGATTGAAAACTTTATAAATGATAGTCTAGATTGGAAGGATAGATTTGATAACATTTATGAAGCATTCATAGAAGATGAAACTCTAACTTATGATGAACTTATGGATGGAGTATTACATGATAGTAAGTTAAAACCTTACAATCCAAATACTTATGCAGAAGAAGTTAGAAAGAATAAAAGAGTTTACGAAGAAAACTTCTGTTTAGAAGAAAGTCTTTGTAAGGAAATTGCTTATATTCTGAATACATTTAATCCTCATAAGATTGCAAAAGATGAAACAGAGTATAAAATTCTTTGTGAATTCATAGTTAATATATACATAAGAGTATTACTTACTATGAATACATGTCTTAAGACACTTCAAGAAGAAACACCAAAGTTTAATAAGAACACAAGAGAACTTACAGCTATAATAGAATTTGGAAGCAAAGAAGATTATCAAAAAGAGATAATTGAAAGATTATTTGGAACTGAACATATAGTAGATGAAGACGAAATATGTTCAAGAGTAGTATCACTGTTCCATACTATGGAGTATTACTTTGTAAGAATACTTGATATTCTTTGTAATGGAGGAAATGTTATTCCTGAGATTACTTATAAAGCTAATATTTGTAAAATGGATGAAGAAATGCAAGATAAAACTATGGAGTATTTTAACTTCTTGCAAACTAATTATCCAAAAACATTAGTATCAAATAATCTAAACTTAGTTAGAACTTCTACTAAAAAAGTTCAAAGAAAGAAAAAACCTAAAACATTTGGAAAAAGGAAATGATGAGAGATGATATTTGAAAAACTTAGTAATGCAAAAGAGAAAAAAATGCAAGAAAGTAGAATAGATAAGAACATAAGAAACCTTAGAGCTACTCTAAGATACTATTCTATGATTATGGGATTTATATCAGTATTATTATGTAGTTTTATAACTCATTATAAAGTTTATAATATAGTTGCAGGTATAGTACTTGTACTTTCATATATTGATATTATTGACTATGTATACCTTAGAGGAATAAAACATAAAATGTATAATCATTATAATCAGCTTACAGTAAATGGACTTTGTACAAGTATAGAAAATAAAAGATTTAGATTATCTAAATCATACTTTGTAATTATGATGATTAGTTATATTGGACTTTATTTAGTGTTAGTAACTGTCATAGAAAACTATATCTATGATATAATATAAAAATTAGGAGGAATGTAAAATGAGTAAAGAAGTAAAAGAAATCAAAGAGGAAGTAAAAACTGTAGAAAAGGTAGAAAGTAATTTAGAAAAAGCTGATAAGGAAATTGAAAAAGCTAATGCTTCTATAAAGAAAGCAAAGAAAGAGCTAAGAAATGAAGAAAAGAAAATGCTTTCTGAGAGAAACAGAACTACCACAGAGTATGTAAAGGAAAGTCTTAATCTAACTGATAAAGAATTGGTAGTTATGATAAGAGAACTTAATCAAGAATTAATGGAAAGATGTTATAAAGATTATATTAAGTTATTAGTTTATTTAGAATATGAATTAATCTATGATGATTTCTATACTGAAGAAGAAAAAGAATTTATTGTAGATAGAGTTTATAATGAATATCTTGATAATGATGATATCTATGTAATATCATATGAACTTAATGAATTGGTAGAAGCTGCTAAGCAAGAAGTGATTGATAGAAGAAAGGCTGTTGATGAAAATGAGTAATCCTATAGATGGTCTAAGACTAAATCCATTTAATGATAGTGAACTATCTAATATAGATTTAAGTAATAGAATTAAAGAAAAAGAAAAAGAACTTGAGCTCCTAGATAAGGAGCTTGAGTATTCTAAAAATGAAGCAAGCTTACTTAAGAAGCATATAAAGTCTTTGGAAGAAAAGATAGAGTTTATGAGAACCGAGCAAGAAAAGAATATCAAATATGATATTGCAATGGATAAAAAGACATATTCTGATGAACTTAGAGAAGAATATGCAAATAAAGATAAAGTCAGAAAAGAAGATATAAGTTTAGAAGAAAAAACAGATGATGTTTATGTATCTCTTTATGTATCTCCTGAACTTAGAAACAGTTCTGAGTATTGGAATGGATTTAAAACACAAATAAATGCAGTTGCTAAAAGTGAGTATAAATATGCAGCTTTTACTACTATATTTGCAGGAATGCTTGCATCTCTTGTTATACTACTTTTAGGGTTTATGTCTGATTATTCTAGATTTGTATTTATGATAGCTAGAATGAAAGATAAGGATTTAGTTACTTCTGTTGTAATAACTATACCAATATGTATTCTTATTAGTTTAGTATCATTTATTGCTAAAGCAATTAGAATTTATAGAATTAAAAATATGTGTATAGAAAGAATAGATGAAGCTAAACATAAAGATGAGCATGTATACTTTAATATTACAGAGTTCATAAGAAGACCTCATCAAGGACTATATGAAATGCTTTATTTTGCAACAGGAATAGCAATGTTTGGTTATCTATTTATTGAATTTGTAAATATATAGGAGGTTTGATATGAAATGTAGCAATATATACTTCAGAGATGAAATGATAGAAAGATATAAAAGACATAGTATGATACTTTATAGATTTCTTACTATGTTTGGTTGTGTTATAGCAATACTGTTTATACATTTAGTTAAAATTGACCCTTATAACTTTGATGCTAGCTATGTTTATAAATCAACTTCTATAGGTATGTTTATATCAAGTTTAGGGGTTAATTTTTACAAGTTTATTTTAAATAATAAAATAGAGTATTTAAAATGTCTA